CGGTATTCACGGATAGGGTGGCCTTCTATGGTTGGAGTGGTACTCAAAATCATAACGTATGTTCTAAATAATTGAAAATTAAAAACTTATGCAGACTGCTTTTTTCTTGTGCAGTTTTTATTCAGGTTTTTCACGATTTCGGGCGTGAAGCCAGTTGCATAAAACTCCCCAGAGCCAAGGAGCAGCCAGTATGGGTTGATGTGGTAGTCACGTACCAGGAACTGAACCCAAGACGGACGAAAGCGACCGTAGTACTCGGCAGGCTTTTCTCGCAGGGACATGATGTTCCAGCGGTTGATACCATAACGGTCGGTTATTGTCTTCAGACCGCCAATGCAACCATCAGCCTTCAGGCGGTCAATGGCAGAGAAGAAGCGCACGACTATATCCACATCAGCGGACATCAGATTTTTATCTTCCATATTATTTTATCTTTTTGTAGGCACGACCGAAAACGCTTTCAAGCCTTGCCCGATGATTATTCAATCTTTGCGACCAGTCCTGCAACTGAGCCAGCGTTGGGCGAGAAGTCAGCAGCAGATCCACCTCGGAAGGGGTGAGAACTGGCAGGTATTCCTCGTAGGCGAGAAGATTATCAATATTTATAGGCATCGTCTATATTGCTATTGTTTCGAGCGTCACGTTTCTTTTGCTTTTTCAACTTGACTTCGATATTTAACCCTTTGAGAATATAAGCTATATCAGAATAACTATAAAAGGCGAATTGACTTGGTATCTCGTCACCATTGGAGATGGTCAGTCCTTCTTCCGAAGGTATAAAGAGAAATCCATCCTGCTTTCCAGTCGTTATGGTATTCTTGTTCAGTGAAGAGTCGATTTGATATTTTCGTCCTTTTTCCTGTCCCTCAAGCGACAGCATAAAATTCAACGCACCAACAAGTTTGTTCCATCCATCAAATTTTAGATAGAAGCTATCCGTAACTTTCGGAGTGATAGCACGAACTATCCTGCAATAATAAACGGTATCTTTTTTAGGCTCAAACACAGTATAGCTAACCGATGGTGATAGCTCGAAACTCCTTGAAAGAAGTGTTTGCGCATGCATACCAACGCACACAAGCGCAAGCACGAATGACATTATTAACTTTTTCATATTGCCTAATCGTTTAAATGATTAATATTTCTGTCGTAGAACTCATTCCAAGCCTTTTTCTTGATGAAGACGAAGAAGAGCAGCAGCCCTAGGGCGACCATCAGCAGATGCAGCGGCTGGCGCAAGACACCGAACCCGAAAGAACGCTGGAAGTCGATGCAGAACGAAATCAGCACTCCGTAGGTAGCGAACGCTCGATGTACCCAGCAGAAGCCATAGGCAAGGCTGACGATGATCCAGGCGATGAAGCCGAATATTGAGCAGTCGAATATCCACTCCGTGAGTTTTACACGAATGCCGAACGAGAGCAGAGTGCAGTGAACCAGCATTACAAACGCACCCACTGGAGGGATAATACCTATTATCAACCTGCTGGCTTTCCATAGCCAGCTTTTTCCGAGGGCGGCAAGAAGAATCTTCTCCTTCCGCTCTATGAAATCCTCCTCTTTCATCTTTGCTTAGAATATAGTTAATGATTTTTATCTCTGCCCGACAATGGCAAGCAGCGTTTTTACCTGACTTTGCAGGAACTCATTCTGTTCTCGCAGCAGTTTATTCTCAGCAGCCAAGGCAGCATCACTACCTATTGACTGGGAGACATTGGAACTGTTCGAACCATTGACGTTTGAACCGAAAACAGCCTCTTCCATCTCAGCAGGGAGTGGAGGGGCACACTTGTCTATTATTTCCTTTATCTTTTGAAAGAAATCTATCTTTATAGACTTGCGATTAAACTTCGCATTCAAGTTCTGCGGACTGGTTCCTAACTCCTCCGCAACAGCAGCGACGGACATTCCCGAGCGTTTTATATATTGTTTTAGTTCTTCTCCGTTCATATTAAAATAAAATTAAATAAAATTAAATTAATACTAAAATCACTATCAAATGTTTTGTAATCTAAAATATTTGTTTTATATTTGCAAACGATTTCAGAAACGAGTTTAAAAACTCATTTGCAAAGATAAAGAAAATAATTTAAAATACAAATAAAATGGGAGAAAATTTTAATTATGATTTTCGAACACCGTTGCAGAAGCAGCAGGACGAAAGAAAGAAGAACATCATAGCGATGTTTGCAGATTTCCGAGCAAAAGCACCTGCCGAGACCTCAGACAGCAGAATAATGCTCGCAGTATCACAGCGTGTTGGTTGCACCCAGCAGAACGTGCGTGTTATCCTCATCAAGGCTGGATTGATAACACCTAAGAAGAGACGTGCAGCCGTGCGCAAGTAATCAAGTGGAACCATTTAAACATTCAGAGCGTATGAAGAAGTTTATCGAGATTATCACAAGTGACGAAGTAATAAGCCTGGCAGTTGCCATCGTATTAGTAACTTTAATTTTTTGGAGGGCTTAATTATGACGAACGTAGAACCAAAGGTAGCGGATGCAGGCAGATACACCATGACAGAGACCTGCAAGGTGCTGGGCATCCATCGCAACACCCTGCGCAGATGGTTGCAGGCTGGTAAGATTAAGGTCAAGTTCCGCAGAATCGACAACCGCAAGGTCTTCGAGGGCAAAGAGATTAAAAAAGTCTGGAGGATTGCCCTATGAGCAAGTTATCAATCAATATGCGCAGGATGATCGTGAAGTACACAGACATCTGCTGGCTTATCACTAACTGGAAGGCGAACCGCAAGACCAGAAAGCAATGCGAACTGAACAACAAGTGCTATTTGGAGGCAGAGCGAAGAATCCAGTACAGAGAGTTTGAAGGCAACCTTTGCGTGGCACTGGATAACATTCCGCTCATACCACTGGACGGAACGGACAACGAGGTATTGAAGTCGTGCCGTGAGACCTTCCAAAGTTACATATTCAATAAGAGAGGAGGTAACGAATGAAGCCAAGAATTATCGAGGAATGCAGGACGAAAATGTACGATGCCATCTGGCTTGAGATAGACCGTGATCCACAGCGACCAGCGGTTGCAAGGGTAGACATCAAGACCAAGGCAGGCGACATTTCAGTCTGGTGCGACAGAACCGGAAACACAGCGGTAGTGGCGCATAAGAATAACAACAACGGAAGCGAGCGGCTGGAGGAAGCTATCGAGGGCTGCGTTAACTATCAGGACGTGATGGACGACTGGATGGAAGAGAACAGCCAATACGCAGACCAAGACCCGATGGACGCCTTCGAGGAAAGCAGGCTCGACAGCCTTATGGCTCAACTGGTTTGATTACGATGTTAAACAATTATTATATGGTTCCCTGCAGCGGCAGGGCAAAGGGCGCACGCAAAACTCATTTTTCAAGGTTATCTAAAATTAGTTGTTTTTACCATGCAATAATATGCGGAAACCGAGCGTGCGCCCTGCAACGGAAGGGCATCCACCAGCAGCAGGCAAGGGTGGGGTAGCAATCAACTGGGGTTCGAATCCCCAGCCTTCCACTAGAGTTAATTAAAAGATTATGTTGAACAATAAAAAGAACGAATTATGGAAAATGAAATTATCAATGTGAGCGGTGGCGAAATGCTGGAAGCTATCAACCGCTCGGAGATTGACGGACAGATTGCCACAGCGCATAAGTTCCCGAGAGACATCATGCAGTGCAAGCAGAATATGGTAGCATTGGCAGCCATGGACGATGATGTAGCCTACAACTGCTTCTACCACCTCGAACGACAAAGCAAGGACGGAAAGACAACAGTAATCGAGGGTCCGAGTGTCCGATTTACAGAAATCATTTCTGCCTGCTGGAAAAACCTGCGCATCGCTGGTCGCATCATCGCAAACGATGGCAAGACCATTACAGCGCAGGGTGTTTGCCACGACCTCGAGAGCAACGTTGCCTACTCCGTGGAAGTGAAGCGCAGCATTCTGACATCGAAGGGGTACACCTATTCGCAGGACATGCAAGTTGTGGTTGGCAATGCAGCCGTGGCGATCGCCCAGCGTAACGCAATCTGCAAGGTCGTGCCGCAGGTATTGATTGCAAGCGTGGTGAAGGAAGTGCAGGAAAAAGCACTCGAGCACATCAAGAAGGCTGGCGTGCCGAGCCAGTGGAAGAGCTGTGTAGCCTGCTTCCAAGTCTACCAGGTAACAGACCTTATGTTGCTTGACTACATCGGGAAGAAATCAGCTGAGGAAGTCACGGCAGAGGATATTCAGAAGCTTGCTGGTGTGTACAACGCCATCAAGGAAGGCACGACCACCGTAGAGGAGACTTTCAAGAAGCCAAAGCAGCAGGAAGCCATCGCGCAGCAGGCGCAGGCAGCAGCCGAGAGCGCACAGAAGAAGGCAGAGAAGGCAATGAGCCGCAGCCAAGGCAAGACTGGCACAGCAGCGAAGAAGTAGTTTAGTTTATAATGTTATAACGTTTGCCCGAACCGCCACGGCACAACCTATGGGGTGGGCTCCCATCACAACCTACCAAGGGAAGCCGTGGCAACTTTTAAACATTCAGTAAAAAATTATGGCAGAAAAAGAAAACAATCAGAAACACAAGAGCACCATCGACAAGTACTTCAGCAGAACCGCAGATGGTTACAAGGCATGGGCAGAAGAAGCCGAAGAAGAAAGATGCTATCTGCAGGCTGTAATAGAGCCGACTGGTGATGTAGACGAAGACGGAAACCAAGGATTCGATTTCCATATTGCTTACCACGGTAAAACCGCTTACCTCGCAGATGGAATTGCTCAAGCAATGAAAAGGGATAAATTCCTTCGCACGATCGTTATTACAGCAGCTAGAAAATTCTTTTTTGATAAATAAAACATTCAGACAATGAAACAGATAATCAAATATAAAAGCAGAGAGGAGTGGTTGCAGAACCGCTCGAAGGGAATAGGCGCATCAGAGGCAGGCACAGTACTGGGACTGAACCCATGGGAAACACCATACCAGTTATGGAGACGCAAGAAGGGCATCGACCCACCAAAGGTTGAGAACTTTGCGATGGTCGCAGGACATCTGCTTGAGGATGCCGTGGCGCAGTTCTTCAAGCGAGAGAGCCACTGCCACATCATTAAGGCGAGCACGGACGACTACACCATCACGAACACCGATACTCCGTATCTGAGAGTAAGTCCAGACCGCACCTTCTGGAGAACCGGGGCAACGCACAACGAAGCGAGCAAGAGCATCCTCGAGTGCAAGACTACGCAGATGCAGATAGATGCAGACGACCTCCCGAAGCATTGGTTCTGCCAGCTACAGATGAACCTCGGAGTGGGCGAATACAAGGATGGAGCACTTGCCTGGCTGACAGCAGGCAGGGAGTTCGGCTACCGTGACATCGACTTCGACCCCGAGTTCTTCGGATGGATGAGGGACGAGATAACCAAGTTCTGGCTTGACTACATCGTGGGCAACCAAGAGCCGCCAGCCTACAGCGCACAAGACGTTCTCCTAAAGTCTCCTCTACATGTAGCTGGCAAGGAAGTGACTGCAACGAAGGAGATACTTGAACAGATTGCTAGGCTCAAGGAACTCAAGGTTCAGAACAAGAAACTGGAGACCGAGCAGGATGAGATTGAGGATAACTTGAAGCTGTTCTTCGGGGACGCAGAGAGCATCGTGGACGGAAACGGAAAGATGCTGGCAACATGGAAAGCACCGAAGGCAAGCGAGAAGTTCGATGCCAAGGCTTTTCAGGCAGACCATCCTAAAGCGTGCGCCAAGTACATCAAGCAGGTGCAGGGAGCACGAAGATTGCTCATTAAGTAAAGGCAGGGCTTATGGCTAACGTTCCTATATCAAAAACCGACCTAAGGAATATAATTCTCCAGTTAGGAAATTATATTTCCCTAGGTGGGGAAGTGACAGCACCGACCGACACAAGCCAGCGGAACAAAATCCGTATGGCTACCGTGATCAAACGGAAGCTGGAAAAGAAATTATCATTATCAGAATAAAGCATCATGAACGATTCATTCATCTTATACACATCATACTACGCTCTTATCGAGGGGCTGACCGATGAACAACTCGGGCAACTGACGAGAGCGATATTTCTCTACGCAAGGGATGGGGAGACTATCAGTCTAGAACCAGTCGTGCGTATGGCTTTCGGTTTTATCGTTGACGATATGAAACGGAATAAAGCCAAGTACGAAGAGAAGGTAGAACGATGGCGAGCCAATGGCAAAAAGGGTGGCAGACCAAGAAAAAACCAAGAGGATAAACAAAAACCAATTGGTTTAGATAAAAACCAAGAGGTTTCAGAAATAACCAAACAAAACCAAGAGGTTTTTTCAAAAACCTTATATGATAATGATAATGTATATGTAAATGATAATGTTTATGATAATGTAGATGTTAATGATGTTTCTAAAGAAACAGATATAGAACCTTCTAAAGAAGGTATTGAGAGTGCATCGGTCAAGACCGAAGCACCCGTTGGCGGCAAGGGTTCGAAATCTCAAAAGATAGACTATGCTGCCGTCAAGGAATACTGGAACCGCAAGCATGATGAGACGAAGAGTGCGATGCCGCCTATTACGCTCATGACCGAGAACCGCAAGGTGATGGTTAAGGCAAGGGTTCGTCAATGCAAGGGAGACGTGAAAACTCTGTACCGGGTAATTGACATTGCGATGGCATCTGACTTCATGAACGGCAACAATAAGCACGGCTGGCTCGGCAAGTTCGACTGGATATTCGGCAATGAGCAGAACTTCGCAAAGGTGCTGGAAGGCAACTTTAACAACGAGCCAGCCACAAGCCAGCAGCCGCAATCGGCAGCAGTCAAGGCGCAGGATCCTTCGGCAACGGCAAGACCGAGCATCGGGGAACTCTACGAGCAAGCCAAGCACCAGCAGCCAGCGAGCCAGCAGAGCCAAGATAGCAAGTTCCGGTGGGTAATCCAGCAGAACCTCGAAGACTTGAAAAAGAATCCGAACAACAAGCCTGCAAAGGATTCGCTGACAAGATACTACGAACGTGGAGTTCTTCAACGGCTGGGCATCGACTGGAAGCCCGAAAAATAACGAATGAGGGCAAAAACAGCCGCTCTGGGACGTTTTCACGCTTCGGGCGGTAAATTATAAGCAAACAGATTTTAAACGCTTAAAACAAAAGAACTATGGCAAAAGAAGTAATTGTAATTAATGAACCGAACGAAATAGCCAAGGATTTCGAGGAAGGTACATTGCTGAATGTTAACGGTAGATCATTGAAAGTAGTGTCGGATGATGATGTACCTGCACAGCAGAATATTTGCGATATATGTGCTCTTGACACTAAAGGGTTGACAGAATTTTGCCCTTGTGCAAGATGTAGCGATATTCACTTTAAAGAGATTAAAGACCATGAATGAGTTATTTTTCCACGAATGCAGAGCCGCAGGGCTCGTATTCAAGACTTCGAACGATTGGTGCAAATGGCTGACCGAAAACAGCTACGACATCAAGAAGCCGGTCGCAGAGCATGAAGGCTTCAAATACAACATCAAGGATGTTTGCATCAATCCGCACGTAATCGAGTATGCCGTAGAGGGTTCAGACAACTGGGGATGGAAGGTAATGACCGCCAATACACAGTTCGGCTGGATATGGGGCTACAGCATTCAAAAAGGGAAGCATTGGTACGACAGCCCGGCAGGCTACCCGAGTAGATATGACGCTCTCAGCATCTTCTACGGTAATGAGAAAGAAGCTGTTCAAGACGCTTTGACCTACATCATCAGATACCTCGAGGGCAATGCTGGAACCAAGAACACCAACCTCCTTCTCTGGGCGGCTAAGAAGAAGCGGGCAGACATCATTCATCCACAGCAGGAACTTTTTAAATAAAAAAAATATGAAAAAGATAGAAATCATCACGGACGAACACCGACATCACGTATACGTTGGCAACACCGATTTCTGGCTCAATACTCAGGAACTGTTGGAACTTTATTTTAAACTCGGACACGTTAAGTTATAAACAATAAAAACATTCAGACAATGGAACAGAAAGATATTGATATTTATGAGATACTCAAAGATGAAGAGTATGGTACGGAGTTGTACACGCCAATATGTGGGAAGGTGTGGTACAGTGGAATGGCAAACGACAAGGACAGTGCGAAATCAATCTGGACTGAGGACGAAGATGGAAGAGAACATTTTTTCGACAAGAACGGAAAAGTCTCTAAAGAAGGAGAAGTCCTGCTTTTCCCATCAAAGGAAATGAGAGACTGGAGCAAGTTCTTCAAGAAGGGAGACGTGCTTGTTCATAGAGATGGCGACATACATGTTATCTTTGAAGGGTTTAAAGATAATCGCTACACAAGATTTAAAAGCAAGCATTATCTGTGGAAAGAATGTTTCGAAGATTATAGCAAAGAACAATCCGGAATGGTAACTTTTACGTTTAGGAAAGTTAGCGATGATGAAGCCAAGACCTACATCAACACTATCGAGAAATTTTTGGGCGGCAAGTTGAACCGCGAAACTCTGGAGATTGAGAAACCTCAGCCTGAGTTCAAGGAGGGAAATGTTTTGTTTGTGAAATGCCAGGGCGATAATTTTATTGAAATCTTTAAATACTCTAAAAAGAATGGTGACTTATTTGACCACGCTTCACTAGTCCCTAGAACGCAGGAATTAGATACCTCTGGTAAATATAAAATATGCAAAGAAAGTATCGTAGAAATTCGCCTTGCCACAGAAGAAGAGAAAGAACAGCTCTTCTCAGCTCTAGAAAAGAAAGGCAAACGCTGGGATATTGAGAAGAAACAGATTGTGGACTTGAAGCCAGCGTTTGAAATCGGCAAACTCTACGTTTTTAAAGAGGAAGACGAGGACGGAGAGTTGACAATCATCGGTAAACTCATCGACAAGAACGAAAGCGAAGATACGCTGACATTCGGCAACCAGTACGAAATCGAGAACGAGAAGTTCGTGACCGACCAAACCTTCGACCTGCGTATCAGCGTTAACAAGGAACTGCGAGAAGCAACAGATGACGAATATTGCACGTTCCGAGAGGCTTATTACCTATGGGAGAAGAGCAAGGAAAAGAAGAGCGAGGAGCAGTCAGCCTTCAAGACCTTCGACAAGGTGCTGGTGAGTAATGGAGATGAATACAATTGGCAGCCAGCCTTCTTTGTTAGTGACCGTGGAGAGGGAGCAATTTATAGATATAATGTCTTGCCCATCCAAAGCGGAAAAGTAGCGGACTTCGCCTTCTGCATCCCATTCGAGGGCAATGAGCACCTCACCTTCACGTCAGACCCATTCTAGTGGACGTATGGCGAGTGAATTATGCAAGGCTTGCGATGCCGGGCGAAACTGCTTAAATGGCATATACTGCCCGGCACGCAAGCAATATGTAGAACATCAGGTAATACTTGAATGCAATGAGCGATTTCGCAACAAGGGAGAAGAACAGAACGTACTACCAGGAGCACCGGGAACAGATCCTCAGAGCCACGAAAGAGTGGCGAAAGAGAAACCGGGAAAAATACCGGGCGTATCAAAAGGAGTACTGGAGTAAGCACTATAGAAACTACGGTACTAAGAACCGGGTAGCTGACAGAGCGATGCGTGAGAGGAAGAAGCCGGACGTAGAGAAGGCTCTTTCCATGTTCAAGAATCCGCAGCAGGCAGCGCATCTGGCATGGCTGCTAGAAAACAAAAAGAATAATCGGTCGTGAGTTCAATAATAGAGTTTTTAACCAGCGAGGACAGAAGGAGATAGGCTCTTCAGTAAAAATCTTATAACATTTCTTGAAAAAATATAGAGCCGGAAACGCATCTCCCGAAGTCTGACAACAAACAAAGAAAGCGAGGTGGTACATGAAGAAGTAAGAAAAAGAAATCGTTAGAAATTATGCTTTTATTCATTCGGCTGGCGGTGGAAGAAGGAAGAACCCTGCAACATATACATTTTGTTATTCATTTATTTTGCAAGCGCAGGCACAACTTCCGGAATCCCTGCCAGCTTTCTCTATCGCAACCGAAAAGAAGGGAAAGAAAGGGGTAGGGGAAAGATAGGGATAATAACGCATGTGCGCACGTATATGCGCACGTAAAGGGTGTTGCGTAAAACTACACCAGCAAAACAAAATAAACGCTTATGCGTGAAATTTGAACAAAATAAGTACTTTAAAGAAAAAATGGAAAAAGGAACAGTTATAATCGGAATCGACCCCGACAACCTGGAAAGCGGAGTTGGAGCAGTCTTTGACGACAAGAAGTTTCTCGCTTATAAGATGAACTTCCCAGCTTTGATAGATTACCTCAAGGCTATGAACGAGAGTTGCAAAAAGATTAAGGTCGTTATTGAAGGCGGCTGGCTCAACAAAAGCAACTGGCATGTGCTTAATCGGTTCATGACAGCAGTCAAGGCAGCAGCAATCGGACGCTCTACCGGAATGAACCATCAGACCGGAATCTTGATTGTTGAGTGCTGTAAACATTACAATATCCCCTGCGAAATCGTCAAGCCACTAAAGAAGTGCTGGAAGGGTAAAGACGGAAAAATCACGCAAGACGAACTTGCTTATTTTGTAAGCGCAGGAGAAAAGATGCCGAGAATGAACCAAGACCAGAGAGACGCACTTCTCCTCGCATGGGTATGCGCAGGATACAAGGTCAGAGTGAAGCCGAAGAAACCGCAGACAACCCTGCAAAAGACCATCAGAGCCCTTTGATGGATAAGATAAAAACGAAGTGTTGGAAAAAGTTAAAAGTGTGCAAAGAACAAACAACTAAAGCAAAAAAGTAGTATCTTTGCGCCAGTGTTTATCAGATAAGCACGTATTTCGAACTTAAAACAAGAAGAAAATGAAAACAGAAGAAATCGCACTATCGAGGGTCAGCGAGAATGAGGCGAACCCTAGAGAGATAAGTCAAGCGAACTTTCAGAAGCTTGTGCAGAGCATCATTGTGTTCCCAAGAATGTTGACCCTGCGCCCGATTGTTGTTGATGAGACCTTCCACGCATTGGGTGGCAACATGAGACTGAAAGCCTTGCAGCACATTGTCACGATGGACGAAGCAAGCATTCAAGTAAAGCTGGATGCAGAGCAGCGTCTGTCCGATGAGGAGCAAGCCGTATTGATGGAGTATTGGCAGGGATGGCAGCAGCAGCCAACAGTTACCGTGGTGAGCGCATCAGACTTGACAGAAGCACAAAAGCAGGAGTTTATGATTAAAGACAACCTATCCTTCGGTAACTGGGACTTCAACGACCTTGCGAACCGATGGGACAGCGCACAGCTTCAGAACTGGGGTATGCCAGTCTGGAACCCAGCACCAGTGGAAGCAAGCAGCACCAGCAAGTGCAAGAAGAAAGGCAAGGACGACCAAGAGGGCGACCCATTCGCAGGGGAACTACCTCCTGAAATCGAAGGGCAAGACTTAACTCCTGACGACTTGCCTACGATAATGGGCGATGGCGTTTTGCCACGTGAGAACGTAATCATTCACTACAAGCCAGCCGATGAGCCATTCCTTGCCAAGCTGCTTGGAGTTGATCATATCGACCGCATCGTCTGGAACTTTGATGAACTGAAACCAAGACAAGAAGGAAAGGAGGAAGACAATGGAGAAGAATAAAATCGAGAACATCAACCTGCACGACCTGGTGGAGAACCAAGACAACCCACGCAGCATTGAGCCACAGCAGATGCAGAAACTCGTTGAGAGTATTCTGACGTTTCCAAAGATGTTGCAGATGAGACCAATCGTCTGTAATGAGAACCGAGTTATCCTCGGAGGAAACATGCGCTTCCGTGCCCTGCTCAACATCGAGCAGATGGAAGACGAAGCTATCAAGAACGCAATAGAGACCGTTGCCGTGAAACTGACCGATGGAGAGAAGCAGCAGCTTTGCAGCCACTGGGAGAAGTGGAAGGCAGAACCGCAAGTAGAGGTTGTTATTGCTGACAGCCTATCCGAGGAAGAGACGGACGAGTTCATCATCAAGGATAACGTCTATTTTGGCAGCTGGGATGAAGAGAAGCTAAAGGGAGCATTTGATGTGGACGATATGCAGCGATGGGGATTGAACCCCTGGGAAATCCAGCAGGAAGCCACGACCTACGAACCAGCAGAGGACGAAGAACAGCGCATCATCATCGTATACCGCAGCGAGGACGCACAAGCCGTGGCAGATATGCTTGGACTTGACGCAATCGAGAAGCGCAACTTTGATGTGGACGAACTCAAAGAAAAAACCGAATAGTCGGAAATTTAGCGTTTAAGTCGGAGAAACGTTTGAAATGGATAAACTATCCGCTCTGAACAATTCAATCCGGCAGAGGCGAAATTTAACAAAAATAACTCGAATATGAGAAAGACTTGTGTTTTTATCATTGGAACCAACGCCAGCGGAAAGAGCACCGTTGCCCGAAAGCTGATAGAAAGCTTTGGTGGCATTGAGAGCTACAAGGACGGAATAAGCAGCACCAAGGATGGAGTTGCATTTGCAGGGCGATACGATGTTAAGTACGGAGGTGTTGACAATCTGAACGGTACGACCATACTTCGTGACATCGTGAAGAAGGCACTGGAGAGCACAGACTGCATCATTTGCGAAGGGATGAGACTTAAATGCTGGGGTCCGAACTTGACGCACGCAATGTTCAATGCGGACAGACAGATTGTAATCTTCTTATACGCACCACTCGAAGAAATCCAAAAAAGGCTCGCAGAACGGTCGAACGGAACGTTGAGCAAGGATATTATCCGGGGACAGCGAGAATCGGCACACTCGGCAAAGAAATGGCAAACTGCGGGTTGTGACGTTGTAGCGATAGACACCACGAAGCAGACAGCAGACCAAATCGCAGACTTTATCATCAACAAAATAAATTCATGAGGATATGGCAGAACATTATGGCAACACGCCAAGAATAACATACGAGTTTCCCGACTGCTCAATGCCAATGGCTTTTGATACTTACAATAATTGCAGCTTTGGCTGTATGTATTGCTTTGCTCAGAACCAGCGAGGTATTGGCAGCAAGAAGAAGGAATACCTGCACAAGGAGGTTAAGGACGTGAGCGTTGAACGCATCAAACGAATGTTTATTGACCCAGACAAGCACGGTGGAGACTTTGCGCCATACATCAAGGCTCGCAAGGTTATGCAGTGGGGAAGCATGAGCGACCAGTTCGACAACTTCGAACGTAAGTACGGAACGACACTGGAACTTTTGCGCTTCTTCAAGGATATAGATTATCCGCTTTGCTTCTCGACCAAGGGAGCATGGTTCACCAAGGATGAGCGATACATGGACTTGATCAGAGGGCAGAAGAACTGGAACTTCAAGTTCTCAATCATCACCAGCGATGCAGAGAAGGCTAGAGTAATAGAGCGAGGGGTGGAAAGCCCACAAGCAAGACTTGAAGCCATCGAGCGCATCGCCAATGCAGGGGCAGGAGGGGCAACGCTGAGACTGAGACCCTTCATCATCGGAGTGAGCACACCAACGTACCTCGACCTTATCAAGGAAGCATTCAACAGAGGGGCTACAGCTTTGAGCACCGAATTCTTCTGTCTCGAAACAAGAAGCCCGACATTGAGGGAATTGTTGCCTACCATCAGCAAGATGGCAGGTTTCGACATTCTCGCATTCTACAAGAAGTACAGCGTACAGTCCGGCTATCTGAGACTGAACCGCAAGGTCAAAGAACCGTTCTTCAGGAACATGAAGGAATTGTGCGACCAGCTGGGGATGCGCTTTTATGTATCGGACGCACACTTCAAGGAACTTTGCCACAACGGAAGTTGCTGCGGATTGCCGCCAACGTGGAACTACAGCAGGGGGCAGATGTGCGAAGCACTGAACATTTGCAAGCGCAAGGGATACGTGAGGTGGAGCGACATCAAACTGGATGCAGAGAACCTTTTGAGGGCGAGACTGGAGAAGGCGATGAACCTTGGAACAAGAGAGAAGTACTCGAAGTATTACACGATGAGCGCAGCCGACTACATGAAGTGGTGCTGGAACAATCCGCAGGCAGCGCACTCGCCATACAAGATGTTCGAAGGGGCAATGTTGCCAGCTGACGAACGAGACAGCGAGGGTAACATCGTATACAAGTACAACGGAGCGAAATTTTAAATCAAGAATCGTATGCCACAAGGTAATAACAACAAACATCGAGCGCAGAAAATCGACATCGAGAACCGCCTGCAGATTATCGCACCCCTATACCGCAAGGGATGGACGGAGCGAGAAATCACGGCAGAGGTTCGCAAGCGGCTCGACAGACCGAAATACAATCAAGCGCACTGCGACATTCAGCGGTTATTGAAGGAGTGGAGGGAAGAGAGACTGACCGACACGGACGAAAAGATAACAAGCGAGGTGGCAAGGTTGAAACTGGTGATACGTGAAGCCTGGGACGCATGGGAGAAATCCAAAGCGGACTATAACAGCAAGACACAGACACAAGTCGGACTGCCTAACAAGGATCCAGACACTGGGTTGGTAACGATGGATACCGTCAAGGCGATAATGTTCGATACTGAGAAGCGAGGACTAGGAGACCCAAGGTATCTTGACATCATCCTAAAGGCTGAGACGCAGATTTGCAAGCTGCTCGGACTTGATAAGGTCGTGCTCGACCTGAACGCAGGCTTCCAAGGCGGCATCGAGGTACGATACATCAACTCGGGACACCAGTGTGCATCAAGCGAGCAGGAAGTAATCGAGCGTGAAGGATTGGATAAAGAATAATTTTTTACCATAATTTTGTTTTAAGTTTTATTGTTTGAAAGTATGGCACTATTTGACGTTATTGGTGAACTGTATGACCCGAATGCGGACGTGAAGCCAAGGTTTCTCGTAAACCAAGGAGGCACGTCCTCGGGGAAGACATACACCATCATGCAGCGTCTTATAGTGCTTTCTTTTGAACACCCCATGGCAATTATCACGGTGTGCGGTCAAGACCTCCCGAACTTGAAAGTGGGAGCCATGAGAGACCTCGACACCATCCTGCACACAAGGGCAGAGTTGCTGGACTGGTTCAAGAACAACAAGAGCGACAGCAGCTATCGAGGAAAGAACGGCTCAATCATCGAGTTCAAGAGTTACCAGGATGCGCAGGACGCTAAGAACGGTAAGCGAGACTATCTGTTTGTTAACGAGGCGAACGGTGTGTCCTACGAAGTTTTCTGGCAACTTGCCATCCGAACCCGAAAGCAGGTGTTCATCGACTACAATCCAAGCGCACGCTTCTGGGTGCACAACAACATCATCGGCAGGGATGACTGCCGACTGATCCTGAGCGACCACCGAAACAACCGATTCCTGACTGAGCAGGAGCACAAGAAAATTGAAGAGATTGACGACCCCGAACTGTGGCGAGTTTATGCAAGAGGATTGACCGGAAAGATAACCGGACTTATCTTCACTAACTGGGGCATCGTTGACAAGCTGCCACCAAGGGAGGAGTGGAAGATGGAATGCAGGGGTATGGACTTCGGATTCACCAACGACCCAACTGCGCTGGAGCACGTTATATTGGCGCACGGAGAGTTATGGGTGGACGAAGAAATCTACCAGCCTGGAATGACGAACGATGACATCGCAGACCGATGCAAGGAACAAGGACGGACGAAACGAGACCTTATCATTGCGGATTCGGCAGAGCCTAAGAGCATTCAGGAGATACACAACCGAGGGCTGTGGATAATAGGCAGCACCAAGGGAGCGGACAGTATCAACAACGGTATCGACATCTTGAAGCGTTTCCGCATCAACATAACAAGACGCAGCCACGGCATCATCGGGAACATGCAGCAATACAAGTGGAAGAAGTCAAGGGATGGAGAGACCACGAACCAGCCTATAGACGCATTTAACCACGGCATAGACGCAATACGATACGTAGCCCTTAAGAAGTTATCCGTAGCAAGCCATGGAACGGCTAGGGCGCACGTATTGAGACAAAGATAACGACAAAATTATAAAGCGTATGGATAATAACACTACATTCAAGTACTGGCTGGCAGTTGCTAGGCACACCAGCTATAAAATCGGCAAGCAGCCACGACCAGCTTTCGTTGGAGGAAAGCAAGTGCCCGACAATCTCAACCAGCTATCCATCGGGCAGCTGATAGACCTTTCCCAGCTATCAGACAGCGAGGAAAGTCTGTATCAGATAGTGACAACCGTCCTCGGTCTGAGCCACAAGGAAGTGGAGCAGGCTAGGGCGGTTGATGTCGTTATGCTCATCGGCTGGGTAACAGCAGAGGTCGAGCGCATCAACAAGCTTTTCGAGAGCACAGACACAGCGAAGCCAACACGACTGGAGAAGGAGGCAGGCATCGACACCCTGCGGTTCGGTCTGTTCGGCATGCTCGACTGGTATGCGGTAAGGATGGGCATCAGCGACCACGACCAAGTTCTGAAAACACCATGGCTTCGCATCTACAAGTGCATGGAAATGGACAACAAGAGAAGCGTGTACGAGCGGAACCTGCAGAAGTTGCAGGCAGAGGAAATGAAACGTAAATCTAGATAATTATGGCAACAATCAGAGAAACATTGAAGCAGCTGGCAGCAGACACGCTACCAGACTACACCTACCTATTCGAGGACTGGGACACAGCGGACACCAAGCTGGAGAAACTGAACTATCCGGCAATCGTCTGCATCATCCCAGCCAGCGGCACGACAGAGATACGCAACGGCAGGGTATACGACACCGTAAACGTTGCCCTGGCTTATCTCGACACCGTACCGAGGGCAGCGGATGGAAAAGACAACGGAGAGTGCATCGACCGAATGAAGGTGGCAGGGGCAAGGATGATACGAGCCATCAACCAGTCGCACCAGTTCGAACCACTGGAAGGGCAGCAGTACTACGAGACCATCATCGAGCGGCTGAGCACGATCGTGTCGGGCGTAATGTACTCCCTTCAGCTGACACAGAGCATAGGAGGGTGTGAGGTATGAGCAAGGGAGGTATTCAATTCGACCCTAAGGCGGCATCGATGATAATGAGGGAGGAAGTGGAGAGAGCACGGCAGCTTATCATCAACCACATACGTATCAACGGACAGAACGCATCGGGGCGCACCATAGCGAGCCTAAAGGTGGAGCAGCCCAGCGAGGACGAAACCATCCTCTGGGGACACAAGCCATTCGGGGTTCTCGAGACCGGACGAAGGGCAGGAAAGATACCATACGGCTTTGCTGGCATCATCAGGCAGTGGATGAAGGACAAGGGACTGCACGGCAGACCTATCCCCTACAAGACCGACCGGGCGCACAAGTATACACCACAAGAGCGTGGCGACATGAGCATGGCAGGAGCCATCGCCCACACCATCGCCAACAAGGGTTCTAAACTGCACCGGACGGGCGGCAGGGCTGACGTATACAGCAACGTTGAGCCCGACACGATGAAGCGGCTGGGGCAGCGACTTATTTCATTAATCCATCTTTCGGTGGGAAGTATAAAACTAAACAATGAGACGGTATGAGACAGACAGAGAAAAACAATATCACGATTCATTACCCGGACGCTGTAGGCTTCGCATTCTTGCCTTGCATCATCAAGGCGAGCGGCTCGGGTGTTGCGAGCATCGAGGCAACCATCAGCAGGGAGACCAAGACGTACACGTACAGCGTGGAAGCGTTTGCAGATAATTGCATCATGGACTACCGGGAATATGTGCAGGCACTCTTCGATGGCATCAGCTTCGGAAACATCGACTACAGCAGGGAGAGCCAAAAGAGCAACCTCGGGGCGGTGTTCGATATTTCCGTGAAGGTCAAGAACAGCGAGGGGAGCGACCTTGCAACATTCAGCTACACGACCTTCTACGTTTGGGGAGCGATGAGGGCAGGAGAGACGTGGAACGCAAACAAGAAGCTGACATGGTTCACGCATTTCCCATTCTCCTTTGGTTTTTATCTCAATGCGGATTCCCAGATACTTGTCGGCTACGAGGGAGCACCAAACAAGTTAGTTAAGCCGGGCATCGCTGGCATCGTGGACATCAATGCCAGTGTTCTACCAAGCGCTGCGAGGTACTGGAACATCTACGACTACGATGGAAAGATAGAGCAGGGAACGTTCACGGACGTTTTCGACCTTACCTTTGCGATGGCGAGCGGTGGCAAGCAGTCTCTCCTTGCAAGGATAGAAAGAAACGACACGGAGAAGGGCATTTATCTTCGGTGGGTTGACCGACACGGCTTTTACCGTTACTGGCTCTTCACGCAAGGCGATGAGAGCAGGGCGATAAGCAGCGACACCAGCTTCATTCGCAACAACCTAGGAGGGTATGACGATACGATATTCGGCTACCTCGGAGCGAACGGCAGAAGGCAGGGCTACGGCAGAGAGGACACCATACCTCTTTGCGCACCATTGGTAGACAGCGAGACGTTCGATTTCCTGCAAGACCTAGCCAGCAGCCCGGTCGTGGATATGTACCTCGGTGGCGACAAGTGGAAGAGTGTGACAATCAAGGCAGGAACCTACACCAAGACAACAGCAGAGTTGCAGGATTTCGTCTGCAACCTAGTTATTAACAATACACAGATTCAGCAGCTATGACAGACCAGCAACTATACATAGACGGTGTTCTTATGGATATGAGCGAGGATTCGGCAATCACGCTCGACATCAAGAGCAATCTTTTCCGTGACATCACGAAAATGACCGCCAACACAACATACACCATCAACCTGCCCAAGACAGCGCACAATATGGCTGTGCTGGAGTTTGCAGGGAAACCGAGCACCAGCAGCAAATACCCCTATATCTTCCACACAGCACGATATTTCCGAAACGGACTGGAGATTATCCACAGCGGAAGGGCAAGCGTTCTGAGCGTTAAGGAAACCATCGAAATTTCGATTTATTGGGGATTGTTCCAGGCATTGGCAACGCTGCAATCGTCCGACTTGAAGCTGAACGAGTTGAATTGCACAAAGCATCTGCGGTTCGCCAAAAGCAACAGCTACGACACCTACGAGAAGGCAATAGCGGATGGAGTATTCTATGGAAGATACGAAACGGCAGTGGCTAAGACATCAAGCGATGAATGGATGGGATTCGACCAAAACGTGGGAGGGAACAGCGACACGACATACTCACTCGTTGAAGGTAAGATAAGAACTGGAACAGAAATCGGAAAGTATGTATCGGGCGAAGTTCTGACCGATGAGACATACCAGTGTGCAATCATACCTTTCGAGGTTGGAATGAGAGCCACCATCAGCAAGGTTTTAGGCAAGGGACAATTCCGGACATGGGCAATACTCGACACCAACAAGAACGTTATTAGCCTTGCCGATGATGCCGGGAAGACAGAAAAAGAGACCCGTCCGCTGTTGTTTGCTCCTGATCCTATTCTCGGAAGTTTCGTGAGTGCAGGAGCGTGCATCGCCAATCTCGAAACGAGCGTTGCCATGGAGACAATATCCATCAGGGTTCGGGCAGAGAAGGCTGGCTCTGTCGAATACGGAGCACTCGATACGAAGACCGGAGAGACAACACCATGGGGAACGTATGAGGTTGCAGCCGGAGAAACAGAAATTAATGTGGTAAAGAGCAAGCCTTCCGGTCTCCTCGTATACATTAAGCCTTCGGTAGATAAGATGATAGGTAAGTCGATGAGCACGTCTGTGGCGGCTTATTATCTCTCGGACGGTAAGTTATCCCAAGTGCAGGCGAGCGGAGAGTACAACGTTAAATATACGAGCGAGAGCATGCCAATTGATGTAGACCTGCAAGCACCAGCAACAGCGGTATGGCTTATCATCAACGCCATTAAAGCATACAGCACTGGCACGACTATTCTTGTTAAGAGTAAAAGCGAGACGGAGAGCAATGCGAGAGCGAGCACCCGTACGTTTGATGGAAGCGGCTCTTTTGGTGGAGGTGGCTCTTTTGGTAGTTCCTGGAGCAATGGAACAATCCAGCCAAGCGTTACGGCAAGGTATATCCTAGACCTTATCACGGCACAGACTGGTGTGGCATTCGACTGGAGCAATCAAGCGAAAGAAATCATAAAGGGGCTTGCTGTACCGCTGATTACAAGGAAGGCAGATGCGCAGACGGTTGTAGGCAGCTTGGAGGGCACTTTTTTCCATACAGAGAGCCTAGGTATTCTCGACTTCCAACCAACGAGCCTATCGGAGGTATTCGATGGGCTGGAGATTGGGCACATATACAGCCAGCTGAATGTTAAGATTGCCTGCAAGATGATTTTTGACGTTCAGATGAACTGGTCGTGGGACGCATCGAAGGTTACACCTAGTGGGCACAAATCATGGAGTTTTGGAGAGGGGAGCACTGAGTGGCAGGCATTCTACTCATATCCACCAAATTATATCGAAATGAAGGTTAAGCACAAGAACGATGACGGAACTTGGACGGAAACTCCATATATTGCAGGGTTGCAGCAGGATGAGACTTCTGGAAAATATGTGACCGATTATGAATCGGATAAGGTAAACGGCAGATTCATACACCTTGTAGCAGGACGAGGGGAGATAGATTTGGAAGAGGGCGACATCGTAACCTTCGAAATGAAGCACCCGAAAAATCAGGCATTAATTGGATTGAAGTGTTACAACGGACGGTTGTCTGCCAGCATCAAGCAGAGCGATGATGTACCTTACGGAGGTAATTTCCCTATCGGCAAGAACCTGCCCGACATCAAGGTAACGGATTTTTTGAAGTGTATCTGCATTCTGACATCAACGTTTCCAAGCCAGCGGTTTATTGGTGGAACACTTACGTTTGCCGACATCGTGAACCTTTGGGAAGACAAGGCGCAAGCGGTGGACTGGACGAAGAAACTCATCCCGAGCGAAGCCAGCAACCATCCAAGGCAGACCGATTTCAGTGTTGAGGACTACTGCCAGCACAATATCTACAAGTGGAAGGAAGACGACACCGTATACCAGCAGCACGATGCGGATATGACTATAGACAACAAGACGCTGGAGTATACGCAAGACGTCTGTACGCTACCATTTGCAGCCACGGACGGAAACCGCATACCGATATACGAGTGGGAAAGCAAGCAATCCACGTTTGGCAACACAACGTACACCAGACAAGTCGCCACCAAATACAAGGCATGCAAAGACCGAATAGTGAACCTGACGAAGAACGATGCCGGCTATGCGGAATTGGCTTTCAACATCGACCTTCAGGACATCTTCGACAGCAAGCTGGAAAAGTTGAGAAAGACGGTGGCGAACCCACACAACATTGTGGAGCGGGTCAACCTTTCCGATTTGGAGATACTGAACTTTGACGAAACGAAGCCAGTGTACCTTGCCCAGTACGGAGCGTATTTTGCGGTTTTGGAAATCAAGACAACAAGCAGCGGATATTGCGAGGTTACAATGATAGAGTTGAACAACTAAAAAGAACGAACTATGGTAAGTGAAGACAAACAGCAGATTCTTGACATCAAGGTCAAGTACGAGGATGCAATCTATGGCATCATCAGATACAAGGAAAAGATAGACCAGTTGAAGGCAAGTATCAAGGACTTGCAGCAGCAGGAGAAAGACAAGACCATCACAACCAACGAAATGAAGGTTCAGACGGAAGCCATCAACGCAACCATCAAGGAGTATCAGTACAACGTGCGTGCCCTGCAGAAGGAGATCCAGAACAACGTGCGCACAGAGAACGAGCAGGAGGGCAGCTTGAAACAGCTGCGTGCCCAGCTTTCCAATGCCACCAAGAAGTATGACGAAATGGCGAAGGCAGAGCGTGAGGGAGCAAAGGGGCAGGCACTGCAGAAACACATCAATGAGATTACCAACGAACTAAAACTGGCAGAGGAGCAGACCCAGCGATACTACCGGAATGTGGGTAATTACTACAACTCAATGCTCGACCTTGCAGCCGACCTCCAGCATGTTGTACCGATGGGTGGCGGTGGAGGTGTTGGCGAAGGCATCAGCGGCTTTGCAAACACCGTGGTTAACCTCGGACAGACCGTTAAGGGCATCATCCCTAACATCAAGGCTTTTGGCTCAACCCTTCTTGGATTGGCAACGAACCCGGTGTTCCTTGGACTGGCAGGAGTTGCAGGAGCAGGAATGGCATTCAAGTGGTGGTTTGACTACAACAAGGGATTGATGGAAGCCACACGACTGACAAAGGAATTCACTGGCTACACCGGGGAAGCATTGGAGACGATGAGGAACAGCATCGCAGCTACAGCGGACACGATGGGAAAGGATTTCAAGGACGTCCTCGGCACGGCTGACAACATTATGGCTAATTTCCATCTATCGGGCGAGCAGGCGATGGACGTAATCAACAAGGGCTTTGCGAGCGGTGCAGACCTATCGGGCGATATGTTGCAGAAGATACAGCAGTATGCGCCTACCTTCCACGATGCAGGAATATCGGCAGACCAGATGGTGGCTATCATCCAGCAGACACGTAGCGGTATCTTCAGCGACAAGGGTCTCGACATCATCGATATGGCGAGCAAGAAAATTCGTGAGATGAGCAGCGGCACGGCTTCCAGCCTTGATGCTATCGGTATTTCAAGCAAGCAAGTGCAGGAAGACCTAGCCAAAGGAACGAAAAGTACCTTCGATGTTATCCAAGAGGTCAGCACGAAGATGAAGAACTTTGGAGCGGACAGCCAGCAGGTTGGAGATATACTGAAAAACGTCTTCGGAAAGCAGGGAGCGCAAGCAGGTATTCAGCTTATCGAACAGCTCGACACGATGAGCACCAGCCTTGATGAAGTGAAGAAGCAGACTGGAGCGTGGGGAGATGTACAGCTGGAGAACATCAAATTACAAAAGGAACTGAACACCTATATGAGTTCTATGTTCGATTTCAGTCAAAAGGGCTTTGCATCAATCATCACCGCAGGAAAGCAATTCGGAACGAAGGTGCTCATTCAGATAATGAAGGGTTTGTTCAACACCATCAACTACTTCATCGACTGGTACAATGACAGTCTTCTTCTTCGAGGGGTAATTAATGCACTCGGCACAAGTTTTCGCTTGATGTGGAACGCAATCAAACTTGTATGCAATCTAGCAATAGACGCATTCAAGAGGATGGGTTTTGCAGCCAAGGGCATGCTTGATATTCTCGAAGGTATCGTTACATTCGACCTATCCAAGGCACAGAAGGGATTCAAGGAGATATTCGACATTTCCGGCACTATCAAGGAAGCATGGCACGACATCAAGAACGCTGGCATAGAGATAGGCAATTCCTTCGCTGACGGATTCGAGAACACCGTCAATGGAAGACTGAACCATCTGAAACTTGCGAACCTAGACGGTGGAGCGACCAGCAGCGAGCCAACGAACGGAAACAAGGGAACGACACCAGCAGCCAAGGGAAGCACTGCCAAGACAAAGGCACAGATAGCCAAGGAGAAAGCGGAAGCCAAGGCAGAGGCAGAGCGCAGGAAGAAGCAGGAGAAAGAATTGCAGGCACAGATTGCACTTATACAGTTTCAGTACAACGAGCAAGTAATGGACGCAAAGAAGCGATACCTCGCAGACATGTACAGCAACGACCGAGACTACAGCAACGACCTCGAACAGCTGGAGAAGAACATGGTGGCTAGGAGTATTGACGCATATGTGGCGGCAGGGCAAATCGGAGCTGAAAAGGCGCAGGAAATGCAGGCAAAGCTTCTCGACATCATGATAAAGGCGAAAGCGGACATCAAGAACCAAGCGAAGGAGATTGTGGACGAACTCAACAAGGAGTTCGAGAACGCAGAAAAGGCACGCAATGATGCAAATATATTGGGTGGTGGCACTAGCGATGAGGAGAACGACAACGCTGCCAAGTTGGAGCGGTATAGGGCTTTCCTGGAGCAGAAACTTGCAATGACCCAAGAGAACACGGAAGCGCAGAAGCAGCTCCAGCAGCAACTCCACGACACAGAGGTACAGCTGGCAGACGATTCGAACAAGAAGCAGCAACAGAAAATCGGTGAACGCCAGCAGATGATGGCTAACATGATTTCTACGCTGGGCGATGGACTGTCTAGTTTCTTCAATGAGCAAGACAAATCCTTCCACAACTTCTTGAAATCCATGCTCACATCTTTGCTTGATGCGATCGAGATGGCAATCACGGCTTATTACGCACAGATGTTGGCACATGAGCTGGCAGAAAAGTCGTGGTTTGGCGTTGCCAGTGCAGCAGGCATGATGGCATTAACCAAGGCAGCCTTTGCCGGAGCGAAAGCAGCCGTCAAGGGATTTTCCACTGGTGGCTACGTCCAAGGCTCTGGAACCGGAACGAGCGACAGCATCCCGGCAAGGCTTAGTAATGGCGAGAGCGTAATGACCGCCAAGGCGACTTCAATGTTCAGCCCTATATTATCCGCATTCAACCAGCTAGGAGGTGGCGTGCCTATCGTAGCGAACAACGGAGGCAGCAACATCGGTATGGATATGCTGGCGGCAGCTGTAGCAAGAGGGTATCAGATGGCTCCACAGCCAGTAGTGAGCGTGGAGGAGATAAACCGAACCCAGCGGAGAGTGCAGACGATAGAAAATATCGGCAGGTTCTAAGGTTGCAGTTATTTCATCAAGATTTGCGTTCTGAGCGGTTTTCGCTTGAAGGTGGTAAAGTTACACACCCAAGGCAATAAAAGCCGCTTAGAGCGCAAAATTTTGGCTTGTTTAGAAAAATTAACTGCTTACGAGATAAACATACCAAAAATAATCGTATCTTTGCAGCGTTTTAAAACTTAAAAAATCACGATTCAATGGCAAAACTCAGAATATACAACGATATCGACAGCCAAGACAACAAGTTCTGGTATCAATGGTGGGGAGGTGATTGCGTGTGTTTTCAAGACATAGATGCTTTTGCAGCAAGCATACCGAAAGACGATGATACAATCGATATGCGCATCTTCTGCAATGGCGGCTCTGTTGTCGAAGGTTGGGCGATATACGACCGACTGCGGCAGAGCGGCAAGAAGATTTCCTGCACCGTTGAGGGCAAGGCAGCATCCATGGCAACAATCATCATGCTCGCAGCACCAAAGGAGAGCCGCAAGGCATACGAGAACGCTGCCTTCCTGCTGCACAACCCTTGGGTTCCCGGCTGGGGGTTGGGCGACCAGCTGAACGCAAAGGACTTGAAGAACCTGGGCGAGGAAATGCAGATGTGGCAGGATAAGATGGTGGACGCATACGTAGAGCGGTGCGAGTGTGATAGGGAAGAGATACAAGCCTTGATGGATAAGGACATCTTCATCAACACCAGCGAGGCTTTGCGCCTAGGTCTTATCAGCAGCACCATTGTACCACTCAGCGCAAGCGCATCAAAACGCAACATAGAAAATTTTATTAATTCAAAACAACAAAATCCAAAAGCAATGGAGAAAAAGACAGAAGTAAAGGCTTCTCTCCTCAACAAGATTCTCGCCAAGTTGGGCGTGAAGACACTGGAGGAAGCAGAGCAGGCGGTGGCAGAGCCACAAGCCAAGGCAGAGCCAAAGGCGATGGAACTCAACACAGCAGACGGACAGACATTGACCGTTGAGCGTGAAGAGGGAGATCCACAAGTAGGCGACAAGGCAAGTCCGGATGGAACGTTTGAAATGCCCGATGGTAAGACAATTGTTGTCGAGGACGGTGTAATTACCGACATTCAGACCGCAGACAACACCGACAACGACACCGACAATGAGGGCGGTGAAGGCGGTGAAGGCGGCAGCGCATCAAGCACCGACAACGAAACCGTAGCCAAGTTGAAACAGCAGGTAGCAGCACTCAAACAGCAGTTGAACGATACGAAGGCACAGCTGGCAGGCGCACAGAAACTCGCAAAGAGCAAGGAAGACATGCGCATCCTGAATGCCGTGAAGATGGCAGGCGGTGCTGAGAAGGTGTTGGCAGGCTACAGCAGCCACTACCAGCCAGCGCAGCGACAGCCAAGCGGCAAGGGCGCAGGCGACAACGTGAACGCTGTCGAGGAAGGCAAGAACGCCATCAAGGAGAGACTTGCCAAGCTCCACAGAAAGGGCAAGAAGTAACAAAGCATTAACCCATTAAATCAGAAGAAAATAATGGCAGGATTTACAAAACAGCAACTCGAGAACCTTAAACTCGAGCCAGAAAACCTCGCAAGCATCAAGGATGCCGTGCAGGAAACCTTCTACAACGATGAAGACTTCTCTTCATTCGTGAACATTCAGAAGGTCAAAGAGAAAGACCCTATCGCTCTTATCGGAGAGATGGAAATGGTCGGTAAGAAGGGTGGCGGTTGCGACCCTACCTATGAAGAGAAGGGTATCGCCAACTCTCAGAAGCGTTGGGAACTCGGACAGTGGGAGATTCCTATCAAGATTTGCTACGAAGCATTGAAGGGTTCAATTGCAGAATACAGCCTTAAGACTGGTACAGCTATTGGCGACCTTACCAGCACCGACTTCATGACCATCTACACCGATGCACTCCAGCGAGCCATGCAGCAGATGATTTGGCGTTTCGGATGGTTTGGCGACAAGGCGGCAGCATTGGCAGGTGCAGGTGGCGGCAAGCTGACAGCAGGGTCGGACGTTAGCATGTTCAACGTTTGTGACGGTCTGTTCAAGCGTATCTTTACAGCTACAGCAGCAAAGAACCATACCACCATCGCAGCCAACAGCGAGGCTACGACAGCAGCGCAGGTTTCAGCATTACGCAAGAAGGGTGCAGCTACAGCAGTCGTAGACGCAATCTTGATGGACGTAGACACACGTATCATTGACGATAGCGATGCAGTGTTGCTTATGACACGCTCGCTTGCTGACGCATTGACCTACGACATCAAGCAGACCTACCACGATATTATGCCGTGGGAGAAGGTGTTCGATGGCTTCGATGTAGCGACCTACAACGGAGTGAAGATTGCTCGTGTCGGCATCTGGGATAGAATGATTAACGCATACGAGAAGGGCGAGACGACAGTCAACCTTCCACACCGTGCGGTATTCTGTAACCCTAAACACCTTATGGTGGGCACTGATGCCGATGCACTCATTAGCGACCTCGACATCTGGTTCGACCAGAAGGAGCGCAGAAACTATCTCTATGCTACTGGTAAGATTGGAACGGCTCTCCTCGAAGAGGACATGATCCATGCAGCTTACTAATCGCTCCAAATTTTCAGTTTAGTATTAAGTTATTTTGACAATCCTCAACACCCACAAAACGGTGTTGGGGATATAACAATTAAAAACGAATTAATATGGCAACAACTTGCGAGAGCCTTATCGCTCAGGACATCATCATCCCTTGCGAAGACCAAGTAACAAAGGGACTGGAGGGCGATGGACTTATCATCAACCGAGACGACATCGACTTCACCAAGTCCGTTGTAGCGGGCAATATAATTAAAACATTAGTTTTGAAGACTGGCAAGAAAGCATACGCTATCCGGCAGGAAGGCAGCAAGCCATTCACCGGAACGAAGACCGAGCTGACCGTTGGCACGTATCGCAACAGCTGGAAGAACACCGTAGCAGTCGTTGTATTGGCAAACACACCTGACGTTTGCGCAAATATCATTGACGGACTGGCGAACGGAAAGTTCGTTATCATCCTTCGCAACCTCTCTAAGGGAACGGACGGAAAGGCAGAGTATCAGGTATTCGGATATGCGCAGGCACTGAAGGCAAGCGCAGGCGAGAACGACAAGTACTCAGACGATACCGAGGGCGGCTGGCTTATCACGCTGGAAGAGGAGAGCGTACCAAAGGCAGCTTACTTCTTCTTTGACACCGACAGCGAGACAACAGCAGCCAAGTATCAGAGCCTTCTGACGGAAGCAGCAGCGTAGCCTATGACATACAAGGAAGCAACAGCCAAGGTCGAGGAGTTGAAGGCACGTTTCGACAGTCCCTTTGATGCAACTGACAAGGCAGTTATAGAAACTCTATATTTCGAGGTAACACGCAAGCGGTTTGTACCGACAACCTGCCAGCAGTGTTACCACGATGCTTTGATTGAAATTTATCTAAAACTCAAAAAAGAAAAGGCAATGCCAAAAACATGTAATTACGCACTCAAGGCAGGTTTTATCATTTCCTGCCCGGATTTCTACCATGGTAAGATTTTCACGAATGAGAACCTGACCGACAAGGTAGCGCATGAATATCTGACGAAGTACCCACACATGGAAAGCTACTTTCAGAAGATACCCAGCGATGAACTCATCGAGAACAAGCAGCCGCCAGCAGGCAGCGACAGCGGTGCAGATGATACCACCGGGAAAGATCCTGCCGAAAAAGCAGCAGGCAGCGACAAGAAGAAAGACCTCGACCAAGCCGAAAAAGCAGGCAAGGAAGAAGAGTAAAACAACAAGTAAAACGACACAAGCAATATGAACGTTAAGACAGTTAAGAAGCCAAAGCGAAGATTTGATATTGGCTACGTCAGCCGATTCAAGATGCAGGCATACGGATATGATAATCTTTATCCGCAGAACCTCGCACGCATCACGGAAGCCAGCGGTACGGCAATGCTGTGCCTTAACCGATATGCCCGATTTATTGAGGGCTACGGCTTCGATAGCGACATTCTAGCATCGTTGGCGATGAACCCGCAGGGGGACACGGCAGACGATTTGCTCCGGAACGTAGCGCAAGACCTCGCACGCTTTGGAGGCTTTGCCCTTCATGTAAACTACAACGTTCTAGGGCAGGTGTCGAGCGTGAGCCACGTACCCTTTGAAAATTGCCGCCTTGAAGAGACGGACGACAAGGGGAGCGTGGCGCACGTCTTGCTGCATCCCGACTGGGAGCAGAAAAAAACGAGGAACGGAAAGCGGTTGATGGTGAACGACAAGACTATTGAACGCATCAACATTTTCAATCCCGACCCCGACATCGTTCTTGAACAGATTGAGAACGCAGGAGGCATCGACAGCTACAAGGGGCAGATTCTGTGGCAGAGCCTAGACGGACAGTTTATTTATCCGACAGCCAGCTACGATTCAGCCATCACTGAGATTTCGACCGATGAGGGATTGGGCAACGTCAAGATGAGAAACGTCCGCAACAACTTCCTCGTATCGTGTATGCTTGTAACCAAAAAGGGCGTTCCAAAGTTCGATGAGAATGGCGAAGAGGTGGAGAGCGGACAGATGATTTCCGATGAAGACCTTTTGCAGTTCCAAGGGGACGAGAACACAGCGAAGATTCTAGCTGTAGAGGTGGAGAACGAGGAAGACGAACCGAAGGTTGTCGCCTTCCCGACAAAAAACTTCGACAAGGAGTTTTCCGTGACCGACAGCAGCGTTATTGAACGCATCTACGCACAGTTCCATCAAGAACTCTTCTACTCCATCCGTATTGGCAAGCTGGGATTCAGCGGACAAGTGATGCAGGATGCTTACGAATACTATGCAGGCGAAGTGACAACCGAGCAGCGTTTCATCGAGCGAGCCTTCAAGAAGATTTTCGAGAATTGGCACGACCCAGCCATTCAGAACCTAGACCCCAAGCTACAGCCGCTAAAGTATATCAGCAGCGAGGTGGCAGGGAACAACACGATAGACTAATTGATTGAGCCTATGGGAGAACAAAGAAAACAACTTATCACGGTTGATCAGTTCCGAGAACTGGCACGACCGACCAGCACACACCTAGATGAGGATGAAGTGAACGCATACATTCGGGAATGCGAAGATGCGAACATCATACCAGCCATCGGGTGGGAGCGGTTCAAGGCAGCGACCGAGCAGGGAGAGTGGGGCGATTCCGTATTGACCGATTTCCAGCCTGCAACTTTCCTGGACGGTGGCGAATACACCACCAAGAAGAAGGGCGATTGCAGCCAAGACGAAACCAAGGTGCAGAAGTACACCAGCGGAATACGCAAAGCACTCGCTTATTTCACGTATGCGAGACTTTTTCGTGCCGATGGCACAATTATAAGCCGAGCAGGTGGAATGCGCCACAGAGACGATTATTCAGACCATGTTCAAGATTTGTCGAACAAGAAGCAATACAACGACATCATGGACATGGCAGAAAGATATTTATCAGATGCACTTGAATATCTCAAGGCATTCACCTCGAAAGGAGAAGTGAAGGCACAGCGAGGAACAAGGGCACACATTCACGCAATAGGCAAATAAAAGCACATAAGACATGAACGAGGATATTCAAAAAATGCTCCGTATGGCAGAGCTGATACGAGATGCAACGCAGGTTGGAGAAAACACAGCGGTGCGTGTCGGCACGGAAATTTACGACATCGTTGTCGAGTTAAGCAGGATGCTTGCCATGATGGACGATAAACTGGAGAACGATGCAGTCGTTAGGATTATCAAGAGTGAACTCGCCAAGATAACAATAACGGAAGCGCAAATTGCGGATGGGGCGATAACGGCAGCGAAGCTTGCCGATGGCTCTGTAAAGAACAGACACCTAGCATCCAATTGTGTGACCTCAGATAAACTACAACCGGGAGCGGTCAAACACGACCATCTGACCGAGGACTGTATATCAACTGGAAACATCAGAGACGGCAGCGTGACAGCAAAAAAACTCGGCACGGACATCTACAAGGATATTTCAAACAGAGTGACCGACATCGTGACGAAGGACTTCCCTCCAGCAATCACGGAGGAACAGATAACAGATATTACTAGTAAATAACAATTTAAAACAATAGATTATGCGATTTTTAGACGCAATAGGCTTAGCCTATTTCTGGGAGAAGATTAAGGACTGGGCTAATTCCCTTTTTTTTAGCAACAAAGGTGGTGAAATTAGTCCTGAAAGTGGTTTACATTATATAATTAATGGTGAACAACTAGATGTATCAAAAAGTGGTAATGAAAATGAGACTATAAGCATTTTCAATGTTGATGAAAATAGAATGCAAGCTATAAGTATCGTGAAGACTGGTGGCACTGCTACCCAAGTTTTGATGGCAGACGGCTCGGTCAAGGAGGTAGGCGGCAAGAGTGGAATCGCAGGTCTCGATACCAACGGCAACGTGCCACTTGCCAACCTCGGCAACCTCGACACCACGGTGGCAGAGGTAGTGACCGCATTGCCTACGAGCAACATCAAGCGGCACATTTACCTCGTAAAGGATTCCGATACCGCCAACAATAAGTATGCGGAGTACGTCTACACTGGAGACATTTCGGCAGCGTACGATTCGACAAAATGGGAGAAACTCGGAGACTTCCGTGCTACAGTAGACCTTGCAGATTATGCTAAGAAGAGTGAGGTAGTTAACATTCGTGGAATTATATTAGGCAAAAACGTTCTCTCTAGTACACCACAAGGACAAATTCTAAAGCAGTGTATAAGTTTCTCTAATATAAATGGTGACCATACTGTAGAGGTAGAACTTGAAGATGCCACATCAAATATGGCAGGCTTCATGTCTATATACGACAAGAATAAACTTGATAGAATTGCAGACGGCGCCAATAACTATTCCCTTCCACTTGCAGCCAATGGCACACGAGGAGGTATTCAAGTAGGCTATGCTGCCAACGGAAGAAACTATCCAGTGCAGTTGAGTGGAGAGAAGGCATACGTTAACGTTCCATGGACTGACACGAACACCACCTACGACTTGTCGCCTTATGCCAAGACGGCAGACGTAAATGTAGCTCTATCAAAGAAGGTTGACGTGGTAAGCGGAAAGGGACTTTCTACCCACGACTTCACTTCAGCATACAAGTCCAAGCTTGATGGTATATCTTCAGGAGCTACAGCAGACTCTGCAATAACTACAGGAGAAATAGATGCATTATTTGCTTAATAATAATTTTAAAAATTAATTAATATGAAATTTTTAGATTTAAATGGATTAAAACATTTACTTGGAAAGATAGTAAAGTATGATAAGGGAACATCTAATGTTAGTAACATAACTAATCTAACAGTAAATAAAATTAGAACAACATATATACAACATAAAGGTATATCAGGGACTGCACCTGCATTTATAGTGTTTCCAGATCCTAATACGATAGGATTTAAAGCTGGTGATATTAACATTGCTTTAGAAGCTACTGAGAATGGTTTACACTTAATATCACATCCTTTATTAGAAAGTCTATATTCTGAAGAAGCAGAAACACTTAAAAATAATGATTTATTTATAACTATAGCAGATATTTTATTTACACTTAAAGATAAAGGAATTATGGAAAGATAAAGAGTACTGGTAGAGCAAAACCAGTAACTCCTAAAGCAGGAGTTACTAAAACCTCAAGAAGATATGCTTGTGGTGGTAAACTTGAACTCTAAGTCGCTGACTTTAGAAATTTAAAAGTAAGACAATATGAAGAAGAATAAGAAACAATTACATGAAGCACTGGCTGTGCTTCTTACTAAATTATCATCGGCAAGGGACAATCCCCTGCTGGTGGATAACTACGCTGTAAAAGCCTTGCGCACGGTTCTTTTGGATTTTAAGGAATCGGGCGAGCTTCACGAAGCATACAAGGAGCAGATACAAACTGCTACGAAAAGTAATAATCCTTGGATAAAAATTTTGATGAAATCTATAAATATAGGTTCTTCTATTGATGAAATTATAACGGACGAACTTATCGACAATATGATTGATTCGATGTTAGGAAAGGAATAGAGTTAATATAGTAAATAAATTATGTAGTAAAAAGGAAGTGCTTATTTAGTACTTCCTTTTTAGTTGAGATTAAATGTATAATATGTGTTGTTTTGTATATAATGTATAGTTCTTATGTTAAACTATTTTATAATTATAAACCAATTAATACAACATATTAAAAATAATCTTATATTTGCAATTATTAATCATATTATTAACTTTTAAACAAATAAGAGTATGAATAGGAAAGAAACATTAATTTGGTCTATAATCGACAATGTGATTATAGCTTGTGATATTCCTAGAGCTGATGGTACTCATTCTATTAGTAGAGAAGATATTGTTGGTAAATCTAGAGAAGAAAATGTAGTTATGGCTAGAGCTTTAGTGGTTGAACAAATGGTTCATGCAGGTTTTACTATTACTAGTATAGCTTATATTTTAAATAGAACTGTTCAAGCTACTAGACATTTATTTAAGATGAGTACTGAGTTTTATCAAACTTCTAGAGCTTTTAGACTTGCTACTTCCGAAGCAACTCTTATGAATAAAGATGTTGACCCTATTTTTGTTTAAAAGAAAATAAGTAGAAAATAAAAGTATCGTTATTGATATAAACAATAACGATACTTTTGAACAAATAATTAAGATGGTAATTGGAATAAAATCCGATTACCATCTTTTTGTGTATATGCCAGATTCTGTTTATCTTTGCAACGTACAAAATACTAGTTAACGTACAAATTAATCTTTTTATTAACTTAATAATTCAATAGTCATGGATGATTCTAAAATTTTTATGTTCCCTGATGGTGGAACTCGTCAGACTTCTAGTGATGTTAATAGTCTGCTTCCTCTACTTATGTGTAATGGAGGTCTTAACGGTGGCGGTAGTTGGGTTTGGATAATCTTCTTGTTCTTCCTCTATCCTCTTATGCGTAATGGTGGACTGTTTGGCAACGCTGCTCAAAATGGTGGTGGTTGTCTTGGTCCTCTTGCTAATATGGTTAGTAATAATGACGGACGTGACCTGCTTATGCAAGCTATTAATGGTAACGGTGCTGCAACTCAAAGATTGGCTACTATGTTTGGAACTAAAGTTGATATGATTCAGGCAGCTATTGCTCAGGTAAACAATGGTATTACTCAAGTAGGGTGTAAGATTGATTCTTCTACTGGTGCTTTGCTTAATGCTGGTACTCAGAACACTATGACTCTTGCTCAGCAATTAGCAACTTGCTGCTGCAACTTGAAGACTGCTATTAGTGATAGTGCTCATCAATCTCAACTTGAAACTATTCGTCAGACTGATGCTATTAAGGAATCTGTTGGTGGCGTAGGTAATGCTGTAACTCGTGGTTTTTCTGATGTTGGTTATGCTCTTCGTGACCAGACTTGCAATTTGGATAAGTCTATTGGTGTTGTTGGTGACAGAATTATTGCTAGAATTGATGCTTCTGAAAAGTCTGCAATGCAGGATAAGATTAATGCTCTGCAAACTCAGTTGACTACTGAACATCAAAGTGGAGTAATTGCTCAGCAAATTGCTGCTGCTGTAAATCCTATCGCTCAGGCTGTTAATGAAATTAAGTGTGCTCAGCCACAGACTGTAACAGTTCCTTATCAACCATTCCAGGCAGTACCTAATTGTGTAGCTTACCAATATGGTATGTGCAATGGTGGTAATAATCTTAACGGTTTTTGGTTTTAATTTATAGGAGGTAATATTATGGCTTTTAATGATTTCATTGGTAATCGTGGCGGTATACCTTTAGTAGCTGCTACTCAAACGACTGCTGGCAGTGCTACTGCTAATGCTGTTTTTAGTATGCCTAATCATACTTTCAGAGCTATGGGAGTTGCTGGTATTATGGTAATTAATTTTAATGCAGCTACAACTACTGCAACTGGTTTTGAGATTATGGTTAATAATAACACTCTTCCTCTCTTGGCAAGTGATGGAGACCCTCTTACTGCTCTTACAGCAGGTCTTCACATTATAGTATTTGATAAACAAAATAATAAACTTCAACTTATAGTATAATGTTTTCAGGTCTTAATCAAGGTAGTCGAGTTTATATTCTAAACAAGACTAATGGTATAGAATTTAAGATTGGAGAAGTTGTTGGAAGTACTACACCTGTATTTGCTACCGATGGTACTAACATGATGGTTGTAAATTTAAAGGTTAAAGTAGATGGTAGTAATGTTGATTATAACAATATTCCAGCTAATAATACTTCTGTTAGTTACAATAATGGTAATCTTATTATTGCTGAAAGTAAACAAACTATCCAATCTGAAGTAGAAGCTACTCTTCAACATGCTAATTATGTTGTTGAACATATTGAAGATTATAAAAATCAAATAACTAGATGTGAAGAAGTTCTTAAAGAACTTAATCCTCAATTTGCTAAAGACAAAGCACGTGATGAAAGAATAGCAGGTATAGAAACTGAGGTTGCTGGAATTAAAGGTGATATAGCTAAGATTCTGGCTGCTGTAACTAAATAATAAAATTATGATACTTATGGTACAACGTAATATGAATAAGTCTGAACTTAAAGAAAAGATTAGACGTATGAAGATGGAACTTCAGGAGTTGGAAGAAGCTCTTGATAAGTGTGATGATAGAGACAATCGCTATGACGAAGAAGAAAACTATCGAAGAGGTCGTGATTATGACAGACATGAACATGATTACGAAGACAGAGATAGAGAATATGGTCGTGGTCGTTATGGCAGGTATTAATTGAAATCCGCCCTGTAAAAGTATGTATGATTCAATACCTTTTTACGGGGCGGTTATAACAACTAGAATTATGAACGTAAAAGAAGGTTTTGATGTTTATGATGAACTTCCTGAAGATATGATAGCTTATCTTAGATATAATGGAAGACATTTTAATAGACGACTTGTTGAGTTTGCAACTAGTAAAATGACTACTAGAGATTCTAATGGAACAGAAGTTCCTCTTGAACCTATATCTAAAGATAAACTATTCGATATGATGAAACAAAATGGAGTTTATCTTGACAATAACGATAATCCTTATGATGCAGTATTTGCAGCCAATATGTGTAAAGCTGATTATCTTGGAAGTAGTATTACTGATGAAAAACATTTATGTTTATATGTTAAAGATGTTATTGATGATGTAGATGGTTATGATGGAATTGTTTTTAATCGTTGGTATGCTGATATGTGTCGTAAAGGAGTTCAAGTCGATTGGTATGAATGTAGGTAACATTAATAATTACTATTCTTTGTTATAGCTTTCAAGTTAAGAAATTATCTTAATTTGGAAGCTATTTTAGTTTTTATTATTATCTTTGCAGGCATATTAGTGCTGATAATAATCAATTAGTATAAATAAACAATTATGGAATTAATAAATCAAATACTTCAAACTATTATTAATAGTTTTGATGTTGCTTATTGTTTAGTAGTTAATTTTCTAACTTATATTCTTATAAGTAGTATTATTAGTGTAATACATAAGCAAATTACTAGAGTTTGGAAACGTGTAATACTATGTATTAGTATTGTTATAGTTAGTATTGCTTATGTTAATTTTGGTAGTATTGACATAAGAGTTTTAATTAATAGTATTATACTTGCCCCTATAAGTTGGAGCTGGGTATTTAAACCTATTGCTAAACGAATGAATTGGGATTATAAAGATTTTGATAACAAACTAAATAATTAACTTATGGATATTGATAAAATTTATAATGCTTTGCAAAGTCTTCCTTTGCCGATAGAGCAAAAGACTCTTCTTATTGAAGCTTTTACAAGTGGAGAACAAAAAGTTCAACAACCTGAAACTCCTCAACAAGAAGATACTAGAATTGAAGATTTGACAAAAGAAGTTGAACAACTTAAAGAATCAGTTGAGAAACTCACTGAGAAACTAAATGAGATTGTTCTTCCAGTTAGAGCTACTAAAGATGACGAAGGTTTGGTTAGAGCTATTAGCAATATCAAGAACCTTGAAGTTAGTACTGCTACTATTCCAACAATAGTTGGAGCATTTAATACTTTGCTTCTTAATCTTAGAAGTGCTGGAATTATTCAAATGTAAGCCTTGCTTCTACTAGATACGTTTGTGTCCGTGCCCCTAATGCTAGTAATAGTGTTAGGGGTTTTTCATATCCTGGAGTTACTAAAGTTATCTATAATACAATTAATACTAATACTTCTAATCATAATCGAATTTCGATTACGCATTTGCTTGCGTTCTCCCAACTTCATGTGTATCAGCCGATTAATCAATCACAACCGCCGTCCGACACGATTTGTGTGCGCACACAGTGGCATATACGTGGGCGTTTGGGATTTGGATAACTGCCTGAAAATGATTATATTTGCATTCGTAAGGGATAGAAATTGTGTTAAATAGATTGATAATTAAATTACTTGGTACTGATAGGCTTAGACATAATATTCCTTACAATAGAGTTAATAATAATGTAACAATTAAAGTTATGAGTAGTAAACAAATTAATAGAATTAGACTTCCAACTTGTGAAGTTGAATAAGATGTAGTTAATATACTTATTCTAGCCGCCCCGTAAAGGATATGTAGATATAAATAACGTTCCAACAACCATTTGCTAAAATTCCATGAATACATGCCTTTTACGGGGCGGCTTTAAACATTTAATAATTTACGTATTAATATGAGTAGTATTGCACAATTAGTTAGTGAAATAGCTCATAGTTATGGTCAACCTAATAATCATTCTCTAAGAGAAAAGATTAGAAGTGTAATCGTTCATACTAGAGCTGAAATTATTAGAAGAAGCTATGAAAATCATAACTATGTAGATAAACTACTTACTCAAAGATTTAAAGTTACTTTGACTAGTGTAGTTGATGGAGATTTTGAACTTCCAGAAGAACTTCAAGATATTCCAATAGATAAAATTAAAAGAACTAATCAAAAGGTTCCAAGACCTATTAGACTTACTAATAATCTTCCTTTTGACAGAGTTAGTACAGCAGGTTATCGTACCAATAGAGAACTTCCTTATATTAAAGAAACTACTGCTAGATTTCGTGGAAGTGTTCCAGGTTTATGTGGAGCTATTGCTTATGATTATATTAATGAATATATTTATTTGTTTCCTCCTGCTAACGATAAGCCTATTAGTATAGGTGCTATAGTAATAGAATCAAGTTTTGAACAACCAAATCAAATTGCTGATATTAACGGTGAACTTACATTCGAGAATAAAATCTATGATGATAACGAATGGTTACTTAGTGAAGATATGGTTGGTCAAATTAAAGATATAATATTTAAAAGGGATTTATTAAATCAAAAACATGAAACTGATGAAATTCCTAGTACAATAAAATATGATTAATTATGCCGATAAAAGTAAAGAAGTCTATAAATGTTCCTCAATACTATAAAGATTTTATTGAAGAAAATAAAATTAAACGTGAACGTGCAAGAATAACTGTAGATGAATTAACTTCTACTATTGCCGCTAAACGTTCTGCTATTGTTCCTGATGTAGATAAATTTAAATATCCAGTAATAGATTATCCTGAGTTTCAACAAAACAAATATATTAATGGTCGTCTTGAAAATGCAGCTAAAGGTATGTTTGAAGATGAACGTAAAGACCCAGAGATGAAACATCTATGTTTTAGACTTGTTGGATATGCTGTAGATTTGAGGAAGATTTACGAAGAAACAGAAAAGATTAAACTTTACGATAAGATGATTAATCTTTCTTTAAAAGAATATAAGCATATAGTTAAAGTTTACTATAATGCTGTAGAAAGAGAATTGATTCTTAATGGAAGTGGTTATCGTCTTGAAGATAAACTTGGTTGGATTTGTATCAATCGAGTTCTTAATACTGGAGCTAAAGTTTGTGACTTTGAAGCAACTAGAAAAAATAAGAAAAAACTTATTGCTGAAGGTAAACAAATTTATAATAAAGATGATGCTGAATATTGTAGAGAACACGGTATTGAATATGATGCTGTTGATGCTACTGTTTACAAAGCTGATGAAGTTTGGTATGAATATTGTTTATTAGGTTCTAAAGTACAAGGTCGTACTTTGTGTTTTAAAGCTATTGATACTAAAGATATTAAGCTTAGACCATATTCTAATGAAGAACTTCTTAAACTTACAAATAATGATGTAAATAAAATTATGGATTTAGATGTTTCTATGAAACATAAATTCGTTTTATGTACTCAAGCAGATAAAACATTATACACTAAATTTATTAGAAATGAAGAACAAAAAAAGAGTCTCTATGGGACGTATAGTAGGAAAGGTAGACAACGACTTTAATCTTAGTGAAAGTGATTGGATTCCTCGTGCTGCTGCTTGGATAATAGATGCACTTAGTCAAATGAAGTGTCTTCCGACTGAACTTAAAACTCGTAAGATTGAAGTTAATGGAAGAATAGCTATCTTTCCTTGTCAATTAGATACTAGTGAACTTAAAGTGTATGACCATAACGGTTGTGAAATAAAAGAAGCTGGAGTTAATATTCCTTGTTGCGGAAATGTTAATTCAGCTTCTTCTGTCGTTAAAGAGATTGCTGTTATTGATGATAGTAATAAAACCGGAGTAAACTTTATGAAAGTTGGAACTATTATTAGTAATGATAATCGAAATTATGTAGTAACAGATTGCAATCATATTGAACTAAATTTTGATACTGATTATATTGTTGTTACAAGTCGTGAAGTTAAAACGTATTATGATGAATACTATGATTGCAATGTTCCTTATGTTTACGATAATGGTCTTCTGCTGGAAGCTTTAAGTTATTATATACTTTATAAGTATTTAAGTAGAGGGAGTAAACACCAAGTTTATAGTTTATCAAGTAGTAGTCCTGTTACAAATCCATATCTCCAATGGAAAGAATTAAAAAGTAAAGCTATTGCTTCTGTTCGTAATGATATTTATAATGATGAAGGTTGGAGAAACTTCTTCTATAACTCAACGTTTGACCCAAGAAGATAATTATGGAAATAGTACCAAAACTTGATTTAAATAGAAATCCAAAAGAAGTTAAGTGTGGTAGTTTAATTGCTGCTAAGAATGTTATGACTGATGATAGTGGTAGTTATTTTACTAACGAATATGGATTTGGAGTTTCTTTTGAAACAAATAGTGATGATAAAGATTCAGATACTTCTAATCATCCTAGTGAATATATAGTTGGTGTAATTCCATGTAATAAAGAAATTGTGATATTTACTTATTCTGCTTATGAAGAAAAATCTAGAATTTATCGCAAACCTGATGAAGGTAAGGCTTATGAAGTTTCTACAAATTGGGAATATCATGGTGGAAAGATTACTGGTAGTTATACTTATAACTATAAAGGCGAATTAATAATTGTAGTAGCTGAAAGTGATGCTGTTGATTTGAATAATAATACTATTCATGTTCCTCTTAAAACTTGGAACTTAAATACAGGTTCTACTGGTCTTGAACATGGTATTGAAGAAAGTATTCCAAAAGCTAAAGTTAGTTATGATATTACTAACGGTTCTCTTAACTGTGGAGTTTATACTTTCTTTATTCGTTATCAAATTGATGACTACAATTATACAAAATGGTTTCAAATTACTGATGACATTATTATTATAAATGATGAAGGAAAAGATGTTCCTATTCATAATTTTCTTGATAGTAAATCTGCTCTTACTCGTTACAATACTGACGGTAATAGTAATCCTACTACAGAGTTTGAACCTTTCCTAGTAAATGGTAATGACAAGTCTAATAAAGGAGTTTACTTTACTCTTGATATAGATAAGAATTATAAATTTACTAAATATCAAATAGGTTATATTGTTAAGCATAATGATGCTGTTGATGGTAGAATATTTAATACTTATTCTATTGATATAACTTCTTTAATGTTTAACACTAATGCTTATATTGAAGAAGAAAGTGTTGACGAAATGCTTCGTGAACCAGTTCAGCTTTATGATGTTAAGAATGTAATTAATTACAATAATAGAATTTATGTAAGTAATTATAATGAAAACCTTAATGAAGATTTAACTGGTAATAGTAAAAATGTTCATGTTGATATTGAAACTAAAAATATTTCTGATTATAGTAAATCAGTTGTTACAACTAAACAGTTGATTATTACAACTAATTTTGCTATTGGAAATTCTACTTCGGTAAATGATGTTTGGGCTGCTGATAAATATACTGTTAGTAAAAGTGAAGACTTAACAGAATATGTTATTAAACCAGAATATATAACAGAGTTTATTAGAAAGTTCTTTACTTCGGCGATTAAAGTATTTGGTTATGGAAGTACTATTAGTATTGACCATGACAATATTGAGAACCTTCCTAATAATCCTAAGAATGAACCTTATATGACTAGAAGTAGATTCTCTTTATATATAGGTATTATTGGTGAAGGCACAAGTAAACAAGTTGCTATTTATGATGCCCATAGTCAGAAAGCTATTAATATAGATAATATAGTTATTCGTAATGGTTATATTGTAATAACTATTAAAGGAAACAAGTATCTAATCAATAAGAGTACTGATTTTCAAGTTTTAATTGAACAGGATTTATTCTTTAGAAATGGTTCTACTATAACTCAACGAGCTTTTTACAATCAAAATTTACTTGGTAATCCTCCATATACTTATAGTATGGGATATGGAATGAATAGTTCTGCTTATGAAGCTACTACTGTTACTTCTAATAATCATACTTCTCCATTTAATAATTTTAGAAGTTTAATTCCTGGTCAGATTTATAGTTTCTATATTCATTATATTAGAAAAGATGGTTCTGTTACTAATGGATTTATTGTTCAAAATGAACTTGATGAAGAAAGTGCTCAATCTGTTTCAGATAAAGAAGCTGATACTGGAGCTAAGTTTGATGTAGTAGTAAATAATGTTGGTAATAAACTTTTTAGAGTTCCTACTGTAGCTAATGACAATATACTTATATTTCCAAGATTTAAAGTTGATGTAATTCCTTCTAATTATATTGGCTGGTTTGGTTCTTATGAGAAAGTTGAAGATATGTCTTATCCTTGCACAATTCTTAATGGAGAATTAAATGGACATAGACTTACTGTTACTAATACAAACTTTGAATATAAAGAAGATATTATTCAAGGAAATAAATATTCCTTTGTTAAATCTGATAAGATAGGAGGTTATGATACTGAAAGTTTAACTAGTCATATTAAGCCTACTATTCATCCTAATATTTCTTTTGGAGTTCTTCCTAAAGGTAATGTTGGTGATAAAATTATCGTTTATAATGATAACAAAGATGTTTATAACAAAGCTGTTAAAACTCTTTATAGAGTAACAGATAATAATTATGAAAGTGGATATAGTAAAGATAATTATAAGTATACTCCTGGTTTTTATAATCAAGATAAAATAGTTACTTATGATAAAGAAATCATTGCTAATCCTACTGCTTCATTTGTTTTAAATACTAATTCTCAAAAGTTAAATGGATATACTATTAGTATGGATAATAGTTATAGCTATAATAAATATCCTACTAATGCTTATTCTATTAAACAAGATTATAATGAAGGAGCAGTTTCTTTGACTAACGAAGAAGGTAAAGCTTTAGGAGTTTATTATAATAAAGTTCTTAGTCCTGATAGACTTAGAGATTTCCTTGAATTAAAAGAATGTTATAAATCTACTCCATTAAAGAGTTATACTAATTATAGTAAAGACTATATTGATTCTTTTGATAAGACTATTCGTAGAAGTGATGTAATTTCTGATGAAAGTCTTGTTAATGGTTTCAAGAATTTCGATGTTGAACAATATAAAATCATAACTGAAAATAAAGGTAGTATTACTAATATTGTAGGTATTGGTCTTTATATGTTAATTCATACACAATATAGTTTATTTGTATTTGATAGAACTCCAAAACTTACACAAAAGAGTCAACTTGAAGTTCCAGATGTATTCGATATTGATTATCAAGAAGTTCTTCCAAGTAATGAAGGATTTGGTGGTCTTGCTAGAAAAGAAGAATCTATTCTTAGTAAACATGGATATATTTGGTTTGACTCTGTAAACAAAGTTATATTCAAGTTTGAAAATGGTAAAGCTGAAATTCTTTCAGCTAATATAAATAACTTGATTAAATCTCTCGATATAGATTATGTTGTATTCGGAGAAGATTTGAAAACTAATAGATTGCTTATTTGTATTTGGTTAAATCAAACGATTGATGGAAATCCTCGTAAGAACCAATACTATATAACTTTAAGTTATAACTTTAATCTTAATGATTATATAAGTCTTCATGATTATGCTTTTACTGCTAATTATAGAACTTATAATAATAGTTATTTCTTTAATGAAAAAGTTGATAGAGCTAGACTATATGAGTTTGATGAATCTGAAACTAATTACAAAAATCTTGCTAGTGTTGATAATGTTTTATATCCAACAATATATACTAAATAGATATGGGATTACAAAGATTAATTAATGTAGGTATTTCTAATATTCGTTATGAAGAGAATGGAAATATCGTTTTAACTTATTATATAGATGGAGACCCTATGTCTGGAGCTGGGCAAGTTAATATTAAAATAGAACTTGATAATGTTCAAGTTGAAAATTTTAATACTAGCGCAGAAATGCCACTTGGTAGAACTTATAAAACTGTAACTGTTGGTTTAAGTTCTAAAGTTCCTGGTTCTACACATAATATTAAAATTACTGGTACAAAAAATGGAGTTGTTAGAACTGCTAGTAAAAGTAGTACTTTTCCAGTTCAAGCAGATTTAGATAAAATAGATATTAATTTTACTCATAGAGAAACTATTCCAGAAAAGATATTAACTGATACTTTTTCTTTTATTAATATTGGTAATTTCGGTGGAGTAAGATTTGCTATTGATGAAGACGTAACTGATAGTAGTACTAAATATGAAACAAACTCTATACAGACTATATCAAATAACGATAATGCAAAACATGTTATTAATTATAGATATAAATGTGGAGATTTAGTTGCTACTAAAAGTTATACTGTTGACCATAGTAAATCTGAACCTGGACATAGAGTTCCTTATGTTTATCCAAATCCTGTATTAACTCAAGTAGATAACAATCATTATGAAATAATTATTCATGATTTTGTTAATGATGGTTCTAGATATGGAGTTACTGATACTAGTAAAATTAAAGTTCGAGTAATTTATAATAATAAATATATAGACTTTGATTATGCCAATTTTACAGATTGTAAATTAAAAGTAGAATTAAATTATAGTACTAAGATTACTTGTTTTATTTATAATACTGAATACTATACTGATAAATCAGAAGGTGTAATTCTTAATTTTGTATATAAACTTCCTGAAATTAAAATGCTTCCTCCTGATATAACATGGACTGCTAACAGAAGACCTAATGGTGAAATTGTAAAAACAGGAGTTTATATTAATACAAGATTTTCTGAAATTATTAAATTAAATTCTGTTGAATTTCCAAATATAAATCAACCTGATGGTGATGGTACATTATATACCATATATACTATAGATGGAAGTATTCCTAATTTGAATAATACAGAAGACAAAATTCCAGGAAATACAAATTTAAGTATTGGTGGTAATCATATTGTTTATTTTAGAAATGTATTTGTTTATAGTGATATTAAAAGAAATCCTACATATTCAGATTCTGTAAGATTTGTATACAATGTTAGTGGAGAAGGAAATCCCTTTTATTTTGATTATAAAAAACCAAAGTTGGAATCTCCCAGTAATATCTGTAGTTATCTTGATGTTATTTATAATAACGATTATAATAATTCTAAGTCTCTAGAATCAATTAATTATGTTCTTAATTATTTTGATAATAGATATTCTTTAGATGCTAAAAATATTTATAATGTAGCTGAAGATGGTTTAAGACGTAGATATGCTGGTTATTATCTTGATGTTTATACAGATGAAACTCAAGCTATAAATCTTAAACTTAGTGATGGTTCTAATAATACCGATGAAACTAATAAAGATGCTTTCAATCATTATGATGATTATAAGTTTGCTAAGTTTGACAAAGGTAGTTGGAACTTTAATTACTTTAGAAATGGTTTTAATGGAGGTAATAATGAATTATCTGAAACTGAACTTACAAGAGCTTGTAATTATATTTATTATAATCCAAGTACTAAACAAAATGAAGTTCATGCTATTACTGAAGAAGATTTAAAGAACTCTCCATTATATAAGTCCGATAATAGAAGTTTGATTTATGGAAAGTATATTGTTACTAGATTTATATTTAATAATGATGATGCTACTCATAGATTTAAACTTGAAAATATAACATTTAATATTCAACCATATTAATTATGACAAAGAAATGTAATAGATTAAGAGGTGAACGACCTAAAGCATTTTGGGGTGCTTTAGTTGGTGGTGCTATGAATTTGATTGGTAGTGCTATTAGTTCTAAGTCTCAAGCTAGAGCTATCAGAAGACAAATTGAAGCTCAGAAAGAAGCTGCTCGAACTCAATTAGAGTTAGCTAATAATAGTAATCTTGCTAGTACGTTGAATAGTTATGCAACTGCTACAAGAAGTTATAACGATGAAGATGATTATAATTTAAAGTATCGTCTTGGCGGTAATAAACGTTTAGGAAGTAATAGAATTTATATTACTGATGGAGGTAATGCTACTAAGATTGGAAATGATACATACCTTTTACGGGGGGGTTCTCATGAGCAAACCAATGAGACTGGTCAAACTGGTATTGGTATCAATGTTGGTGGTAATGAAGTTGAAGCTGAAGGCGGCGAAGTTGCTCAGAAGAAAAATGGTGCTCTAAGAATCTTTAGTGCTCAACCTATTCTTGGTAATGGTATGAGTCCTGCTCAAGCTATTCTTAGAGGTTATAATAAAGATTCTGTATTTAGTCAACAACAAGCTTTTAAGAAAAGAAATGGTCTTAAAGATGATGGTAGTGCTAAATATGGACTTGGTGGAGACATAAAAGGTATTTGGAACTTTATTAGAAGTTATAGAACTCCTGTTAATAACATTGCTGCTCTAGTTACTGCATATCAAAAATTAAATCCTAATAGTAACTATAATAAACAAAAAGGTAAGTTCAAAGGTGGTACTTTTAGAGGTGCTGGTGCAGGTGGTACTTGGACTAACGATTATAAATCTAATAAAGGTTTCGATAACTTTAATGATGCTTATGATGACGCTGTAGAACATAATGCTAAAACTTTTATTTTTGGTAATAAGAGATATAATACTCTTAAAGAAAATAATCCTATTAGAGAAATTAATAATAGAGCTGTAGGTTCTTGGAGAGATAGTGTGGTTACTAAAGATAGAACTGGTTATGGTAAAGATTTTGGACCTATAAAAGGTGGTGCTTCTTTGATTCCTCTAATTACAGAAACTTACAATCCTAAGAGAATTAAACATAAATTAGGTGGTGGTTTAACTTCTAAAGATAGAGGTTCTTCTAAACATCCTTATCCTTCTGTATCATCTAAAGATTTTGCAGGTGGTGGTAGAAGTTATCCTATTCCAACTAAAGCTGATGCTGTTGATGCTTTAAGACTTGCTGGTCTTCATGGTAGAAGTGATGTTAGAAGTAAAGTATTTAGTAAATATCCTAGCCTTAGAAAGAAAAGTTCTTTAGGCAGCTATACCCCCCCTGTAAAAGGCATGAGAACTAAGTTTGCTATTGGTGGTAAAGAAGATAAAGGTTATGATATGACTGGAGAACTTTCTCCTGTAATAAGTACTGCAAAATGGAGAACACCAAGATTTGCTACTTTAGGTTCTGTAGATACTATTGCTAGAGCTATTCCTAATTTTAGTACTATAAAAATACCTACTTATATACCTTCTTCTACTATACCTTATAAAGGTCAAAATATTAATCGTAGTCGTACTATATTTAGTGGAGGAGATTATCTAGGATTAGGTATTGATGCTCTTAGTGCATTAGGTACTGGTTTGATTACTAGCAATGCTTATAAAAATTTAGATTTTAATTATAATCTTCCAAACTTTGTTGAGGAAAGTCCAGTTGCTCTTAATACTACCTATCATAATGAAGCTCAAAAATCTAATGTTGAACGTAATCGTTTAAATAGTAGAAATAGTATTCTTAGAAATACTATGAGTGGTAGTACTGCTGTTGGTCGTATGCAAAGTGTTGATACTAATGCTTTATATCAACTTAATCAACTTGCTGATACTAAAGAGAATAAAGAAACTGAACTTATGAATCAGAATCTTTTGAATGAGCAACAAGTTAGAGCTAGAAATGCTGCTGCTAGAAATCAGTATTATAATACTGTTGCTACTATTAAGAATGCTGCCATTGAAGCTAAAAATAATGCTAGTCTTGCAAGAAGTCAAGCATTTAGTACTTCACTTAGCGGATTGTCTCAAGCTTGGAATAATTTCTGGACTGCTGGTAGAACAGCTTATGAAGATGACCAAGCTAGACGAGCTATGATTGCTTCTAGTAAGGATGCAACTCCTACAAAACTTATTGAAATGGGATATGACCTTTCTCCTCAAATAATTGCAGCACTTTATAGTACTTCTACTGACCAAAATACTAAAGACTTCTATCTTAGTATGCTTGACGAAAAACAACGTAGAAAGTATGGTATATCTTAATTTAAAATAAATATTTCTGGTAGTAATCATACTATCAGAAATATTTGTTATATTTGCAACTAGTAATTATAAATAATAAAATTATGGCTTATAAAAATAATCAATCAAATGTAAGTATTGGAGGATATGTCCCTCAACGAATACCAGTTCGTGCAAATCTTGATGCTTTAAGTCAAGCATTAAATAAAATAGATGAACGTTCTGATAAAGCAATTCAACAAAAGTCTGCTATTACAAATGCTATTGGACAGCTTAAACTTAATGCAGCAGAAGACAAATGGAAATATGATTATGCTAAACGTATTGAACAACAAATTAATGACGCTGCTCAATATGGTGATTATAGTAGAGCGTTAGATGTTGCTACTGAACTTGCTGGAAGTGCTACTTCTTCTCCTGAGGTTATAGGTCGTATTCGGGCTAATGAAGCTTATGAAAAGAAGAAAGGTGAAGTTGAATCTCTTGCTAATAGTGGAGTTATTAGTGGACTTACTAAAGAACGTTGGCTTGCTCAAAATAAATATACTTATGAAGATATTCGTGATGAAAACGGCAATATAGTTGGAGGTACAGATTGGAAAGCTGGATGGGACCCAGTTAAAAAAGTTGATATGTCTAGACTTGTTACACTTGCTGGTCAACTTGCTGCTCCTGTAAAACGTGCTACTAGTAGTAGTTCTCAACATAGCGTTTCTGATGAACAAGGTGTAGGTAATGGTGGTACTAGTACTCCTGAAGGTCTTCGTTCTGTAAAAACTGGTTATAGTACTTCTAGTGGTTCTAGTTTTCAAAGAGAAACTTTAACTAAACAAAAGATTGATGAAGTTTATAATCAACTATTTGCTCTTGACCCAGATAATATGAATGCTCTTATTCAGCAATTTGATGATGTTCAATGGAAAGTTAATCAACTTAAAGATAAACTTAATGTTAGCACTAATCCTGAAGAGCATAAAGTTATTCAAAATAGTATTGACGCTTTTAGTAATGATATTTATGATGCTAACGGACAACCTCTTACAGTTAAAGAATATATGCTTAGTAAGATAGGAATTATTACTAAGAATATGGCTTATGATAATACTAGTGTTAGTCATACTTCAGGTAGTTCTGAAACTAGAGGTTTAACTTATGGTACTAAATATGCTCTAGGTTCTGGTACTAATACTAGTAATATTACTGCTCCAGTTCCTACATTAGATGGAACATATTATAGTAATCCTGGTGAAGTATCAAGTAATATTGAAAATGGTAGTTCTTGGTTTCAAGACCAACTTTCTCAAGGTGGTGTATTAAATTAAAATAATAAAATTATGCTTAGTAAAAAAATATATAATCAATTTATAAGTAATGGAGATTATGTTGGTGCTGCTAATTACTTATCTCGTGCTCACTTTAGCGACCCTGTTAAACAGTCTCTTGTAAATCAAGCTATAAAGAAGCTTAGAACTGATGGTCGTAGAATACAAGGTATGATGAGTAGAGCTGATGAAAATCAACGTAAAGCTTTTAGTTTTCTTAATGCTGTAAATAGTAATGGTATTCTTCCTGGTCTTAATAATGGTACAGATGCTGATGGTAACAGACGTGCTTCAGATAATGTCTTTAGTAAAGATTATGCTGAAGCTAAACGTAGATTAGGCAGTCAAGGTTCTAAAGAAGCAGAAAGTTTATCTATTAAATTTGGTGGACAAATAGAGAAAAGAAGACTATTAGGCTTAGATTGGCTTGCTAAAGACTACGAATATAAAACTGATGCTTTTGAAGATATGCTTAGAAGAAGCAGACTTAGCAAAAATGCATTAATTAAATCAGGAGCTAAAGTTAAAATAAAAGATGGTCAATATATTCTTGACATTAGTAAACGCAATCCTTTATTTAATAAAGTATATAATGCTTTACTTAGTACTAAAGGATACGATAATAAATATAGATTTCAAGTAGCTGGTATTGATGCTAAAGGTAAACTTATAGGTGTTGGTGATAGTGATAAAGATTATATTAATTGGAGAAGTAGAACAGATATAACTGATACTGATGGCTATTATATTAATCCTACAGGTAATAATAATTTTGAAATGCCTAACAATATTGTAGCTGTTGCTAATAAGGCTATCCGCCCCGTAAAAGGTATTGATAATGATGGTTCTAAATTATCTACTGTTAGTTCTATGGTTCTTCCTTTTAATAGTGCTCGTAGAAAACAAATCAGCGATGCACTTAATGGAGGCAGACTTAATACAGAATTAGCTAATGCTCTTGTAAAAGAGAATGGTAATGCTATTATTAATGGTCTTATGAATGCTGATTTTACTCAGTATGAAATGTATGTTACTGATGAAGAAAATACTGAAGACCATACTACAGTTCGTCATGTAGTAGATAATAGTAATGAAAAAGCTAATATTCAAGACTTAGTACGTGCTGCTATTGCTAGTGGAAAATTTGACCCAGAAACCCAAGTTTCTCTTGGTATGCAAGGTAATCAAACTGGTTATGTTATTACTATTCCAACTAAGATGGATAAGGATACCGAAACAGGTAATAGAGTTGAAGATATTAAACAAAATAGTCGTCAAATATTTATTCCTGATTTTATGAATGGTGAAGCTGAGAAAGTATTCTCTCAAAATTCTCAGACTAGAGCTATGAAAGAACTTGCTAGTATGGAAATGTATAATTATCCTGTTGATATTCCTCAAGATGGTAGACTTAACGTTTATAATGACCCTTCTACTGGAAAGGCAGTTTATCAAATGGAATATGATAGTGGTAGAGTACAACCTTTAACTAGAGAAGATGCACTTCGTAAAGTTAATAAAATGCTTATAGTTGAAGATGGTATTGATTTGGCTAATAAACAATTTTACGATGAAGATGGTAATCTTCGTAAAGGTCTTAAAAATAGAGACGGTTCTTTAAATACTCAATTTCAACAAGATTTAAGTAGACAAGTAGATGCTTATGTTACTAGTGCTATGAGTGAACTTTATCCACAAGCTTGGCAAAGTTTTGCTCCTATTGCTAATAACGTTATAAATGGAGATTTTTCATCTGAAGATTATAAGACTAAATTAGCTAAAGCTATGGATAGTTTTGTAGATACAGATAATATTAATCTTATTAATAATCAAAGAGCTATTTATTCTAATTATATTCTTAATAATATAGGAATGTATGATAATGATACTTATAATATTGATTAATTATGAATACAGAAAACGTTTTTAATAATAGTGGAGTTATAGTTAGCAATCCTAATTATAATCCTAAAACAAAGAAGGGTCGTGCTCAACAGCCCTTCTTTCATACTTTAGATGTAAGTCAAGATATTACATCTGGTGCAGCTAATGAATTTGCTAAGAATGTAGATAATGCTTGGGTAATGGGTGATACTCATAATTATCAACGTTATGGCGTTACTCCTAATATTATTACTAATCTTGATAAAGAGCGTGCTGAAAATCAGTCTAATTGGACTAAAGCTGGTAATGCTTTAGGTCAGGCTCTTGTTAGTCAAGCTATTCTTGGTACAATCAAAGCTGTGCCTGATTTGTTTGACGCTATTGCAAATGGTTTTTTTACTAGTGATGGTGATTATCAAAATCCTATTAGTAATAAAATTAAAGAATGGCAAGATTACTTTGACCAAGAAGTTGCTCCAATATATAGTGACCCTGAGCATAATGATATTTATAGTGGCGGTCTTACAAATTTTGGTTGGTGGGCTAGTAATGTTCCTAGTGTAATGTCTAGTTTAACTTTGCTTCTTCCTGCTACTGGTATTATGAAAGGTGCTGGTACTATAGGTAAAGCTCTTAAACTTGGTGCACGTAGTCGTAGTGGTCTTAAAAGTTTATTTGGTATTAACAAAACTCTTGATAATATTGAACGTGGAGTAGAAGGTGCTCAACTTAGTGGTTTTCAATCTGCTGCTGCTAAAATTATAAATAGTACTAGAGAAGGTGGAAAACTTAACACTTTTGCTAATGTTGGAGGTAATGCTGTACTTCAACGTATGATGGAAAATTATCAAGAAGCACAAGGAGTTTATCAAGATGTTTATAAAGATGCTACTGATAAACTTAATGGCATGAACAATCAAGATTATCAAGCTTTTGTAAATAAGAATCAAGAACTTCTTCAAGACGTTGATATTTCTGATAGAAATGCTGTTGCTAGAAAGATTTCTAAAGCTTCTGCCGATGAAGACTTTAAATATAACTTTGGAAATCTTACTTTTGATATTATTCAAATGTATGGACTTAGAGGTTTTTGGAAAGGTCTTAAAGATAGAGGTGGAGCTTATAGTCTTAATCAAACTCTTCGTAATAATAAACTTGCTATAGGTAAAACTGAAGAAGAAATTAAAGCTGCTACTGATAAAGTTTCTGCTTGGGTTAAAGCTCGTAATAAAGTTTGGGATAGACTTAAAGACGAAAAACTTATTATATCTGGAGAACTTAGCGAAGGTCTTGAAGAAGGTGTAAACTATATTGCTCAAATGGAAGGTACTAATCTTGGTAAAGTACTTCTCGATGAAGCTGATGCTGACAAATCTCCTTGGGATGATAGAATGAAAAAGTATCTTCGTAGCGGAGGTCTTGCTGATTCTGCTTTTTGGGGAGTAATGGGTGGTGTTGTATTTCATCATTTAGGTTCTACTTTTGGTAAAATTCAAGCTACTATAGATGAAAAGAATAAGACTAAAAAAGATGATAAAACTGGTGAAAGTACTCCTAGTTCTTTTGGTCTTAGTGAAACTGGAGAAATTAAAGCTCGTAGAGATAATATGCAATCTTGGTTGAATACCTTTAATACATTCTTTGATAGAGCTGCTAAAATTAAAGAAGGTATTAATCCTTTTGCTGGTCTTAATGAGAAAGCTGATATTAAAGGTAATACTACTGCTCAAGAGATTGCTAAATCTAGAGCACAAGATGAACTTATTACTGATTTGACTTTGAATGCAGCTCATCATGGTAATGCTGGTTATCTTCGTGAATTTATGAAATCTGATGAAGTACGTGATGCTTTAGTAAATAAAGGTATTACTACTAAAGAAGATGCTACTCAAACTCAGCAAGAGATACTTAATAAAATGGATGAAGTTGCTCAACAATATAATAATGAACTTACTAGAGTTATAAATATTGCTGACAACTATGCTGCTCATCGTAAAGATGACCAAGTTATTCCTATTGAATATCTTCAAATGATTGCTACAAATAATGTCAAGTATGGTCAAGATATTGCTCGTCAAGAAGATAAACTTAATTTAACTCAATCTAATATTAATGTTGCTCTTCAAGTTAAAGAAATAGCTGATAAACTTGGTGATAGTTCTATTGATGATTTACAAAGAGTTGCAGCTCAAACAATTCTTGCTAATAATCTTGCTGAACTTTATGCTCAACGTAGAGAAGTTGAAGAATCTGCTAAGACTGATATTAGTCAAGCTGTTGCTCTTGATAATATTAATAAAAATATAGCTGCGGTTCAAGCACAACTTACTCCTGATTATCTTCGTGAAGCTATTCGTACTGGAATTACAGCTTTTCATGATGAAAATGGTGTTCTTAAATTTAAACCTAATGAAGGTGCTAGTAAAGAACTTAAAGATATTATGTCTTTAAATCTCAATGACGCTGAAGGTAATGAAGATGCTACTAAACGTGCTGATTATTTTAAAAGACTTGATGAGTATGCTACTAAGCATAATATTGTTGGTGAACTTAGTAAATATTCTGATGAACTAAGTATTGCTGAGCAAAATAAATCTTTTGAAGATAATCGTAGAAAAGCTAATCAAGTTCTTACTGCTGCTGATGAATTTGGTATTCCTGGTGTTGTTGGTAAAAACTTTACCGATTTACTTGTTGATAAAGCTATTGCTGAAGTTAATAGAGATTATCTTAAAAGTAAACAAGTTAAGAATAGAGAAGATATTGCTAGTGAACTTAGTTTCTTAAATCAAACTCTTGATGATGCTAGAGTTAAGGTTGTAAATCAAAGTTTCGATACTGTTAAGGATATAGCTAAACGTAATAAAGATAATCGTGATGCTATTATTAATGCAATCGGTGCTTACTACAATCAAGACTTTGAGAATTATGATAATTTTGTATCTGTTCTTAACGATAAAGATAAATCAGATTTAAAAGAATCTTTAGATGCTCTTCATCTTAGTGGTAATCTTAATTACCGTTTTGGTGAGCAAATACAAGAAATGCTTGCTAAAGATGATTTATTTGAAGATACTAAACCTGCTGCTACTCAAGCTCAAGAAGAAGAAGCTGAACAACTTAATTCTACAACTCCTACTTCTACTGAAACATCGCCAACATTAGAACCCCTAAATTCTTCGCTCTCAGCCCCTCAAATTGGACAGACGAATAATTTATCAGGTTCATCAGTTGAAAGCGTCACAGCGCAAGGAAATACGCAATTATCGAATGTTGGTACACAACAGTCTGCGGTGAAACCGAGTAAAATCGGAAAATTAAATTTTACAAATAATAAGTTTGTAGCTAGTACTGGTAACGAGACTGCTTCTAATGATTATCAACTTGTTCCAACTCAGAATAACGATGAGTATGAAGTTCATCCTACAAGTAATGATAACATTGCAACTCTTACAACTAATGAAGACTTGTTTGCTAATGCTAATATTGCTACTCAAGATAACGTAGGCATAACTTCTTATCCTATTATTAGACTTACTGGTAATGATTTTGAAGTTGTTAGTCAAGGTAAACTAGGAATTGAAGAGGTAAAAGAAGAAGAAACTTCACAACAAGCATCTTCTACGGGGGGTCTAGAACAAACAAAATCGCTAGAATCTCCAGCAGTAGCTGAACCTACTCCTGAAGTAGAAGAACCTAAGGTTCCTGATTTTATGAGTAATGCTTCTGATACTAAAGTTATTAGAGATGTTATTGCTGAATTAAAAACTACTCCTGATTTAGATTTAGATGCTAAAGCTAAGAGTATTCTTGATGAATATGTAGCTAAAGGATATAGTGAAACTGAAACTAAAAAACAAATAGATAGTGCTTTTAGACGTATTCGTAAGAGACAAGAAAAACTTATGAATAAAGAAAGTACTGTTGCTTCTGTTTATTTTAGTAGTTTTGACCAAGAAGAACGTAATGCCAAATCTAAAAATGGTAAAGCTATAGTATTTGATGATTCTTATAAAAAAGCTGTTAGTGACCTTCTTGATGTATATGCTAAAGATGCTGAACTTCCACAAATTAATGGTAAGTATTATGGTAATCTTATGAATCTTATGGATTATATTAAGTCTGCTTATGATGATTATTCTATGGCTGACTTTATGTTTAATAGTTTATCTGCTTATCTTAATACACCTGAAGGTCAAGCTAAGTTTAATATTACTGATGCCAATGATGTTAGTAATCCTGTTGCTTTCTTAAATAACTTCCATAAATCTCAAGCTGAAAGAGATGCTGCTCTTCCTAATGGAACTGTTCATCAAGTTAATATGAATCTTTCAGATTTTGGCACAAATGAAGATATGAAAGAAAGTTATGCTGAACAAGTTAAACTTAAAAATGGTGATAAACTTACTATCGAAAGAGTTACTACAAGTAAAGGTACTAGTCGTTTAGGTATCAAATCTAATGGTAAACTTGTTGGTAGTATATCAATTCCTTCTATAGGAAATAGAGGTGAATATATTCAAAAGAATGATGGACTTATTTATCATATAGATAAAGCTGATGGTTCTAAAGATGGAGCACTTAAACAAGTTCTTAAAGATATAGCTAGAAGTAAAACTCCTGAGCATAGTAAACTTAACGAAATTATTCATAAAGCTGCTTTTGATAAATTTAACGCTGAACAACTAGTTAATGAATTTAAGAGTAATCCTATTGTTCAAGATATGGTTAAGAATGATATGATTAATTCTGATAAAAACGGTCCTGAATATGAAGTTGCTCTTAATGGTCTTGCTAAACTTTGGAGATATAACTATAAAGTTCTTACAGAAGGAAATGTTAATAAATTTACTGGTGCAGTAGTTGCTAATTCTATTGATAAATGGTTTGATACTCTTCGTGAAAGTTATAACGAAACTAGTAAATTAGATAACAATCCAAATATTGATATTGTAGCTAGTGATGTATTTGAAGGTGAACTTATTCGTAGTAATGATGGTACTTTTAAAAGTGATGCTGAAACTTCTCAGCCTATTCAATTAGCTATTGCTAAAGATACTAAGTTTGAAATTGCTGCCAAATCTACTACTGGTGAATTTATTAATGGTATTGGAAGTAATAAGTTTCTTGTTAATGTTGGTCGAACTTATATCACTGTTCCTCGTAATAACGGTACTGTAGATATTGTAAATGCTTATCCTGTGAGTTGGACAGGTGCTACATACTATACAAAAGATGGCAAGCAACAACATGTTGAGACAGGTAAAGACTTTAAACAACTTCAAAATGCTATAGTTACTCAAATTAAAGATAGACTTGCTTCTCTTAACGATGGCGATTTTACTGAAAATAGAGATAACTTTATTGATTTTATTGATAATCTTCTTAATATTAATAAAAATCCTATTTTCCTTAGTAAAGAACTATCTGTATTTAGAACTGCAAATATTCTTGGAATTAACTTTGGTAATAAGAATAATCAACTTCTTTTCTATAGAGATAAGAATGGTGATGGTATAGGTCAAATAATCAATAAAGTTGATGGTAAACCTAATTATATTTCTTATAATAGTGATTTATCTGCTATAAGTGATAGACTTATTAAAGGAATAAAAAGTCTCAATTTCAATATTAACTTTTCTGTTTTAAAGTCTGATAATAATCATAATATTGCTCTTCAAGGCATTACTAGTAGAACTACTGATGGTAAGTTTCAAATTACTATTCCTGAATATAAAGGAAAAAATGGTATAAATCTTACTTATGATAGTTTTAAAGACTTTATTCAAAAAAACAATCTTCTTAGAGTTAATATGGCTCAAGAAAACGGTAGTAATATTAGAAGAACTGCTATTAATAAACAAGGGGCTAATGCTAGATTTAGTTTTCAAGTAACAAATAAACAGGAAAGCCGCCCCGTAAAGGATGTTAATGATAATTATACTTCTAAATCTGATGAAGTTAAATCTATTATAACATCTGATTCTACAGATAAAGGTTTTGAAGTTGCTAGTGCTCTTTTATTAGATAACACATCTAAAGAGAAACTAAATAGTATTAAAATCGATAGTCCTTTGCGTAAACTTTTAGCTAAAAATATTATCTTTGACGAAGAATTTATGAGTAAAGAACATCCACAAGCTAATGCTGTTTGGAGTAAAACTAAAGGTGGTAAAGTTGTTGTTGGTCAGAAATTCTTAGATATGATTGATAGTAAGAAACCTGGTGAAAAAGGTAGAGCTATTAGAACTTTGATGCACGAAAATCTTCATGGTTATATTGAAGATATGGCTGATGATAAACGTCATCCTAATGCAGTTGCTAATCTTAGAAATAGAATGCAAGATATTTATGATGATTTTGCTACTGCTATTAATCAAGATATTAATGATTTAAAAGCAGGAAATATTGATGAGATTAAGCGACGTAGACATATTCAGAATAAAGCTACTCTTGAAAAGATTAGTAATTGGCTGAATAACGTTAATACTTTTACTGCTGAAAGTTATGCTACTCGTGAGAATCCTCAAGATGCTCTAGAAGAGTTTATTGTTGAATCTCTTACCAATGTTGATTTGATGAATTATCTTAATCAAGTTGATGCTGATGGTGGAGTAGTTAAAGGTAATACTATTTGGCAAAAAATACTCAAGTTTATTGGTGATTTGTTTGATATTAATATTCGTCCTAATAGTCTTCGTGCTAAACAAATGGAAGCTCTTGGTGAAATATTTAAGAATAATCAAGAAGCTGAAGTTAAAGTTGAAGAAAAAGAAGAAGTTACTCAACCAACAATACCTTTTACGGGGGGGATAGAAGAAGTTGAAACAGAAACAGTTGCTGGTGATACTAACAGTATTGTAGATAGTGATGATGTTGGAAGTGCTAATGAAACGTTTGATATTAAAGATGAAGATGTTGATGCTGATGATGAATATGATGCTGATGAAAGTACTAGTGAAGAAGTAGCTTTCAATTCGTTCAATTCAGCAATCGAATCTCTCCCAATGTCAGAACGTGCCAAATTTACCTCTCTTGTCAGCTCTGCTGCGATTTCGATGTCTTGCAGATAAATTATTCATAGAATATATTTCTAGGTTCTAGAGGAGAATTTAAAATCCTCTAGAACTTTACTTTTTAATAATTAATTTAATTCATAAAGTTATGTCTTGTAATTTTAAAACAACAAATGCTGGCACAAGCATTAAACGTAAGGTTGGAGCAAATAATGCTCGTTTTGTAGCGTTAATTAGTCTTATTAGTAATCCTGAAACTGGAGGTTTTACTGATGAGTTTGTTAAGTATTATCAGAAAGTAAATCATACTGATAATATTCCTAGTGTTGATAATTCTGAAAGAGGAGTTATCGCTAAAACTGCTATCCGTTATTACAATAGTATTCACTTTGATGTTAATGCTCAAAGTACAGGTACTTATTATGCCAAGGATGTAGATGCTTTCGGTTATAGTGATAGTCATGCAAAAGTATATGCTATTACTAGAGCAATCCCTAATATTATGCGTAGTATGTACGTTAGTGATATTAGAAGTGGAGAAATTGTTAATAAAGATACAATTCTTGGTGATTTAATTAAACGTACAAAAGTTAGAATAACTAAAGATGTTGCTGCTAATTATCTCAAAGCTATTGGTAAAGTTGCGACTAATGCTGAAGTTAATAAGATTGCTGATGCTCTTCTTAATAATAATGAAACTTATTATAAGAAAGATGAACTTATGCTTGCTATAACTAAAGCTTTTGATAAGAATGGTGATGTTCAAGTTCAAAATACTTTTGCCATTTATAAAGATATATTTAAAGATACTACTGGTAAAGATTTCTTTAATAGAGTTATTATTGCTGACACTATTATTGGTAATTTAAAATATAGCGACGAAACTGAATCTAGTCTTGCTGAAGCTTATGCTGAAGATTTCGATTCAGTAGACGATTCTTCTTATAATAATAACGAAGATGAAGATGTTCTTACTGTAGGTGACAGACAAGATAATACTTGGAATGACCATAGTGGTCTTGGTTCTAGTTATATGAAAGGTTTTGACCTTGATATTCGTCTTAATCTTTCTATGATACCTAAACTTACTAGTAATACTGTTGGTACTAAGACTTTAAAGTCTGGCAAAGTAAAAGATGTTTATGATTACGATAAAAACAATCCTACTGGTAATGTAGATTATATTGACGTAAAAGATATTATTAGTACTCTTAGTACTAAGAAAGATGTTTCTAATCTTAATACTTTTATTGATAGCGTAAAAGAAGCTAGTAATATTCCTGGTATGGAAGGTCTTATTAAACTTTATAAAGACCTTACTTCTGATTTAGATTATGCTGCTCGTCTTTATACTCAATTCAAAACTGTAATTAACAAATATGAAACTCGTATTGCTGATGAGAATACAGTTATGAATAAGAGTAATAAGAATAGTAATGCTCAGCAAGTTCATGCTCTTAGTTTCCTTAATGATGCTAAGTTTACTCATATAAATACTGATTCAGATGTTACAAATGAACTTGCTAATGAAGTAGATAAAACTATTGTAGAATATACTCAAGCTCTTGCTGCTGGTGATGAGTTTGCTTTAGACCAAGCTAAACTTTATAATACTATTGTTGATAAAATTGCTTCTCGTATTAAAGATTATTATCCTAGTGCAGATAAAGCTTCTATTGATAATTATGTTCGTCTTGCTAATAATGGTGAAGTTGCTACCAATATGCGTTATCTTACTGATAGTCTCAGAAAGATAGCTAAAGCTTCTGATGCTACTACTTCTCAGTATACCGAAAATCGTGATGTTATTAGTAGTATTAACAAAGAAATTAGGAAACTTCAAACTAAGATTGACGCTCTCAATGAAGCTGGAGAGCATAAAGGTATAGATAAAATTAATGAAGAAATAGATAAACTTGTTAGCCAAAGAGATAATATTAGATTTAGTGATTATCGTTCTCAAGATAGTATTACTCAGAGTATTGCTTTAGCTGATAAACTTTATCCTTATTCTTCTGTTAAAGTTGAACTTAATTCTCGTAATGGTTTAGGTAATCTTCAATCTGATATTATCAATAGTTCTATGATTACTTATCTTCTTAAAGTACTCAATAGTCCTAAGACTGCTACTGATGAATTAGGTAATACTGCTCCTGAGTCTCTTGTTAACTTTGCTAAGTTTAAATTTAAGAACAATCAATATAATCTTAGCAATATTCTTATTGAGACTAGAGAAAATGGTAAGATTGTAAATTATGGTCTTTTTTATTATGATGCTGACAAACAGAAATATGGTGTTACTAATTATGCTTCTGGTTTACTTAACGTTGCATTATTTAATGGAGCTGTAAAAACTGATGAAGGTACAGGTATTACTTATGCTCAAATGAGTAAAGGTGATTATGTTTATACTGCTTTTGCTAATTATTTTAATAGCGATAGAAATATTGATGCAGATAGAGTAACTAATAGCATTCCTCTTGCTAATTACTTTATGAGAACTCCTTCTGATGCTCCTAAAACATTTATAGTTCGTGCTCCACGTTATCATATAACTAAGAGTAATCCAATTAGAACTGTAACTAATGCCGCTGATGTAGATAATTATATTAAAAATTATGTCGCAGAACATATTTCTAATATGTCTGAAAGTACATTTAATCAAGCTAATCCTAGAGCTAAATTTATTCAACTTGAAGATAATCGTAGTGACCGTGCTCAAACTACTAGAGATTTAACTGATAATAATATTACTCGTTCTGTATATGAGAATGAGATTATTCGTAATGATGGTAAAACTGCAACTATTGGTTATCAATTTGTTGATGAAGAAGGTAATATAAACAAATATATTATTACTGGTTCTATCCGCCCAGTAAAAGGTATGAATAAATTTGTTATTGAGAATGGTAAAGCTACTATTCTTGATAATAATGAAATGAGAGATAATCTTCGTCCTATGATATATGATAAGTATCGTAAACAAGCTTATCGTAATGGTAGAATTGGTGATGTTCAAGTTAATTATCAAGTTAATAGAGAACATCCTATTTATAAACAATTTAGAAAGATATTCAATCAAGAATTGACTAATATGGCTGAAGCTATTAATATGATATTCTTGACTGGTGATGATGGTATTATTCAGCGTGAAGCTGATGGTAAACCTAAATTTAATCCTAATAATGCTTTTGGATTAGATAAAGAATCTGCTCGTAGACTTTATGCTAATTATCAAACTAAGAAAGGTAAATATCTTGATTCTAATTATGGTTTAGTTGGAAATATGTTCCATAGTGATAAGTTTACTATTACTAATTATAAGACAGGTAAAGTTCGTAATTATGGTCAAGAACTTCTTGATGATTATTTTGATAGTCTGTATAATGGTAGTAAAGGTGGCTTTATTCATTTTGGCTATGAAAATGGTAAGATTAAACTTAATCATACTAAAGAACAAGCTGAAGCTATTGATAACAAAATAGCAGAATTTATTAGTAATTATATTGATAGTTCTGCTGTACGTATGGATGAATTTAAAAATCTTGATGTAGCTGGACTTATTAATGATGATAATGTTGCTGACTTTGCTCTTAATTATCGTCTTGCTTATAATTATTTTGATGATTTATTTGAAGGTGATGATAAATTTTATAAGTCTTCTCAAGACTTCTTGAAACGTGCTAAGGAAGGTCAAGCTAGTGGTACTCCTTATAGTACTTTTAATATTTATCAAGATGAGAATATGATGTTGACAGACTTAAAGAAGATGAGTTATCTTAATAGTCAAGCTATTCAAGATAAACTTAATAGTCTTGGTCTTCATGTTACTCAACGTCCTGGTTTTGTTGGTATTACTATTAAGAATACTGTAAGAACTTCTCACGAAGCTTCTCAAAATGGTCCTGTTGTTCATGAACTTGCTCGTGTTTATATGAAACATGACCCTGAACTTACAGAAGCTGAAGCTATTGCTAAAGCAAATAAGCATATGGAAGGCTATCAAGGAACTACTGTAAACGATGCTCAATCTTATATTACTTTTGAAGAATGGATTCGTCGTGTTGCAGGTAGAGGACAACTTAATAAATATATGCCTCTTATTGAGCGTATTATGGATAGAAGTAAACCTCTTAGAGTAGATGATATTAAGACTTTTGTTCAAGTACAAAAGAACTTCTATTATGATATGATTTATAACGATAAGATTAATACTTATGCTCCTCGTCAAATTAAGAATGCAGAACTTGTTCTTGTACCTAGATTTATTGAAGGTACTGACCTTGAGAAAGTATATAATCTTATGAAAGATAATGGCATTGACCAACTTAATACAGAAGAGACTTCTAAAGCTGGTAAAGCTGGTGTTCTTACTTTATTTGATGAAGAAACCGGTGAAGTTACTGATGTTCATATTCAAGATTTTAATAATCATGTAGAAGATTATAAAGAGACTTATTCTTATAATTTCCTTTATACTCAGCAAGAAACTCCTCAACATATGAATGCAGAGAATAAAGCTGCTATTCAAATTATGAAGAAGATTGTTGATAATATTCCTGATACTGGAACTATTGGAGAAGTTAAGAAAGAGTTTTTTAGACTTTATGTTGCTAATATTAAAGATAGTTTCAATAGTCTTGTTAAAGAACTTAATATTCCTACAAATGAAGATGGTTCTATTAAACTTGATGCTAATGGAAATATTGAAGGACTTGATATGAAACTCTTCTTTAATAAGCTTCGTAAAGAATGTCTTCGTCAAGGTCTTGATAGTAATATTCTAGAGTTCTTTACTCTTAATGAAGATAGTCCTTATACTGAACTTGGAAGAGCTAATACTGTTATGCCTACATATATGACTAATATGATGAGTAAAGCTCAGAATGTTTGTCAGTCTATGTTTAATAATGCTATTACTCGTCAGAAGTTGCCTGGTTTTCATGCTGCTCAGGTAACTAATGTAGGTTATTCAAAGAAACTTCATTATCATCCTGATGGTGGGCGTTATATTGAAGTTCTTCTTCCTAAGAGTAACTTTGGTTTTGCTAAAAATGAAGATGGTTCTTATACAGAACCTGATGAAATCAGAGATGAAGATGGAAATCTTGTAGGTGGACTTCTTTATCAACTTCAAAGAGCTAAACTTGATACTATTATTGGTTATCGTATTCCTACTGAAGGTAAGCAATCTGTTTGTGCTATGAAGGTAGTTGGATTTACCGATGATGCTCAAGGTTCAACTATTGTTGTTCCTGATGATTGGGTTGCTCAAACTGGTTCTGACTTTGATATCGATTCTGTATATGGTATTCAATATAATACTTATATAGATAAAGATGGTGATATTCAGAAAGTTGCTTATAAAGAATCATTTGGTAAATTATATGATGATTATGTAAAAGAACAACTCAATGATGAAGCTAAAGCTAAACTAGAAGAAGCTGTTAAAAACGGAGTTAATGAATCTACTGCTTTAGCTAATGCTGCACAAGAGGGTGGACTTCTTAGTCGTGAAGAATTTAGTAAAGCTAATAGTATTGAAGAAAAGAATAGTCGTAAAGCTCGTAACAATCGTATACTTGATGATATGCTTCGTATTCTTCAATCTGATGAAGCTTTTGAAGAGAACACTGGTCAATCTCAATTTGAAGATATTATCAATGCACGTGATAATATTATGAATGATGTTGTTAAAAGTGTTCGTAATGGTCGTAGTTGTTATGATTTTATTGACCAAGCTGAATATCAAGAAGATGTTATGAGTGGTGCTAAACTTAAAGCGTTTAGTGTTACTCGTGATACCTTTGTGTCTATTTGCAACAAAGTTCAACCAACTATTGATAAAAATTATGCTATTAGTGCTAGATACAAAGCTACTCCAAAACAAGCTGAGGTTTTAGCTAAACGTTTTGGAGAAGACAACGTTATTTATAAAGACGGTTATATTACAATTAGTCATACTATGATTGGTTGGTCACATGACAATCATAATGTAGATGATGCTATTCTTACTGCTTATAGTTCTGAGACTACAGCTCATATTCTTGATGCTGTAAAGAAAGGTGCTGTACCTAATGTAAATGAGTTTACTTTTGCAGTATATAAAACTTTCCCTGATGTAGGTAGTAATTATAAAACTGGTGTTGCATTTATGATGCACCCTGCTGTAACTCGTATAGTTAATGCTTATAATAAAGGTAAATCTGTTTATAGTGAAGATTCTGCTCAACCTATAGTTGATGCTCTTAAAGAAGTAGCTGAAGAACTTGGTGTCGATATTAGTTCTTTATATTCAGGTAAAATGGTAGTTGAAGCTATTAATGATAAACTTGGTACAGACTACAGTTTTATTAAAAACAATAATATTGTTCTTGATGAAGAGCAATTAGCTAATGATGTAAAGAACGCAAACAATGTTTCTCTTGCTCGTGAAGTAGAGATTCTTATGGCTTACAATGATATTAATCGTTTAGCTGATGTAATTCAGAAAACTGTAAGAGTTTGTAATCCTGATAAGTTTGGTGCTAAACAAACCATATTTGCTACTAATGAAGTATTTGAAACTATTAAAGATATAAATAATAGCAAACAAGCTAAAGTACTTAGTAGGAATGGTATTCCTTTCCTTGAAAGTATTTATCCTGGACTTATTAAAGATGGTGTTGTAGATAAAGATAATTATGTAAAAGATACTCATGAATCTGCTTATCCTTCTCTTAATGCTTTCTTAAAATATGCTTCTGTTACTAGTACTGTAGTTAATAGTATGCTTTTTGAAACTCAAAATTCTGCTTTTGTAACTACTATTAAAGCTCTTAGTAAAATGCTTCCTACTCCTCGTAGACTTACTGAGAAAGAGTATAATGATTATGAGAAGTATGTTATTGGTGCTGCTTATAATAACGCTGATGGAATTAGATTAGGTTATACTATCAATTCTTCTACGGGGCGTCTTGAGGCAACTAAAACAAGTGATTTACAAGAGCGTCTTCGTATTTATGGATTTAGTGGTAGTCCGGTATTTAATTTTGATGTTGAAGATATTACTGAACCAACTCAAGATGAAATTGATGCTTGGTCTAAACTTACTCCTGCTCAAAAAGTTGCTTGGTTACAAAGTAAAGCAGAAGATGCTGGTATATTTGGTAAACTTAAAGTTGACCTTCAAGATAATTATCGTGTTGGCAATAAAGAATGTGCTGCTCAAGCTATTCGTTTTAATGATGACAATGTAGATACTGAAACTGCTTACAATCTTTTTGAAACTGCTACTAAGAGTCAGAATCCTCTTGTTAAACTTGCAGCTATAGACCTTATTAAATATGCGTTTGTAGTTGAAGGTTTCAAGATGCGTCGTAATGGTGTTAATAAGATTATTAAGAATAGTACTCTTCGTGATGATACTTTGTTTGCTAATCAAGATGGAGAACCTACTAGTCTTCTTAGTCAAATTGATGCTAATTTTAAGCATATTACTTATGATGATTATCGTGATGATTATTTAAGAAGTCATTCTGATAATGGTATGGTTCCAAAGAGAACTGTAAAGAAGAAAAGAGTAGGTAAAATATGGGTTAATGAACTTAGTACTCCTGATGGAGTTATAACTCTTAATGTTCCTTCTCGTAGAAATGATATTACAGAAGCGGATATTAATGATGAATTTGCTGCTACTAGAACTATTGCAGAAGAAACGGAAATCCGCCCCGTAGAAGATGTAGTAGATAATAAACCTCAAGTTACTCAAGATAAAACTATTGCTCCAGATGATACTAAACTTGCTGTTAAGTATGGTATTTATAATGTTTGGACTGATAGAGTTAATCCTTATGTAAAACTTACTTTTAAGAATCGTGGTGTTAATACTACAAATCTTTATAAGACTGTTCGTCATGGTAATATAATATTTGCTTATCCTGTTAGTATGCTTGAAGAAAATGAACATGGTATTGTTTCTGTAAATCAAGCTAATAATACTCTTTATAGTGAGATGTATTATAGAACTATTATTGATAATAAACTTCAAGGCAATCAACTTACTAAAGAAGAAGCAGATAAACTCCGTAAAGAATATTCTAACGAACGAGCTATTTCTTCTAAGGGCAGAGTTAATACTGGTTTTGATATTAATAAAGATAGAACTACTGGTGATATAGGTGGTGCTCGTGATGCTTATAGTAAAATTATTAATCTTATTAAGAATGATGTTAAAGGTGTTCAAATTATAAACAACAGTTATCTTTATAATCGTGTTGGTAAAGGATTTGGTAATTTTCAAACTATTCATGATATAATTGATGGTAATGAAGTTACTAAGAAAATTGCTTTTGCTAAAGAAACAAAAATAATATTTGATTCTGAAGGTAAAGTAATTCCTTATCCTGTTAAAGTTATTCAGATTATTCCTTCTACTAACGATAAAGAAAGTACGTCTGTTGAATATAATTTTGATATGTTTACTGATATTAATCGTAGAGCACATGAAGGTGATGTCAATGCTTATCGTGAAGTTCAATTTATGAACAATAATGGTTTTGAGAATGTTAGTACTGATTATACAAACATGTCTCCTAAACTTTATGAAGCTATTGATAGATTTACTAGTGCTACAGCTAAGAAACTTATCGGTGATGCTGACCAGTTCTATAAAAAAGAAGATGGAACTTATGCTTCTATATTTGCTCCTGAAACTATAGAAATGATTCGTAATAATCCTAGTGAGCAAAGACGTTTTCAAAAGTTACTTCTTGATACAGATAGTCTTATTAATAAATATGGTACTATATTTGATGTTGTAGTTGATGAAAATGAGAATCCTGAAGTAATTGATTTCATTAATCATATTAAGAAAACTATTGGAGATTTACGTAACAAACTTAATCTTAGTACTCTTAATGAAAGATTTGCTAGAGAAGTTGTTGCTAAATGGTCTAATGACCCTAATATTCAAAATGGTTTAATTGATATTTGTAATGGTTATCATGCTGTTACTTGGTGTGATGCTTGGATTGGAGATTTACAAGATACTGGTAATAGTCTTATTCAAAATATTAGCAAACATATAGTTGATGATATTAGTGCTAAAGATATGCAAGCTGCTAAAGATGCTCGTGAATTTGAAAAAGCTATTAAAGCTCTTGGTCATATAGATTGGGACAAACTTGTTGATAAGAATGGTAAACTTATTAGAGATTATAATGACAAATTTGTTGAAGATTTAGATACTCTTAGAAATAAAGTAAATGAAGCTCGTAAAGATGTCATTAATAATCCTATGGCTTATCTTAAAGCTAAGCATGAATATGATGCTTTCAAGCTTGCCCATCTTAATCAAAGCTTTAAAGATGAGTATTATAAAGCTATGTATGATAACGATGATTATATGCTTAATACTGCTCCTACTATTTTTGCTGAATATACAAAACTTAGAGAGCAAATTAGAAACATCAATCGTCTTCGTATTAATGGTATCCTTAGTCCTGAAAATGAAGAAGAATATCGTAAACTTAGAAGAAGTATTAATCAACTTGAGTCTACAATAAACTTTGACGATGGTACTGAGAAACCTATTTATGATGAAACTAATCCTATTCCAGGTACTAAAGGTTTCGATGAAGAAGGTAAACCTATTATTGTAGATAAGGCTAAATATGATGAAGCTGTATTAAATTCTCAAGGAGCTGCTATGAAACTTAATCAATATCTCAAACGCAAACGTGATATTAATGAAGAATATAATGATACTCAAGTTAAAGATAGTTTTGAAGAAGAACTTGATAAGAGACTTGATATTATTAAGCGAGCTGAGAAACGTGATGCTTTTGGTAACAAACAAGTTTCTGATGAAGTTCTTGCTAATGATGAAAAGTATCAAAGAGCTAAAGAATGGCTTGAGCAAAATGCTACTTGGCATGTAGACCCTAAAATTAGTGATGAAATTGCTGTAGCTTACGGTATTCTTTCTAAAGGTAGAGTACAGAAGAATAATCAAATAACTTATAAGGCTAAACTTATCAAAATTAAACTTGCTAATGGTGAGAAGGTTTATGATAGTAAAGGTCGTATTCGTGGTGATATATTTACTGAAGAAGAACAAGAAGCTATAAGAAAAGATGAAGCTGGTCGTTATAATAATACTATTTATTCTGCTGGTAATGAGCAAATATTAATTAATAATGCTCCTGAACAAAAGCAAGCTCTTCCTGCTGTAGTGCAAAGAATGCTCACTTCTAATAGCAAAGAAGGTAAAGCTAATGTTGAGTATCTCAAATTAGTTAATGAAGTTAATGAAATTCTTCGTCCTTATTATGATACTACTAAGAAAGAAGTTAATACTATTACAGATAGACATCAAATTAGTATTGAAGAACTTCATAAACTTGCTGATTTGTATGAGAAACTTCGTAATACGAAAAAGACTATAGTTAACGAAGATATACCTGGTAATGGTTCTGCTGTTGGTAATTTTATTCGTAAATTTATGCATACTGAATATAGTCCTAAGTTTGATATTGAATACAGTAAAGCTAAAACTATTGGTGGTGAATATCTTAAGGCTTGGGAAGATGCTAATATGGAATACGATTTTGAATATGACGAAAAAGGTCATATTGTTAAAGACTCAGATGGTAATTATGTATATGATAAATCAGTTCGTCTTCCTAATCGTTTCCTTTATGGTACTCTTACTCTTAAAGATGAGTTCTATACTGGTATGAAGAATCAGAAAGTAGCTAAAGATTTGAGTAAAGAAGCAGAGATTAAAACTAAAGCTCTTGCTACTATTAACGAGTATCTTGAAACTACTACAACTCCTTATTATAGCGATGCTATGGCTGAAGCTAGAGCTAAAGGTAAAGAAGAGTTTGATAAGTGGTTTACTCGTAATCATGTATGGAATGTTTATACTCATAAGTTTGACCCAATAGGTATTTGGCAAAAGACTAGTATTAAACCTAATTATGCTAATGGCACTTGGGCTGCTAATTATAATCAGTTAGATATTGTTCCTAAAGAAGAATATCGTAATCCTAATTATAAAGAAAATACTACTCAAGCCGAGAACTTTAAGCGTGGTATAGATGACGAAAAGTATATCAACAATGTAACTCTTAGTGATAATGAAAAACAAGCTAAGAAACTTATTGAAACAACATTAGATAAGATTGTTAGAGATAAAGCTAGTCGTCGTATTATTAGTCAAGGTTTTATTCCTATTACTGCAAAAGAAGCTGACCATGATTTTAAATGGTTTGGTAAACAAATAGCTGAATTTGCTGGTTGGAATGCTAATATTAGTTCTGTTGGTAAGAATAGTCTTCATGCTGATATGAGTTATTCCACTGATAAAACTCCAGTACTTCCTATGATTGGTAGAGAATTTACTAATAAAAATAGTGAAGACATTGATAAAATTAAAGCTGCTGAACCAACAAGAGAGCAATATACTACTGATGAAGAGTATAATAAAGCTATGACTGAACATAAAGCTAGACTTGATGCTGCTGAAAAGAATAATAAAGCAATACATCAATCTCTTGTTAATAGAGATTTTATTTCTAGTATTAGTCAGTTTATTAGACTTGCTGGTCATCAAAATGCTGTTCAAGATAATAAATATCTCTTCTATTATGGTCAAAATATGATTAAAGCTACTCCTGTACTTGATGATAATATAGGTTTTAGTAATCTCAGAAAAGATATTAATAGAAGTACTACTGATGTTACTCGTTATGCTGAAAAAGCTTATGATGAAAGACTTTATGGTCAGTTTACTAATTGGGGTAATAGACTTATCTATGATAGATATAAACTTCCTAATAATAAACTTACTAAAGCTGCTAATATTGCACAAAGTCTTACTAGTGCTAAGTTTATGATGTTAAACATTACTGGTGGCATTGGTAACGTTACTGTTGGTCGTAGTGGTATTTTTGCTGAACATATAGCTAAAGCTTATTTTAGTACTTCTGCTTGGAATAAAGCTAAAACTATGTGGTATGGTGCTTCTTTATCTTTCCTAAGAGGAATGACTAGAGAAGATAGTACTAGTCTTGCTGATGCTATTGTTAAATTTATGAATGTAGTAGATTTCGATGAAGTACTTGGTAGACCTACTGGTAGTTTTAAAGCTAGTGATGCTATTAATCGTCTTAGAAATCTTATGTATTCTCCTAATGCTATGGGTGAACATCACATGCAGAATAGTGCTATGTTTGCTATGATGTTTGATAACAGAATTGTTCCTGTAGACGATTATCGAAATAAAGGTAGACTTCCTTATCAAGCTATGACTTGGTCTCAATATAAAGTTGCTTCTCATGAAGAAGCTATGAGACAACTTATTGCTGGTACTCCTCTTGCTGCTCAATTTGAGAAATTTGTAAATGATATAAAGTCTGACCCAAATCAACTTAAAGAATATGCTAGAGGAAGAAGAGATTTAGCTAATGAATTTAAGAACGTTTTCCTTAATAACAAACAAAGTAAAGAGTTTGTTGCTAAACGTAAGGAACTTGAAATTAAAGCTAAAGAACAATTTGAAGCTAATCCTACTCTTATGGAACAGCTTGATTTAGTTGATGGTAAACTTGGTTTTAAAGATGGTTCTCTTATGGAACAACTTTCTAAACAAAGTACTAATGGAGAAGTAAATGACGCTTATGCTCTTCTTGGAGAGTTCAAAGGTAAAGTTATTAGTGTTAATAAAGAGATACATGGTGTATATGATAGACTTGGTGCTGCTCAACTTGAAAAATATTGGTGGGGTAGTCTTGTTATGCAATATCATAAACATATATATCCAGGTATTCTTAAACATTGGAGAAGAAAAGGTTATTTTAATGAACAAACAGGTGATAATCGTGTAGGTTGTGGTCCTGCTCTTATGGATTTCCTTACAATGCCTATTCGTCAATATAACGAAAGACATAAACTCTTAGATGATAAACAGCTTGAAGCACTTGAAGGTACTCAAAATCTTTTTGCTGCTTATGTAAACTTTGCTGAGAATATTCGAGTTAATTGGGAAGCATTACCTGAATATCAGAAAGCTGCTATTCGTAGAACAGCTGGTGATGTATTTGGTGCTTTATCTTCTATTATGGTTGCTATTGCTACTAATATAGCTTGGGATGATAAGGATAAAGATAAAATGCTTCTTCCTAATCTTATGCTTTATAGTGCAGACCAACTTGCAACTGAAAGTATGATGTATAATCCAATATTCCTTCCAAACAACGCTAAACAACTTTGGAGTTCTCCTATTGCAATGATGAATATGCCTAATGATATTATCAATAGTCTTAATCTTGTAGCAAATGCTATGTTTGATGATGAATTTGATTATAATTATACTACTGGTCGTTACAAAGGTGAGAATAAATTTAAAGTTAAACTTATGAGACAAGTTCCTATTTATAGAGCTTATAATAATCTTGCTACTCTTGATAAGAGTAATAGTTATTATCATTATGGTCAAAATATACTTGGATTTGTTCCTACATCCTTTGATAAATAAACCGCCCCGTAAAAGGTATTGACAGTAATACTTCTACTAATAATAGTTAATTAATTGCCTTCAACTGTTGGAGATATAAATATTATTTGTATCTTTGCAGCAGTTGAAGGTTTTCTTGTTCTAGATAGAATTATTTTGATTTTTATTTTTTGCTTATTATTAAACTAAATGTATGCGAAGTATTGCTCTATGGTGTAATGGTAGCACAACAGATTTTGGTTCTGTTAGAGTAGGTTCGATTCCTACTAGAGTAACACATTTTTCTTCTGTTGTCTAACAGATATTATTTTATTCATAATTAAAGTTTTAATTTATAAAGTTAAGTGATGGCTGATAATATTGTAATTCAATGCCGAACTAGCGAGTTCCTTCTATTCTCATTTTTAAATAAATAAAAAAATTAACGGGAAATGAAGCAGTGAGTAATCGTGATGATTATTCACTGCTTTTTTTTTGTGCTCAATAAAATGTGTCATAATGTGTCGCTTGATGAATTAAAAAAAAAGAGTAACCTAACCTCACGGTCAAGCTACTCAAGTTAATACTAAACTTTAAATCTGTGGACTACAGCCGCTACTGTAATAAATGGTAAAACATTATAAACGAATTTAAATCATTATAGTATATAATATGATATTATAGCAAGTATCAAATTTAATATTTCAATTTCTTCTGTAAGCGGCTAATTAACTCAAGTAATATAATTAATCGAATCAGATATGAAAGTCGCTTAGACGTTAAATAAACTGGGTTGTGGGCGTTTCCCACGGTTGGCATAGTTTACTATCTCGTATGCCTGGAGACCGAAATAAGACGTGCAAGTATAATGATTAATTGAACTAGACCCAATTTATTTAGCGTCTAAGCCACTTTAGTGTTACGGCTGAACAATTATTCAGGAGAAAAGATTTCATGCGATAAATGAGAATTTAAATTCCTCAAGAACGCAGCATCATTTGAAACTATCTACTGCCATATAATTAATTGGCTCAACTTAATTAAAAGGAGCTTTAATTATATTACCGTTTGCATCAAGATAAATAACACTATCTGTAGCATAACCATCATTAGTGGTATCAACATCATTGATTTCATAGAAATCATCATTAATTCCACATGAATCTGTTGTATCTACAGGTTCTGTACTATTAGTATCTTTTTTACTGTTATGTGAACATGCTATAAGAATAGATACTATAATTGTTAATACAACGATAATATTTCTTCTATGTTTATTATAATTCTCATTCATTTTATTTTAAATAAAAACTCCTAGTACTTTCACAAGCACTAGGAGCAATCGTTTAATTTTAAATTTTATAAATATGAATACAATAATCAGTTTATAAATATAAATCTACATATCTTTGAATAACATTAACATGAGTACTACCAGTAAACTTAAATGTTACTTCATCGTCTCTATTAAATACAACAAATGGATAATCAAAAGCACTATATTGATGAAGTATTCTTTTTGGAACTTCATTAAAATCTTTAATTTCAAGAGTTATATTTTTCTTCGATTTGGCTAGTACTGTTTGTATGTTATTAATAAGAATCGTACAACCAAGACAATTCTTAGTTGTTATTATCAGGATTTTTCTTTTCATCAATTTTACCAATTTTAGCGTAATATTCACCATCCAAAGTAAATGTTACATTCTCATTTTCAAGCATTGTACGATAATCTTTTTCAAGACTCTTCAAATCTCTAAGTACAAGAGCAAGATTTGCAAATGTTGTTTTACTAATCTTTGGGTTGTTACTTGCATTTGCAAGATGCTTCTTAACCTTATCAATTTCTACTACTGTTTCTGCATGACGGTTAATCATACGAGCTACCCAATTCTTTGTCATTTCTACCATAGTTGTTTAAATTTTAAAATTAATAATTATTTCTTTGCTGTAGAGCCAAAAGCTCCATCACCTCTATCTGTTGTACCAAGGTCTTCAAGTTTCTTAACTGTTTCAAAACTAATTTGACGATGATGAGGAACTTCAAATTGACCAATAACATCACCAATTTCTATTGGTGTAGGATTATCTACAATAGGTCTAAATACAATAAAGAACTCACCACGATAGCATTCATCACCAGTCATTGGTGAATTAGCTACAACATAACCCATCTTAGTAATTCTACTATTAGGACGACAAGTAAGAGAATCTCTATCCTCAAGAGCTACATGGATACCAGTTCCACATTTAATACGACCATCTGCTATCTTCTCAATAGAAGTACAAACTACATCACAACAAGCATCAGTAGCATGACCACCAAAACCATCTTCCTTAGAATTAGCTACATAATGAGCATACTCTGGAATTTTAGCTTTAACTTTAGGGTCAAGCCAAATTTTAACTGGAACAAAATCAATAGCTTGATGAAGAGCTTCTTTAAGTTCTTTTTCAACCATTAATCTGTTGTCTGGAGTTTCTTTAAAAGCATTTGCATAATTAATCATTGCATCTGCAATACGATTACTTAATTGACTCATAATTTTAATTTTATAATTCTATTTCTAAATTAACATTCTCAAGATTAGGAAGATTAAGTTTAATCATTTTACTAAAATTGTAAACCATAGCATCTTGTTCTCTAATGAAAACAACTTTACCATTATTAAACTTATCTTTAGTTACTTCACAATTTCTTTTATATGACCTAGCACTACATCTTCTAATGAGTAAAGGATTTAATAGATAAGTATGAGAATTAACTTCTACATTGTATTTCTTTATTTTATCTATATCTTTCCATGCAATCATTACTCCAAAATCAATAAGTTCTTTAATTGCATCTCTAACTCTATTTGGAGTTTTAGCATTAACTAAACCTGAACTTATAGCTTCTTTTGCAGTAAATTCTATAGTAGTTTCATTAAATCCCAAATGTCTAAGAATATAATAAGCTACTTCAGTTGCCGTCTTAGAACAATGTATAGCTATTTCTGGAGCAAGATATGTTCCTGCTCCTATAAACACATCATAAATGGTAACAACATCTTGAAGTTTACCACTTATATTAGTCTTAGCTCTACCTTTTGCATCAGTCATAATTCTACCATAATCATTTTCAAACATACAATCAGACCTAAAAGATTAATTTTAACACTACGGCAAAGATACAAAAATTGGGTAACATTATCACAACGTTACCCAAAAAATAGTGTTAAAAAATCTTTAAATCGTTAAGCCATAAGACGTTACAAAGCTCTATATTATATAGATATATTGCTGTTGTATCTTATAACTGCTACAAAGATAAGCATTATTATCTGTATCTCCAAGAGTTTTACTAGTTTTAATACTAGTTTAAGGATTTATGCCTTTTACGGGGCGGCTAGAATGGTTCTAGCATGATAACATGAACCAGTAAACCATCTAGTTGTTATACCCGCCCCGTAAAAGGTATGTATTAAAAGCTATACAACATCATTCCTAGCGAAGTTACCCATTCTTTAGCATCTTCTTTATTATCAAATACTAAAGCTTCTGGAACATTAGGAACGCCTTTATTTTCATCAATCATAATAGTGTAATTTACAACACTTTGATTATTATCGGCATAACTAGTAATTGCACTAATTGTACCAACAAAGAATTTACCACTAATATAACTGAATGCTAGTACCTCATCACCAACTTTGTAATGAGGTACTTTAAATTGATTTTCTTTTCCACTAAAATTAACTTGCATAGGCTATTGCTTCATTAAGAGCTTTATTCATATTATTATTTGCTGAACCCCAAACAAGACTATTCATACGTTTCTCGCCTTCAAGATTTGCAACATTACAATAGAATCCTGTAATTGCATTATAAGCACCCCAAGCAGTACCACAAATATCCTTTTGACCGATACCATCAATATAATAATCCATCATATTGTAAAGTTGATTAGACTTTCTTGTACTAATCTCTACAGCATCAATCAGATGATAATCACGACTAATAAGACGTTTATAACCATGATTAGGGTCAACTTCATTAAGTTTAGCTATTTCAGCAGGAGTAAGTTGAAGTTTACAAATGTATTCAGCAACCTGGTCATCAGTCATTTTAATAGTAGCAAGATGACGATAAAGGTCTTGAGCATCAATAGCATGAGAACAAGCAATCTTTAAAACTTGAGCACCAAGTTCAAGTTTCTCTTTTACAGATTTAGTATGACGAAGACGAATATGACAAGCAGCTTTATCAAGAGCACCATTAAGCATATTAGTACAAATAACTCTAACAGGAGTAATCATAATATCTACAGATGAGTTACCTGCATGTCCATTACTGAACACAAGATAATTATCTATAACATCATCTTTACCTACAGAAGTTTGTACTGGAAGTTTAGCACTAACATATACTTTTTCGCCCATATTAAGACAAGCAGCTTTATCCCATATAGCTTTACCTTCTCCAATAGCATTATTAAAGAAATTAAAAGCGTCCATATTCTGAACTATTTCATACTTATCTTTAACAATACCCAATGGCATATTAATATCTGTTCGATAAGTTGCAAAAGCATTAGGACAATCACGATAAATACTACCATCGTGAACAAAACTATCTTCTCCCACTTCATTATTACTACCAATTCTAAAAGGCATTTTACTTACAAGTTCACATTTTTGAACTGTCCAATCAAGTTTAGCACTTTTCATTACATCTTGTGCAGTTACACAATTACTTACATCAGTACCAAGTACCCATGGAAGTCCACCACGATTAAATTTACTCATAATTCAGCGTTATTAAATTATTAAACATTAAATTAAATATTAACCAACAGTAGGAAGAGGATTACCATCTTCATCTGTATAAGTTTTATCCTCACCTTTATAGTTAGGATTCAAATCCTTAGCATTCCATGTATCACGTAATACATTCTGAACAAGAACTTCTACACTAACTATATGCTTCTTTAATTCTTCTCCATTATATTTAAGATATGAAGCATTAGTTGTAGCATCAGATAAGTCTTCTGCTAGAATATTGATATTAAAAAAAGTATTAGCTTTTACTTTAATATCTGTTTTAATTATATATACGTTAAACATATTATTTAATTATTATTTGTTATGTCTTTGTTTATATGATTCTAGTTCTCTATAATAGTTATTGTTTACATCTTGAGCAGCATCAAGTATATTTTTGGCAGCTTCTGTTTTATCTGCATTAGATTCAGCAGCTCTATATTTATCATATAGTTTTACAAAAGTGTCATAATATTTACCTAAATCTCTACAAGTTTCTATTAAAGTAATATTACTTTTATAGACATGTAAACAAAACTTAAATAGTAGTACTAGCATCACTATTAATGCTAGTACTACAATACTTAAAACTGATATAACCATTTACTTAATAGTTAAATTATCATTCTCAACAACTTTAGCGATATTAGAAGTACAACCTTCATCTGTAAGTTTAACTTTCATAGCTTTCTTATCAACAGAAGGTTTAAAACTCCAACCATCTTTAGATACATCACCCATCTTAGCAAGAAGATTATAACCATCACCTTGAAGAAGATTACTCATAGATACAGGAATAGTTATATTTACAATAACATCATCCATATCTTCAACTTCAATTTCAGAATTAGTTATTTCTCCTTCTATTTGAGCGTTATGAAGAGCAGCATCAAGAATAGCATTAGCATCGATACTATCAGCTTGATGAAGAGTATTAGTATAAATACCATTGACAACAGTGGTTTTAAGAACATCAACAAGATTCTCAATCTTCTTATCGTCAAGTTCTACAGTTGTGCTCTTTCTTACACCAACTTTACCAGTGCCCCAATCAATCCACTTCTTACCTTTCTTGTCTTCTGTACCATAATTTCTAATAGCAAATAAAACAAGATTAGTAAGACCTGTAATTGTATTATCTTTAGACTTCTTGAGTTTAGCAAGTCTATCAGTCTCAGACTTAATAGCAAGAAGGTCAGCTTTAAGCTTATTAATATAATTAGTAATACTTTTAACTTTATTAGTCATTTCTTGACCATTAAGTTCAAGCTTTGCTTCTATTTCTGGAGTAATTTCTCCACCTGCTTCTTCAATTTCATCATAAAGAGCATACAACTCTTTATCAATATCAAAAATACTTTTTGCCATATTATTTAATTATTTAATTGTTGTAGATATATCTACATTATGAGAATTTGTATCATCGCCAGAATAACTACGTCCTACAGTAACACGAATTTCAACTTCAGGATTAGCTACTTCAAAATCATTAATCACTGTAAGAATACTTTTCTTTAAATTCTCTACACGTTCTTTTACTTCTTTAATTGTCTTTTCCATAATTTTATAAGTTTAAATGAGTTTCTACGTTATTTACTACACACAAAGGACATTCATCAGTTAACATGAATACAGTTTCAGCAGAACAATAACCATTTGATTCAAGCCAATCTACAGCTTTTTCATTGTTATCAGTAGCTGTTTCATTTTCTTCAAAATCTTCGGTTACATCAGCAACTTCAATTTGTCCCATATTATAATTTAAAATACTCATCCACATAATTATTCAGGATATACTTGTTTAACTAATTGTTTAGCTAATTCATTCATCATAGGATGAACTTTGCCACTAACTTGATTACTACGTAAAGCAATCCAATGCTCCCAATCATCAACAAAAGCAGTATGAACTACTTGCGTTTTAGTATTAAGAGGAAGAATTTCTCTAGCTTGTTGTGCAGTCCAACCAAGTTCACGAGTTTTACGATAAACTAAATCACAAATTTGAAGACCATAAAGAAACCAATCTACAGCAGTCCAATTATCTGTATATTGTTCTTCAATTGTATTATCATCAAAAATTTCATTATCGTTAAAGAAACCTTCAGTATAATCATGACCTTCATCAGTAGGGTCAACATCTGGAATCCAAGGAAGTTTAGCAACAGTTATTCCGTTACCAAATTTACCTTTATCGTAAGCGCAATAACGAGTAGATTCTTCACTTATACTATTAACCCTATGACGATTAAGTTCACGACTAGCACCAATATCTGTTATAAAACAAACAGTAGTTCTTGGCATATAGTAAGGACAATTAGGTGTATTATCTATAAACTCAAGAGTATCAATAGCATAATTTTCTATTATTACTCTAAGATTTGTAGTAACATAAAGATAACCATCGTGATTATTAGTTCTACTATATTTATTATGTTCATATACTCCTTCCCACATCGCAGCAGCTCTAGGCATGAAAGTAGGAAATTTAAGATGAACTGTAGCATGTTCACAGCAACTCAAATGGAGACTTGTTAAATCTACATCACCATAAGCATTTGGAGCAAGTATTCGTTCATACGGATTCTTAGGATTAATTTTAGTGAGATTGAAGAAATCATTTCCTTTAAAAATAGTTCTAACAAGAAAATCATAAGCATTTTCATCTTTATTTTTAGGAGTACTTTGATAGCAAACACGAGCACATCTAGCTACATGTTTAAAAATGCTCTCTAAATCATAACCATCTTGTTTCCAAACTTCAACACTAGGATTTACAACTTTAATCATATTATTTATTTTTTACGTTTAACAAACTTTCTTCCAGCTTCATAATCTTCATGAGATATAGCAATTATATTCTCTTTATGTTCGCTAGTAACAGGAATTTCTTTGTCATCAGCAGATAAATTATATACATATCCATCTTTATCTCTACAAAGATGTTCAAAACCATAAGCAGCTATAATTTCATTAGTTACATCTTTCTTACTGGTTTCTTCGATAAGAATAAGTTTATCTGTTTTAACAAGATTAGAAATATCAATGAAAGTTGACTCTACACTCCCCGTAAAAGGTATTTTGTGGTTCACCTTCAACAGTAGTACTTAACCAAGCTAATAACATATTACAATAATTACCTAAATCTTGAACAGTATCAAACATAGTTTCATCTTCAACATTAGGTTTACAGTAACCATTAAAATCATCTTCGATAAGCTTAACCAAACGATTAGCTTTATCATACATTCTAGCTAGACCATATCTATAGCCTAGTTTATCACAACCTTTTTTGAAAGCATTACCATAATCAGCATTCTTCTTAGCCATAAGACTAAGCATTTTGTTTTGTTGGTCACGTAATGCAACAACTTCAGGAGTTACAAGGTGGTCTGGAACTATTCCATTAAGCACCGTTTTCCAATACTTTAAATCACTTTCTGTCATAATTGTTATTTTATTAAATTAAATATCAGTCATTCCCACAGCTTCAATAGTTCTTCCACTATGTAAATGAATCAAATGATTTTCCATACATTCTTCAGTAGTTCTATTGAGAGGAAAAGCAAGTCTATCTTGTAGATTATAATATCTAGCAAAATCTTTAATATCATCAAACCAAAGAATATGACAACCTATTATAAATTTCCATTCTTTATATCCTGATTTCTCAGGTGTATCTTGTCCATATTTAATAAAGTCAACAACTTTATCTTCATAAGAAATACTAGATACACAAAATGAACCAATTTTAAATTCATTACGTTTAAATCTAAATATAGTTTTGCCACTAAGAATATAATTAGTATAAAGCTGATTAAATATATTAATAGCAGTTTCAAGAGGAACTATAGCACCACGACTAGTTTCAACCCAATTAGGTTTGCCAGGTTTAAGTCTAAGTTGAGTATTAGAGAATACAGCTTTATTAATAAAACTAGGAATAGGTTCAATGGTTCTTTTATAGTAATTAGCATAATATCTAGTATACTTTATTCTAGAAGTATAATTAGGTTTTCTCCAATCATCAACAGAACTATTTACCTTAGATAAAGCTTCTTTATAATTAGCTTCTGACTTATCAGCATATCTCTTAGCAAGTTTATCAAAAGCTTCAGCTTTAGCTTTATCTTTAATTTTTACTTCTTCAATATAATCGTCAGACCAATTCTTATTAAGTTCTTTCCAACTAATACCTTTATGAATACAAAACTTAGTATAGAACTTACATTTCTTAATTTTAAGAAGTTCTTCATCAGTAAATAGTTTATCTTCAAGAATGGTTTTAATAGTAGGAAAATCAACTTTATAATCATTTATCCAATATGGCTTAGTATATAAAGGTTTACACTTAGGTATAAACTTATATTTATCAACAAAAACTTTAATCTCAGTAAAATATTGTTCTCTATTTACACTACCATATTTAGGAATTTGTTTACTAGCACTATTAAGAACTTTATATTCATGATAAAACGTTTCAAGATACTTTTTAATAAGATATGTCATGTGCATCTTAATAAGCACTTTCTTATTCTTTGGTTCAGTTATATCATAAAGAGGAATATCTTCATCAGTCTTATAAATAGTATAACCTGCTGGAAGACCACATTCAATACTATAAGCATATTCAGTTCCTTCTTTGATTACAGCTATTTTACGTTTACGGTCAATACGAGCCATACAAACTTCTTTAAGACCGCCACACCACATTTCTTTATCCCAATTATCTCTAATATAATCAGGAGTAAGTTTTTCAGCTAAACATTTTCCTCTACGAAAGAAATAACCATAAGCAAAGCAATAGTAATGACGCTTACTATCATAATATCCATATTCGTCTCTATGAATACCTTCATGTATTCCTTCGCTTTTACCAACAGCAGTTACAACTTTCTTTTTCTTAGGTTCAGCACCTACTTTACTTTTAGTCATAATTTTACTTTTTAAAAGATTCTACAATAAGTATATTTTCTATAATATTTTAAATTAGAATACACTACCAATCTTTATAGCAATATATGATACTACTATTGAAATAAATATCAATAAACCTAGAATAAATCCTAATATTATATCATAATTTCCCATATTTATATTTTATTGCTCACTTTTAATTTATATAATATTTTAAATTCTCATATAACGGATTGAAATTTGGGTCATGTATAATTGTTCCACAATTTACCAAAATGTCTCATATCAAGCTAAAAAGTGACAAATTTTGAAACTTTGATACACGTACCGGATTTGTATGCCAGGGCACTTGAGATAAATGTAATATTTCAAATTCTCATGTAAGGCGTTCAAATTCAATTTGTTACGAAGATATAAGTAAGGCATGAGAAAGCCGCTCACGTAGCAAGGAAAGTAGGTCTAAGCGTACATACCTTTTACGGGGCGGCTTTCATGCTAAATGATTATAGGTTTAGTTGATATACTTCACCATCAACTTGATTATCTACAAGTTTAATGTCAATATTAATATCTTCAACTACAAAATTAAGAATAGAATCTTCAATAACTTCTTTAGGAATAGAAAATTTTGACCTACCATAATTATCATTATTAGCTATAGTAAATGTACCATCAGTATTATACATACTAACAGCTAGAAAATAATCATTTAGTTTAATACTTTCATTCCATCGTTTAAGAAACTTATAAAACCTTCTAAACTTTATTTCTCGACTATATAGTCTTTTAAACTTTAGTGAATACCAAGTTTTACGTTTATCTAGTTTTCTTGTTACATTATCATAAGCGTTTAAATTCATATTACTAATCTGTTATTTTACAATAGGAGGAAGACAAATATCAAGTTTAATTTTTGGCTTAACATTATTATATTTTTCATCTTTGTATCTCCATTTATATCCTTTGCAAATACCATTATGAATAATAGCATAACGAATATTACTACGATTAGCATTATTTTCTCGTTCAGCTACACGAATACCTTCATATTCTGTTTCTTCTCCAGTTTTTGGATTTATTCTTATAACCGCTTTCATCTCTTTAGTATGAGCTTTTTTAATTTTATCTATACTATATTTAGCATTATAAGAATAATCACACCATTCTAGATTAGACAAATCATAATTTGAAGGATTTTCATCTTTATGGTTTACAATAGGTAAATTATTTGGATTTGGAATAAACGCATTAGCCAATAAAACATGAACAAATCTACCGTGTACCACACCATCTTCGCTCATATCTACTTGAATGTATCCTCCAGGAGTTTTTCTATTGTTTAATATTCTACCTTTTCTTTTATAAGGTATGCCTCTAGAATCAATAACAACTGCATCAAGTCTTTTTACTTGTCCGTGTCTATTTATTCTATAATGAGGAAATCCTTTAATTTCTCTCCAATCATTATCTAATTCTATTTGACTAGCGTAATGTTTTATACGTTTTGGACGAGTTTTAATTGTTATATTTAAATCTAAAGTCATAACTTAATCTTTTATATCAACACAACGAGCATGAAAAGGAACTTGATGAACACCACTTCTTTCAAAGAACGCAACAAAAGCATACTTACCAATATAATCTTGTTTATGTTTTAATATGTATTCTTGTCTGCTGTGGTCAAAATTCACACCACATTCAAATAGTTCATCGTTAATGTCATTTCTAAGAACAAGTTTACAAAGATTAGTTCTAATTCCTTCAGGAACAACATCAACAATTTTGAACTTAGCATCATCAACTCGTTTATATTTAAGCATAGCTAAATTACGAGCACCAAATTGATAAGCAGAATTAACATCACGAATAATAAGACCTTCAAAACCAAGACCTATAAACTTATCTCTGAATCTTGTAGCATCATCAATATTACCGATATTAATATCAGGCAATAATACAAGTTTACTCTTATTATTAAGATGCTGTTCATAAGTATCAAAAGTATAACATAATCTACTTATATTATTAACTTTAAACTTACGTCTAGCTTCATAACTCATATTATCAATAGCAATATCATAACACCAATATTGAAGAAGTAGATGTTGAGGAAGTTTTTCATTCTTAACAAAACTATTAATATCATTTACTTTATAACCAGGAATATAAAGTTCACCATCAAGGCAAGCTCCTTCTTCAATCATAGCATCAAGTAAATCATCGCTAATAGCAGGAAGAATAATATCATTCATCCAAGTAAGTTTAGGAGTCCAATCAGTACCTTCTCTAGAACGATAAGTAAGTTTAATAGGTTCAAATATATCATTACTTTTAGTTGCACCAACAATACATCTAACTCCATTAATCTTATACTGACCTAAATACCTACGTTTATCAAAAGGTTTGTTATCTTTAAGTACTTTTGCAAGCATTGGAAGAACAAAACCTTCATCAGTAGTATTATTCTTTGGAAGATAAGTATCGAGATATTTAATCAAGCTAATATAATCAGGAAAACTTTCAGGAGCATTATCTTTAAGTTCAGAAACTTCTTTATATCCCTCTTTACGTTTAGCTTTAATACGAGATTCAATCTCATTACCTTTAACCAATCTTCTAGCAACTTCTTCATCATGAATAGTACTTCCAGCTACTAAACCATATTTTAAAGATATGTTACCATTAGGAAGTTCAGATATATCCCAAAATTGGGGTTCACCTTTTGCATTTCTTTTATAAAGTCTCATAACTTAATTTTTAATTTACTAATAAGTTTAGCTCTAGCTTGAGCATTTAATTGAGCAGCAGTTGGAGCTTTTTCTTTCTTAGGTTTTTCAAAACCATCAAGAGTTCCTTCTTTAGCTTTCTTTTTAGTAGTACGAGTAGTTTTCTTTACACCTTTTTTCTTATCGTATATGATAGGAGGATTATCTTCTTCATATTTAAGATTACGTTTATGTAAAGCTACAAGTTTAGAAACATACTCATCTTTCTTATTTTCATCAATCCAACCTTGTTGAAGAGCATAATCAATTCCAATAAGAGTTCGAGTAATCTCATATTTATAAGGAGTACCTATAGTTTGCATCATTCTCATATCATCTTTAATACGAGAACAATCAAGACGAACACAAGCTTTAGCGACAAATTCATCAGCACCACAAGTACTAACATCTTTAACAGCCATAGCTTGAACTTGTTCATCTACTACCATTGTATATTTCTTTGGGAACTTAATCATGAGCGTTTAGCAATAAGTTTGAATATTACAACTCTTTTTGGTTTACCAAGTCTTCCATGAGCATATTGAGCCATAGCTCCAATATTATCAGTTTCATAAGTTTGATAACATTTTATTTTTGTTTTACAAGTATGAGTATCATAATCATAATGTAAAGGAAGATGAACCATATCTCTATAAGGTATTAAAGCGTCCATATTTTCATAGTCCTCAGTACCTTTATGAAAGTCAACTTCACCATAAGCAAAAACATTATCAGAACTCAAATTAAAAGATAAGTCACCTCTATGTATAACAAAAGCTTTGCCGTCATCAAGCAAAGCTTCTTCTTTTTCTGTAATTGGAGCCATAAGAATACGAACTTGTTCAGTTGGTCTTCCTTCTTTATTAGTCATATTAGTATGGTAAATCACAGTCTGATAATCTTTTGAAATAGGCATCGGAATTACCTTTAGTTTTTCTGTATCGTAACTCGACATATCTAAGAGTATCTTTTATAAAATTATCTATTTCATCATTACTATATTTATAATGTAAATCTGCAAAATCCTTACATTCATAATTGTCAAGACCAAATTCACCACGAGTAATGAACAAATAAGGAATATTATAAGTACTTAAAAGATAATCTGCACCATCACGACCAGTTCTATCAAAATCTAATAAACTAACAATCATTCCATTATCAGCTAAACGATTTTTTAACCAATCATATTCGTTAGCTTTTAATCTATAATTTTCACTAGGAAGATTAACTACACCTATTGTTAAAGCCTTTCTATCCCCCCCGTAAAAGGTATGATTAACTAAATGATTACCCAAACTTAATCTATCTTTACTTGATTTAGTAATTATAATATAATCATAATTATCTAATTCAAGATTAGGAAGACCTTCAAGTACATTACAATTAGTTATAAATTTCCTTTCTTTTGTTCTATCTCTAAGTGGGAAATAAAGTTTTATAAGATATATTCCTTGTCTATTTCTACCCAACATATAAGCATAACATGGGTCTTTAGTAGTATATCCATATCTAGGAGTAGGATTGCTACTCCTATCTATATAATACTGTTCAACAGGAATAACAAAATGAGTATTAAGATAAGCAAGATTTACATCAAGTTTATTCCAATAAGCTTTATCTCTACTATTCCAACTACGTGGAACAATTTCAATAATAGCTTTTCTGGATTTACTTTTAATAAGAGCATTTCTAATAGATTCATCTATCTCATAATGATTAACTCGATTATCTATATCATCACTAAACACACTATAAATATGTTTAAGAATAAAATAAAAATCTTGTTTATTATCAGTACTAATAGGTCTTTCATAAACAATACTAAGAACGTAAGCCACTACATCATATACATCACCAAAGAAGCAACCATTAAAATCTCGAACTTTAAGTCTTCCTTTTACATTATATGCAATACCCATACTACTATCAGTATCATCATCCCTAAACACAGACTTAATAAGATGATTATGTTTAACACAATCATCTACAACATTGATAGGAATATCTAGATATTTTGCAACAATAGCTTCTTGACTTATTCGAGACTCTATAAAAGCCTTTGTAAGTTTAGTAGTATTAATTGTACGTTTCATATTGTATAAATAAAAAGGGGATAGCGACACGAAGTATCGCATCACTATCCCCTAGAACATTAAATCCATTAGAAGAATAATAACAATTTGCTTAGAACGGCATATCTGTATTTGCAGTTGGGTCAAAATTATAGCCACTCATTGCATCATTACCTCCTGTAGGAGGAACAATAGTAGCACCACCAGGCATACCAGGAATACCAGGAGCACCGATAATTGGAGCTTTAGGTTCAGTATCCTTTGGAGTAATTGATTCCTTAACTTTATCTACAGTCAAAATAACTGGAGGAAGAATCTGATTATCTTTCATCTTAACAATTTCAACAAAACCATTACCAACAAATGAAGGGAAAGACAAATCTTTACTCTTATCAACATCTACCCAAGAACCTTTACGATTACGAACTGCACGGAGAAGTTTAATCCAACAATTAATGAACTTACCATTAGCATCCTTAAAGCAAGGTTTAGCAACAGCACCATCAGCGAGATTAAACTGACCATTAAGCATAGCAGCAGCATTATCAAACATCTTACGATAACCATCAAGAACTGCCTGAGCATCTACTGCTTCATACTCAACATTACCATTCTCATCTTCTGTGAAATCAACAAAATCAAGAGCAAGTGCATCTTCCTCTTCAACAGTCATTTCACGACCCTTGAAATAGAACACGTCAAGAATATGCTTAATAGTATTAAGTACATTATCTACTTGCCATGCTTTATCTCCGTTAGGAATAGTATCAACATTACTCTCAACTGGGAACAATGTCTTAACTGCATAACGACGTTCTTTTGCATCAGTATGATTACTTGCGAATGTAAATACCAAACGAGGCATCTTCAAACCAGCAAAAGAATTACCATCTGCACTCTGAGACCATTCAACAGCTACGGAATCAAGATGAGCCATGAATAAACCATTCTGAGCAGCATCTTTCTCATGGAACTTCAAACGACTTACTGCCTGAGTGTTGTTACTAATACCTCTACGATTTACTTTCTTTGCAGCACCCTGCGCATTAGCTGCTGCACTATTAACCTTTTCTGTCATAACTTAATTAAGTTTTAAAATATTTATAATAATTGACTAAAAAAGGGAGAAGATTATTATTCTTCTCCCTCATAAATAAGATTTTTATTTAATGAATGAAATTACTCTGCATCTGCTTCTTCTTCCTCAGTTTCACCTTTCTTACCTGTACGAGAAGGAACCTCATCCTTATACTCACCAAGAGCATAGAATGTAATATCTACATCTTCCTTACCATTATTGTACTTAGAAACAATAGGGTTCTTGATGTCTACATCAAATATACGCTTCATAGAAGTCTTGTCCTCAAGGTCTGACTTCAACTGCTCCCAATTGTTAGTATCAGAGAATGAAAGCTTCAAACCAGTACCAGTTGCAGCACCACTTGCAGCAAGCTTACAACCACTTACAGACTGCATCTGTGGAGAAGGCATATCATCTACCTTGAAAGCAGCCTTAATTTCCTCATCGGTAGCAGTCTCAGCAAGCTCATAAGCAGCAATCAACTTATCACGATTATTCTTGATAACCTCATCTACATGCTCATCGAAGTACTTCTTCTTCTCTTCCTTTGTAAGACGAACATTAACCATAATAGGCTCACCTGTCTTCTTAAACATTGGAACACCCTTAGCAATATACCAAGTTGTAATAGCTGCTACACAAGCAGAAGTACCCTCTGGAGTATCAAGGTCAAAACCATTGTTCTGAGCAAACTCAACGATTGCATCAACACGATTAATTACAGCTTTCTCTACATCTGCTGCATCATTAGCAAACATAATGTTGTCACCAGGCAGAAGACCAAGAGCCTTAGAAACTGCTCCTGAAATATTGAAACCGCCCTTTGTACTAGAAGCAACCAAAACTGGCTCTGTGATAACTGAGCTAACCTTAACACCACTTGCAACTACATTAATACCGAATGATAAACCGTTAATCTTCATAATTTTAAATATTTAAATTGTTAATAATAAATTATAGTATAATACTATTTAATAAACTCTATTTTAAATCCTTATTCTGTAGGAGTAACATCTTCTGTTAAATCTTCTACGTTTACAAAGTTGTCAACATTAGGATTTGTATTGTTAACTACTTCGGATAATTCATCATCAGACATACAACCCATTAAAATATCGCCAGCAATTTCTCTAGCTCCATAGAAAAAGGCTCTATGACCAATCATTATTCTAGTATACTTTTTAAAAGTATCTTTAGTAAACAAGTCAGCTTGTGCAGCTTCAACATAAGAGAAATGACCAGTTGCATGAACTTCAATTACTTTGCCATATATCTTCTTATATCTTGTAAACTTGTACTCAGTCACAAAATCAATAGGTTTAGCTGCTGTTCTAACTACAGGATAATTACCTTCTTGAGCTACTTTAGTAGCTTGAATTGTATTAATACACTTAACACATTTACTAGATATTTGAAATTCATCATAAACATTACCTTTCAAATCCATGTAATATCTAAGTGGATAAACACCAATAACATCATCAGTAGTTTTACTTTCAGCTTCTTTCTGATTTCGACATTTAACACAATAATCTGGGAGATGTGTTTCATCGTAAACACTATTACCATCAGTATATTTATACTGAGGTACATAATCTTTTGTTATTTCCCAGACTATACCTGCCCTTGATAACAGTGCTTTAGCGATGTGAACGTCAAGACCAGTTTTTCCATTAATAACATGAATATGTTCTATACAAGTACTAAATGGTAAGCGTAAGTCTTGTGCTCGCATTAAAATTGCAAGACCTTCATTCACACTTTTAACACCACCTTTATCAGTAGCAATAATCTTCTTTAGAAATACTTCTGCATTTGCAAGTTGTTTCTCATCTAGAAGATTTAGAACTCTGATACCTGTATTGACATCATCATTTCTAACAGATAAACCATGACTTTCTTCGGTTTTTCTTTCAACTTCATTCATTATTTCAAAGAGCAATTATATTTGTTTCTTATTTACGCTGCAAAGATAAGCATAATTTTTCAATCTACAATACAATAATCATAATTATTATCACTTTTAACTTCAATTTCAGTTTTATTAAGAATTAGATGATTTGAACCAATAGCACGCTCATCTAGTTTTTTCTCTTCTAAAGAGCCTTTATAATATAAGGTGTATAATTGTACCTCTTTAGCGAATTGAACCTTTGAGAGCCTATATAAATAGGTTTCAATGGTATCACACAACGGCGAAGTGATTACAACCACATCTACATTTACGGCTAAATCCTTATCGGGAGAGGCATTTGTAGACAAAACGTGAATCGCACCTTTGTTCATTAGCTTTTGAGCTAAATTTTTCTGAGATTTTACACCAAGCATTTTTGGTTTTCCCTTATTAACTCCACTCTTAATTAGAACTTCATTTCCATTATCATCAATAGCAGGAATATTTTCTACTTTATCGTGATAATTATAACAAGTATTATAATGAGTATTATCATTAATATATTTAGTTACTTCATTTGCAAAGTCACCATGTTTATTAATAATAAGAATATTCTTATCTGCATTGTCTTCAACAATCTTTAAAATATAACTAAGTTTCTCATCAGAAGAAGCAAGAGCAAGACTTCTACTTCTAATAATTTCGTATATTCCACTAGCACGTTCTTTAAGGGCATTTGGAGAATAAAGTTCATCTATTTCAACATTAAATTGAATAGTCATATCAAGATTCTCATTCCAACCATTTTGACGAGCTATGTTATAACATACAGCCATACTAGAACTATTAGTATTACTATTACCTAGACGAGCCATCTTAATTGTTTCAAAGTCACCAAAGATAGCTATAGCAGTAGATATTTCTTTATTATAATAATCAAGTTTCTTTTTAAGATTACTATCTTCATCTATAACTAAAGGAACTAATACTTCTTTTACGGGGCGGCTAGAACGGATTTCATCTACACTAGCTTGATTATAAAAACCAACTCTAGGAATTAGATTATTAATCTGTTCTAACTTACCATTAAGTAAAGTTGATGATAATATCAGTTTAAACTTTGCTTTGTCTAGCAGACCTACATAACAATAAAGACATTCTTTAGGATTATAAATAACTACTAAATTAGGATTTAAATAAGTAAATCTATCTGTAGCTTCACTAACAGTCATTATCTTAATAAAACCATCAGTAATTAGTCTTCTATAAACATCGGAATGAACAGGTTCACTCTTATGTAATAGATAATCTTTGAGTTTATCTTTATCTACAAAATCTGCAACTACAATATCAGTCTCCATTGTAGGACTTTTATTATACATTGCAGGAAGTAGCATCAATAAAGGTTTAAGAACATCTAAAGGAGCAGGAATAATAAAAGTTCCAATTCCTTTATTCATTCTCCATTGATAAACACTTTTTTCATGCAATTCTTCTTCTGTCATTGTTCTTCTTCATTATCAAATAAATCATTATATAAACCAAAATTCTTCTTTAACAAAGATTTTCCACTGAGAGTTTTATTCTTTGAATTACCTTTCTGATTAGGACTTATTCCAAGCTTAATAGGATTAATAATTTTATAAGCTTCTTCATAATAATAAGCATAATCTATATTACGCTCACTAATATCTTTATCATCAAGTAAATTAAGAATTTGTACTGGTTTTCCACTAGCTAGAACACTACGAGCACCAGTACTTACATGTTGCTTCATAATCACAACTCCTTTAGTAGAAACATAAAATCTAACATGACGTTGACTACGTACATCTACTACTTCTCCGTCAACTACTTTTTGATAAACAACTTCAAATTGTCTACCTACATTTTGAGTTTTACAGAAATCAAGAATATCTTTATGATTACGAAGGGTTTCCATTACGGATTTACCATGAGCAAAATACTCAAATACAGCAGTAGCTACAACTGGCATATCATAACCTTTTTTAAGGTCTTTGATATACTGTTTTGGGTCTAGTGCTCCTTTATACTCAATCTTATCGTTACTTTGAATATCAAAATAGTTATTCACATTTAAACTAACAAGTATCTTATAATGTTCATCATCAGCAGACATCTTATTAGTTTCATTCCATTCTTTACAAATTTGATTATAAATATCAACTTTGTCATAAGGAAGTTTTATAACGATACCATCAGTATTAGCACTAACTACATGTATTCCTGCTAATTCAAGAGATTCACAAAGAGTCATTGTCATTAACTGACCATTGATTGTAACTCTCATTTGTGCAAGTCTATCATAAAGCCAGAAATTTTCATAGCCATACTTTCCGTAAATAGCATTGATTACAATCTTCAATGCTTCTGCTGCAAGTTTATTATGAACTCCTGGTACTACAAAACCATCTTTATCGTCTGTATGTTTACATTTAACACGAGTTTGTTTGAAGTAATCTACCATTTTTGCAAACACTTTACGATTAAGGTGTGCAGGTACTACTTCATAACTTATCATAATACTTGGATAATATGATGTGTAATCGTGATGAACATAAACATATTTATCAGTACTTTTAAGTATTACAGGTTTGTCTTGAGTATGAATACCACCAGTTGCTAGAGTATATGTTGTGCCATAAAATTCTATTTCACGTACAAAACTATCTTTATTAGTTCTATATATAACAACTTTCTTCATTTCTTCAAGTAAATCTTGAAGTTGTTTAGTTTTAAACTTAATATGAGGAAATATTATTTTATTAAAACTAAGAGCAGTTCTTTGTGTACGAAGATTTTTAAAAGCATCTTCATGTAAACCACTACGTTCAGCATAAAACTTATTTAATAGTTTATCTGCAATATTACTTCTAGCACTACATAAGAAGTTTATTCTATAAGCGTGACCAAGACTATATCTAAGTATAACTTCATCAGGCTTTTGCCTTACCATTTCACAACAAAGAAATACATCATTCTTGTTATAATATAACATAGGCTTAACATATCTAGGAAGAAGATACCTACTAAAGTCAGCAGTAATCAAATAATTTAATTGTTCATTTGTCATGCCTTTATATTCATTTCTCTTTCTATATATATCGCCTTCTTCGTCGTCAATAGGAGGAAGTTTAAAATCAAGAAGATTATACCATTTAAGGTTAATACTAACTTGCTTTAAACTTTTACCATACTTCTTACGTTCACCAGTATCTTTATCTATATTTACTCCAGCAGAATTAAGAGCAAATATCTTAAACAAATCTACAGTTACATAATGAACTCTATACTTACGAATAAGATTTAACAGTTTATCTTTCCATAAAGCATCTTTATCATCTTGTAGTGAAATAATCTTATCATTTACTTCTTTAAGAAATAAACAAAGTTGTTTTGTATTATCAAAACGATTCCAATACATTAGAAATGCTTTAATAAGCATATCATCATATCCTTGATTATTATAGCCATATAAATCATATCTATCAACAGAGCCATCTTCATGTTCTACAGGTCTCATTTTTTCAAAGAAATCTATAATACTCAACATTTGTGAATCATCTGTATCACTAACATAAAATATCCAGCTTTTTACACTATCAAGTCTTTTGGTAATTTCTTCAACTGTTAAAGTATCAGTAAGAGCACCTTTACAATCTGCAAATTTAGCAAGATAATCTTTTAAATCTACAAAAGTAAATGAAATCATGTTCTCAAAGACTTCCAAATCTACAGCTAAACTATGAATCATTTATTATTTTTACTATTTCCATTCCATTATAATTATTATCTTTATTAGCAGTAAGCCATTTAACTAGACGATTACGAAAATCATTGTATTTATTATCATCTATAAACTTAATAAAAGGAGAGTAATTTGTACTGTAAACAAAAGGAGATACATAATATAGTTTATCTTTACCTTTAATAATATCAAAACCAAAATTAGTAGCAGCACTACCAAGAAGCATTATCTTCTTGATATTATTAATTCTAATATCAGCAAATGTATGAAGCATACATCTATTAGCTATATATTGATTTACAGGACAATGTTCATCAAGCTTACAACGAATAAGAGGAACAATAAAGGGGTCTAGTTGCTCTAGCCCCCCCGTAAAAGGTATGATAGTATCTTTTACTATTTCCACATACTTGCTAAAAGTCATTCCTCTATTCTTATAAGCATTATAATCAACATTTGGTACAACAATAATCATACCAGACATCGGATTACCAACACCACTAAGACATTTACACTTAGTGTTAAACATGCCTAAAGGACAACCTTCACATACTTTAGGAATCATAATTATTTATCATCTACGATAATATCCAAGAGTACTTCCAGGATATTTATTAATAGTCATAAGACTAGGAAAGTTACAACCATTTTCAATACGCTTACGAGCTTTAATTTTATCACTTCTTTTTCATAATTAATTAATTAATCTTTACTAGGTTCAACATAATTTTCTACTTTCTCATAATGCTCAACTGCAAAATTATCATATATAGAAACAATAAACATGAATATGTTATCACGTTTAGCCCAAGTTTTATCTAGTTTAAGTTTACAACCATAAACATGAACTGAACCATTAACATTAGCTTCAAGTTTAGCAATTTTATAATACTGACGTTTAACACCCCAAGCATTATTACTTTCTGTTGTATAAACATCGCCAATTTTAATAGGACAATTAGCAAGAACATCAGCAGCAGCTTCTTCGTTAAGAGCTTTCATTTTACTCTTATATTCAGCTTCTATTTCTTCTTTTTTACTAATGTAACATTGAACACGTTCATTAAAAGAAGGTTTATTATATGCACTACACATAGTTTATTTAATATTTTAAATTCTCATTTACATACCTTTTACGGGGCGGCTATATGATTAATCATGCCACGCCAATAAAGGGCTTAAATCGCAAATAAATACGCATTATGCGAATTTCGCTAGCGTACACGTATAGTAATTGACCATTCTGCCAGGTCGAAATCGAAAGGTGTATTAACATTCTCAGGTATTATAGTTATAAGTTTATGCACTTCATTATCAGCTTTAATAACTGCTTTAGCACCAACTACAACACCATAAAGTTTATTAATTCCACCTTTATTCTCAAGCTTTACAGAATCATTAACTTCAAGGTTAGAATTTTTAAGAACTACATCAGCTATTACATTTTCGTAATATCTAATTTGTTCTTTACAATCTTCTATTCCTTTAAGAAACTTTCTGTAATCTAAAGGATTTAAATTAACTTCATCCATACCTTAAAATTACTTTTTCTTTAGCTCTACTGACTGCAACATAAAGTCGTCGATTAATATCTTTTGCGTTTTTATATGGATGACCATTCTTGTCATAAACAATGTCATTAATATCAACCATACTAACGTTATAAGTACTACCTTGACTTTTGTGTGCAGTTACAGAGAAACCATAATCTAGATTACGATAATGAAGTACTGTTCCATCAGATTTTGCTATATTGATTAATATCAAACAACTCTCACGAAATTCAAAGTACTTTTTCCATTTAGAAGCACGTTGTTGTTTAGACGCATTTTTAGCTTGTTCTATTAAATCATTGCATATATCACAATATCTCTTAACAGAATATCTATCTCTATGATCTAGAACAAACAAAGGAGAAGTAACTTGTCCACCATGAACAGCTTGGAACTTAATCATAAATCCTTTAATGCTGTATTTAGGATGAGTGTAATTAGCAATATCTTTTACAATATAATCTTCACTATTTCTTATAATAGTATCTTTAAATTCGTCTACAAGAGTTATATAAGAAGTAATTAAATCATTTTTTGTAATAACAGATTTTTCACTGTCTTTAATTATAGCTTCTCTAATAAACTTATTCCAAGCAGAAACAGCTATATTAGTATAAGCTATAACTTTAACATAATCTGTATTTTTAGTTATTGCTTCATCACTGAACTGAAGTTCAACTTGAGATTGAAATTCAGCACTATTACAAACCATAAAACCTTTAGTCATTGTAGAATCAAATTTACTTTTATGTGTACTTATATAATTAAGGAACGTAAAAGTATTATTTTCTACATCATGTCTAAGCATACTACAAAGTTCTCTTATAGGATTATCTTCATCTTGTCTTACAATTTGAGTTAATCTATAAGTTGTAATATTCTTAAAAGCAGAAGGTTCAAGTTCGTTTACAGGAGGTACTTGGTCAACATCACCAAGAAGTAGAAGTTTACAACAGTTGTTAATTAGAATTTTACACATATAATCAAACAAAGCTTTATTAATCATAGAAGCTTCATCAACTACATAAAGATTATAATCTTCAACTTTTATTCTACCTTGACAACTGAATTGAATATCTCTTTCATTGAATTTGTCAATATTATAATCAGGTCTCATTCCATAATCTGATTGAATAGTACTAACTTTAACTGGTAATCCTGCAAGAGAATCACGTATTACTCTACAAGCTTTATGACTTGGAGCACTTACACCAATTTGTGAAAAACTAATATTACAATTCTTTAAAATAGTCTTTAAAAGGAATGTTTTTCCAACACCACCTGCACCAACTAGAGCACGCTTAAAATCTTTACGATTAAAAGGCTTATTGATAAACTCAATAATCCCTTGATAAGCTTTTTGCTGGTCCTTTGTAAGACCAGCAATTTCAGCTCTATCTTTATCAGTCCTATTCAAAGGACCTCCAACTAATGTATCTTCATTGTGCATTTATTCATCCTCATTATCTTGTTTTAAATTATAATATAAATTATGTGATTTTAAAGAACGAAAATCAGCATATAATACTCCTACACGTTGAACAATTCTAACAATTATAGTCCAGTTCCTACAAAATGGAACATATTGTTCTTTGTTTAGTTTCTTAAATAATCTATCAGTTTCAGTTCTTATCAAACATATATATTTACCATTATCTTGACCACGTATAGTAAATACTCTGTCAGCTTCATGTAAATCAAATGATTCAGGAGTAAACTCTAAAGTTATATCTTTAGTTCCTATATCAGTCATATCTACACCACTTTTAAGTTTATGTTTATATACACAATTAGGAATAACAACATAAAACTTTCCATTATCATACCGACATTTAGTCTCTATTAGTTTAGTCAAGACTTTATCTTGTTTAAGAGCTGGTGCTCTAGTCTTATGTTTAACCTTAATCTTGAAATTAAGGTTAACCTTTAATTTACTAAAATCTGTAACCATTACTTCTTCTTGTTAGAAAGTTTATGTTCCTTCTTGATTTTCTTAGCTTCTCTAGCACTTACAGAAGCATCTTCAAATTTAAGATTAGAAGCCTTAACGTTTTTACTACGATTAAGAATATAACCGCAATAATGAACTAGAAAATCAATTCTACCCCACATGTGAATACCAATCACAGTATTAGTTGGAACAATGATATGATTACCATTGATTTCAGCAATACGTGATACACACTTTAAATCCTTTCTTTCGTCATGTTTCTTTGCCATTTTACAAAAAGTTTAATTAATAAATAAATAATCTACTTGAACACTACATTCAATGAAAGTCCTGCTTGGTTTCGCACCATAAGCCGTATTACTACACTTAGTAGGACTTAATTATATTATGATTCTAAGAAATCTCTTACATCAATATAATCTATAAAAAATCTTGATGCACATCTCTTATCAGAATCTGAAAAATCTCCTGGTTTACCAGAAGCATCACCAATCATAATACAATCATCTTTAGAATCTACTTTATATTGATAATATAATTGTTCTAACATTCCAGTATTAGGCTTTCGATATTGATTATCCTTATCCATGGAACAACAATATAAACTATCACTATATACAAAGTCATTAAGTCTAGTAATTAAATAACCATTACATATACTTTCTACAGCCCATACCTTAGCATCAAAAAGACGTTTATCAATAATGGTCTTTAAACCACCCTGATTGCTTACTATAAAAAACATCCTAAGATTAGGCATTTTCTCTATTATTTTATCTAGTACAGGAAGCTGCACTCTAAAATCACTAATGTCTTCAGGAAATGTTTTACCTGATATAGTTTTAATTAAAGTACTGTCTAAATCTATAAACAGTACTTTCTTATTTTTATAGTCCATAATTCTTTATTTTTAAAGTTATTATACTATATTATCCTTTAGCTTCCCCGTAAAGGAATGTTAGAATGTAATCATTTTCCTTTTCTAACTTATCACATCTATTAAGTATGAAATCAATACCAGCATATCTAACAGCAATTATATCTTTAATTACAGTAGTCATATCATGCTGACTTAATTTCATAAGATAATAGATACTTCTAAAACCTCTACGAGTATTAAGAGGAAAGTTATAAGGAATAACATAACCTGTACGTCTTGAAGAATGTTTGTAAAAGCCTTTTTTATCAACATAACCATTACATTGTACAACTTCTCCAAAATCAGGTGAACAACAATGTCTTATATCGAATTGATAAAGACAACTATTATATAATATCATAGTCTACCCTTTCTTCTTCTAATAGCTCTACGTCTACTTTCTCTACGTTGAGTTTTACCATCAGGAAAACTGGTACTACAAGCTTCTAACAAAGGTCTTTCATTAGCACTAAGTATAATACTTTGAGTATTATAATAGTTTCTAATATCACCTATATATAAATCTTCATTTCCCATAATTTTTATAATCTAAATATTTTATAAAGAAGGTTTCTAAAATTAGGATTATCTATTACATACCGTGCATCAGCTTCATTTTTAAATACTGGATTACCATAATATGAATTAACAGAAGCACAATTTTCACGAACAGAATAATGTGGCTCTGATGTAAATCTATCATAAACAATCATATAACCTACACTTTCTTTAGTAACATCATATTTCCAATTACCATTAAAATATCTAGCAATATCCATAAGATTAGCTAAAGCAAGTAATTTATCATCGTTTAAATTTTTGATAGAATCGCGATATGTAATATGATTATTTTCTTTTGCTAATCTATATAATTGTTCAAGGGTTAACCATTTATGTTTAAATCTGATAATACATTTATCTAAATCGCTATGCTCTTTATCAATCTCATAACCTTTAGGCAAATCAAATTCCACAGGTCTTAATTGTATAGAATTATCATCTATCCATAAAGGTAAAACCTTATAGTATTCATCTTTAGAATCATCTTTAGGAATCTCTTTAAATACTACAGATTTATTATCACTTCTAACAGTATATGAACATTCTCCAAATATACTAAGTCTTTTATATTTACTTAAAATATTATCAGAATTATTATTTTTAGTAATATCGTTATTAGGGCAAATGTCTTTAAGAGAACAATAATAACAATTATTTCGTTCTATTACTTCATAATAATTTACCATTGTACTCAATTTTAGTACCAATAGCAAATTCTTTGATTTCATTATTTCTTTTTGTTGCCATAATTAATTCTTATTTTAAATGGTTTATTAATACCTTCATAAGAAACAGTTGTATGATATATTATATCATGTTTCTTATGTTTAAATTTATTATATAGAATTTCAGCTACAGCACTTATAGTAAAGTAATCAATAACATTAGTATTAAATTTAGATTTAATTTCATTACGTAAAAGTATTATAGCTTCACTGTCTTTATTCCTAAGTTGAGCTTGAGTTACAATTATCATTTTATTTAATATTTTATTTTGCGATATAAAGCCCTCAAATTAATTTGCCGATAAATTTATCAGCTAAATTAATTGAGAGCCATGAAACCTAGGAAAATACGCAAAAATCGAATTTACTCATAAAGACCGGATTGCTCAAGCATAAGTGCCTGGTCTGCCTGCATATCAGAGTAAATATCATCAAGTATATCATCACTAAGAGTAATAGTACTTGGAGGATTATAAAGTTTATTTCTATCTTTATTCATAATTAACTTGCTTTTTCAAGATGAACACTTGCACAGTCAAACTGCACTTTAGTACCTAATTTACCTTTAAGACAAAAGTCTTTTACAGCACATTGAGTACATTTAACACCATTAGGCATTACATTATATATATATCACCGGCAATTATAATACCAGTTATAGTATTTTCATTCATAATTATATTTATTAAATATTAAAAAACCACTACTACTTTCACAAGCAATAGTGGTTGGGAATCGGTTAATTTTAAAAACATGGAAAATAACTTATATACTTATAAGTTCTTCTTTAAGCGAAATATATCTATTAGATAACCATAGCAATATTATATAAAGAACAAAATAATATTACTTAATATAAGACAAACGATAGTAACAAATAAAACACGAGCTTCTTTGTTTCTATCTTTGATAGTATTTTCAAGAACTTTAATTCTACTAGAAAAAGTTTTATTATCATCTTTAAGAATAGAAATATCTTTATATTTAATATCTAATGTTGCCTTAAGTGTAGCAATAGTCGTTTCTTGACTAGTTTGAATCTCTTCACTCTTATCAAGAGAATCTTTAAGAGTTTTAACTATCTTCTCATTAGTAACTTGAAGTTTCTTGTATGTATCAATAGACTTATTAAGTCTACGTTCAACATCATCTTTACGAAGGATGATGTCAACCAATTCATCAACACTCTTTTTACGGAGTTTAGTTCTACGACATTTATCAGTAGAACTTAATTCTTTTTCTTTAGTCATAATTCTCTTATGTTTAAAAATTAATAATCAAAGTCTATATCATCGCCAAAGGCAGAACCATCACCGTCCTCAGCTTTTATTTCTCCATATAAATCATAATCATCAATATCATTATTTATACAGAAGGCATCAACTTCTTGAGCATTTAAATCAAATTCATTATCTGTCATAACACTTAATAGTTTAATTATTAATAACTGCTGCAAAGATAATGAATTTGATTTATATATCAATAATAATTAGTAAAACTTTAACTTAAATTGCAATAACTTTACTAATCATTGTACTAAATGGGTGAATATTAACAAGTCTACCCTTATATCCATAAGTCTTAAATCTAGACTTAGCTAATTTTTTAGCATGATTAAAACCTTTACTAGTGCTAATCATAAGACTACCATCAGCACGTTCTTTAAGCTTACTGCTTACAAAATAATACTTTGTTACACACATAATAAGTTCTCCTTATTTAAATTAATAAATAGTAGTAGCACTATTTCTAGCACTACTACTTATAATTATTATTAAATGTCACCAAACATCATCTTCTCTGCTAATTTGTCTAGCATCTTGAGACCAAAAGCACTAAGACGAATATTAAATACATGATTATAGAAACTATCATGTTGAACTACTGTAGGAGCAGTATTATTATTACTAAATGGATTAGTATATTCCTGTCCAGCAGTTACAGCTTCTTGAATGATGTTAATTTTAGCACCACTAAGAACTACATTAAGAGCTTTAGGATGTTTAATCAAATGATTACCAGCAAATGCTACATCCTCATTCTCTCTAAGAGCACCAACAATAGAATAGTTACCAACAAAGATGATATTACTTTCACCTTCAACATAGCTACCATCTTCTTGAGCAACCATAGCTTTAACTGGTTTATCAAGAGTAATAGAAACTCTATTATAAGTTTCACACTCAGTAACATTAATGTTACGTACTACTAAATCCTTGACTACATTGTTAGCCTCAACAGCCATCAGCTGATTAATAATTTTCTTTGTATCCATAATTTAAACGATTAAAAATATTTATAATGTTAATTAACTTAATTATCAATTAAACTAGTATTATCTTCACAGACCGTACTAGTACAAACAGAACTTTATTTAGAAATGGGAAGTTCTTCTTTAGATTTATAATAATCAATAGCTTTATCACTATCGAACAAATTTTCATTGTAATCTTCTATTTCATTAAACAGAGCTTCAGAAGATTTATAATAAGATTTATAAGCTTTTATTTCAGCTTCAAGTCTAGTATTATTTATAACTAGAACAATAGTATTAGCTATAATAGCTATTGCTGAAATTAAAACTATAAAAGTTTCATTATTAATTATTTTATTTATTTTCTTCATCTTTATTATTTTTAGCATCAACGATTATATAACTACCACTTATAATAAGCAATATAAAACCAATGACATTTGTAATACTTATATCACCATCACTACCATGACTTATAAGTACTAAAGACAAGAGCAGCATTGGTACTACTATTATCTTCATTATGTATTTAATTAAATCTATATTCATAATCAAAAATGTATAACATTAATATATATGATGTAAGTGAACATTCAAGGAATGAAGACTTATTAAATCAAGTAGAGTAATATCCAGTAAATCAGGTCAAAAGAGTAAGAATTGAACTTAAAGTCTTGAAAACCAGAGATAAAGGAGATAAAATAGATGATTAAATAAGTTGGATGAGTAACAGTAATAATAGTTAAAGAAGGAATGTGATTAATAATAGAGTTAAAGTGAAATGAAGATGAGAATGAGGAAGTATTGTAGGAATAGTTAGAGTAACTCTCCTACATATACTTCCATTCACTTCAACTCTATAACACACTATTTAAATAAGTCTTACTTTAATACCAACTATATTTTCATAAGTTAAAGTTAATCCTTTACCATCCTCATCTATAAATGCTATACCTATGTTTCCATAAGCTACTTTATCATAACAATTATAAATCATATTATTATTGGTTTCAATTAATATATGAACCAATTCATCTTCTTTAAGATAATCATTATAAGCTTTAACTAGCTTTTCTACTAAATGTTTATTCATATCTTTATGTATTTAATTATTAACTCTTATTGGTCGGTGTAACAATGGCTCAAGTCTCGTTTCACTCAACTTTCGGCTTAATTTATATATAAATAAATATATAATAACTACGTTATTATATTATATATTTATTTTTATATAAATATACGTGCGTGCGCGTGCGTATTAATGTTGTATACATGCATGACTAACGACTAGCCCTTACTACAACACGACCAACATAATTAGCATCTATTACATTGCATACTTCATCTTCATACTTTCTACTTACACGAAAACGATTAGTATCAAGATAATCAACAACGTAACAATTATAAGTTATACCATTGTTCATGGTAATATTAACTTTAATCTTACTGCCTTTTACAGCATTTAATAAAACTCTTATACTATTCATAATTAAACTCCTTCTCTATTTATATGATTATGATTATAAGGATACTCATAATCATCTAGATTATCTAGAATATCCTCATAATCAGTGTTATCTACACTCATGTTACTTTTGAAACTGAATACCAGTAATATCATCAATATCAATAGTTTTACAATACATATCACCATTAGTATTACTAAAAACACTAATAGTATCACAGTCAATACCATCAATAATAGCATTATTAACTACATATTTCATGATTACCTTCATTAACTACAATGGTAAGGCTCTTATTATTAAAAGCCTTATAAGCTACAAGAATAGCTAAAATCATTACTTTATTCATAATAGTTCTCCTATTTTTTTATTAATACTTTTATTAGCAGTAGAACGCTTACTTTCACTATAAGGCAATTCCACATCAATACCTTTTTTGTTCTTGTTGACAAGACCTTTTTAGTTCTTGTCGAGTACTTTTTATTTCTTGTTGACTAGTAGCAACATGAGAAGCCACTCTAGCCTAAGCTAGAGCAGCAACCATATTAACGTAAACTCTTGCGAGTAGTAGTCCAAGCAACTCTACGAGATTTGCAAGTAGCATAAGTCGTAGCATCACCATCATAATCTAGAGCAAACCGACCAACAGCAGAAACACTGACCAAATCAAACTTGCTAATATGAATAGAATCATAAGTAGCAATCACGTTCTGACCATTGCCATCAGTGTACTGCTCACCAGCACTACGTTCAGTCTGCTCAATATCAACTTTAGCACCCATGAGAATATCCTCAATCTGTGCATCAGTAGGGTCAGTAGCCATAAGAGTAAATGCAACATCATCAGCAATATCACTGTTTGCTTCATTGATGAAGTGCATAAACTGCTTCATACTAATGTTGAGCATCTTACGTTTGCCATGAGCAAAAGCATTTGCTCTATCTAAGAACTCAAACTCCTCAGATGTAGCAAGGTTAATCACTCTAGTACCAGTCTCAGCATTGCGAATAACATTCGCTGTAATAATTGTTGTCTCCATTTGTAATAAGTTTTGGAGTTAGTAAATAAACTAGTTCACGACTAGTTAGCTGAAGTCCTTCTCCAGCCAAAACTTTTTTAGTTGTTGCATGACTAAAACTTTTCAGTTGTTGATGAGTAGGGGGGGGGCATTCAATCTTTATCTCAATGACCGGGGGTTGCTAGTAATACTCCCTCCCTCACAATTATTTATTATATAATCTATACCCCTACTTATCTCTTTCTCTATTATCTAACAATTTATCCTTTTCTTTAACTTTATTTCTCCAAGTTCAACATTATGTTTATCTCTTGTTACTATTTTACCTTCATCTATAGCTTATCTTTATTTTATTTTTCTCCTTTTCCGCTATTATTTCTACTATTTACTTCTTTATTTATTACACTCATTACTGCTTAACTTTAAAATCCCGATGCTGACGTTACTTGTAATAAACTTAATAATACCAATGCTACTCTTTATAAAGTTACAACTAGTAAACCTTATACTAGAATAAATCTTAACCTATATAGTTCATATAGCCGCCCCATAAAAGGTATGAAATAGATACGCCTTTTTATCAATATAAGTTAATTTTATTAAATTAAACTTCAATAATAGTCTATCTTCGTTATTTATAGCTATATTTGCAGCAGATTTTAGAGCACCCTTTTGAACATCAGTTTCATTAGTTGTTCCTCAATCAGTTTATTTAAATATTATATAACTTGAAAAAGATGTATATAATCTAGTTATTAATTAAAATATTAAAGTTATGGTTAATTTACAAGTTAATTATCGTGGTGGAGATTATCTCCTTAGTTTGCCAACTACACTTAGTGAAATCAATGTTAATTATCTTAATAAGATTACTCAGCATATTCATGTAGCTCCAGAGTATGCTCTTATTGCTATTTTGTATAAGGTTCGTCCTATTGAAATTGTAAGTAGTGTAAGACAGAACAAAAATGCTAATGTTGGTGCAGTAGCAATGTTTATTAAAGGTAATAGTAATACTAGTTTTTATGAAAACATTAAACTTGGTGATACTGTTATTATTGCTCCTGCTGATATTGCTCTTGGTCATACTGTAAGAGTAGTTAATAATAATCTTACTCCTGGTAAACTTCTTGAACTTGCAGAGACAAATGATAATTTGAATAAGAAACTTATTGGAGTTATGTCTCCTACTTATTTTGTAGATTTTAAAGTTGTAGCTACTGCTTTTATTCATGGTAGTATGACTAAAGATGAAAGTAAAGAAGCTATGTATTTAGTGCCAGGAGGTACACTAGAGTAATTTGGTAATGAACTATATACTCCTTTTACGGGGGGGCTAGAGCTATAGCGGAGGGGGGGGGGCGCAAGTCCCCGAAGCGATACCAATTACATTTATAATATTAATAATAATACAATGAATGATGAATTAGAAGTTCGTAAGTTTCCTGCAATGGGTGGATATGATGTCACAATAGTTAATAAAAATGATATTTTTAAAACTATTGATGACAATATTATAGATAAAGAAATAGCTTATGAAATTATAACATCATTAGAGTTATCTTGTCAAAAGTATGTTTCTGCTGGTGATACTGCTGGTATTCCTTATATAGGAAAAATTAAAGAACGACTTACAGCAGCTATTGCTAGAGAAAATAAAGAAACTCTTAATGATGCTAGAGAAGTGTTAGATAAAGAACATTATATAGCTTTTAAACATGCTTTGTTTGCTGACGAAAGTAAACGTTATAAATACAACAAAGTATATAAACTTGAAATTGCTCGTGTTGTTAGTCATAATAGAAGACAATATTGGAACTATGTTGATACAATAGGAGAAGTAAAAGCTGATATAATGTTTCATGGTATAGCTCATTTAAGATATTCACCGCCATGCGAAGAACAGATTTAATTATAGATAACATGATTGTTATTGATGATAATGGAATGCCTCAAGCTCCAGATGTTCGTCAATTAATGGATAAAGATATTCGTACACTTTATCAACAAGATAAAAGTAAGGATAAGTCACAGTACATAAAAGACTGTATAGTTATTTATTATATGGGAGACCCAAAGTCTCCTGCAAAACAAAGTGGTCTTAGTGATGGTGAAGCACTTAAAATGGCTATTGAGCAAGCTGGATTGCCACCTAACTATATTCCTAATCAACTTGTTAGAAAAATAATAAGTAGATATTATGCTGCTAATATTGGAGAAGCTGGTAGAGTAGTTGAGAATCTTCTTAAAACTCTTCATAATGTAAATATAGCTATTGATGCTATAAATATGTTACTTAATGAAAAGCTTAGAGATAAAGCTAATCTAACTGTTGAAAACGTTAGTGACATAATGGGTTTGATTAATCAAGTTAGTGCTAAAGCTTCTGATTTACCTAAGATTCTCAAATCGCTTGATGAAGCTAAAGAAAATCTTATGTATGAAAAAGAAACTGAGACTGCGAGAGGTGGAATGGCTGTATCGTCAAGTATGGATGCTAGTGCTTATTAAAGTTTAAACTTAAAAGATATGAATAGTAATTATAACAATAATTTTCTGTATTTCCAAGAAGAAGGTCATAAATATACTGACACTTTAGGAAATGAATATCTTAGTGTTACAACTAATATTGAAAACTACTGTCCAAAGTTTAATGCAGACTATTGGGCACGTAAGAAAGCTAAAGAACGTGGTATTAGCGAAAAGCGTATCAAAGAAGAATGGGCTGCTATTACAAAAGAAGCTTGTGAACGTGGTACTGCTACACACAATGGTCTTGAAGATGGAATTAAAGGAAGTAGTATGTTTAAAGATGCTATTCAGTATCTTACAGAAGTTAAAACTGGTAGATGTATAACTGTTGCTGATATTCCAAATCTTCAAGCTCATCCTTTAGATATAGAACAATTTAAAGAAGCTACTAATAATAAATATCCTGAGATTTATAGTGTATTTCAATATTATATTGATAGAGGATATACTATTTATTCAGAGATTGGAAGTTTTGTTCCAGAACTTCTTCTTAGTGGTACTATAGATGTTCTTTGTATAAGACCTGATAGATTTGTTATTCTTGATTGGAAAACTAATAAAGACGGTCTTCATTTCACTAGTGGATTTTATCGTAAAGATAAGAAAGCTAAACCGGTTCAATTAACTAGTGAATGGTGTAATACTCACGAAATGATGCTTCCTCCTTTTGGTCATTTAGAAAATTGTAATGGTAATCATTATACAATACAACTTTCAACTTATGCTCGTATGGTAGAACTGATACTTAATATTCCATGTTATGGTTTAGGTCTTTGTCACATACAAACACCTTTTATTAAGAACCAATATGGTATGCCATTACGTGACAAGAGAGGAATGTATGAAATAGATAAGAATGGTAAAGAAGTTGTTACTTGGTATCACATTAAGTATATTCGTAATGAAATAGATGCTATGTTTCAAGATAGAAAAATTTATCTTAATAGTAAAGGACTTCTTAATAAACAAACTCAAATACAATGGTGATATGACAAGACGAAGACGAATTAATACTAGAGTTCTTCATGTTGAAGAAGTCGATAATATTAGATATGTTTGTAAAGGAGTTCCAGAAAATGGAACATTTTATGTATTTGGTGTATTAAAATAATAAGATATGAATGAAGAATTATTTAATAAAGCAAGTAAAGCTGATTTCAGCAAAATACTCGTCAATAAAGGATATGCCTATTTTAATAAAGGTAAGTATAATCTTAATATTATTGGTATCAGAAATGCTGGTGATAACGTTACTAATAAATTTGATGATGTTATTGTAGTAGAATATATTGATATGTATGGTATCAAATTTAGAAATATATTTGCTGCTACTACTGACCCAGGTATTACTAGTATGACTAAACCTGTAAGTTATAAAGGTTGTGCTATACTTGTCCCTGGTCAATATCGTTCTGCTTGGAAACTTGGTTATCATAAAGGTAAGTATGAAGCTATTGTTCAATATAAACCTGTAAAAGTTTATAGAGATAATAATAAAGATAATGTTTACGACTTTAATCCAAAGACTGTAGAAGAAGGTACATTTGGTATCAATATTCATAAAGCTGGAAAACATTCTACTAGAGTTGATAATTGGTCTGCTGGTTGTCAAGTTCTTGCTAATAAAAAAGATTTTGATACTCTTATGAAACTTGCTCATAGACAAATTAGTCAAGGATATGGTAAACTATTTACTTATACTTTACTTAATGAGGAGGATTTATAATGGCTTGTATTCTTGTTGATGGTGTAGTTCAAAGTACTTTTACTATAAAGGATTTAGAAAAAGCTATCAGTGATATTTGTTCTAAAGGTAATACTATAGATAGCATTTTTCCACCAATAGGTTATAAAACTGTTATTCCTGAAAAGAATGTTAGTTTTATATGTCCTTCTCAAATTCAAGAAGATATTGATAAAGAAATTATTAATAGTCTTCATAGTTATAAACCTTTTAGTAAATGTTTAAGCAATGAGTAATTTTATTAAAGAAATTATTAAAGGTGCAGCAATGTTTTTTGTTTTTGGCATTAGTGCTATTGCAATTATTAGTTTTATAGATAATAAAAAGACTTATACTGTTGTTGAACAAAATGTTGAAATACAGAAACATAATGATAGTTTAAAAATCGAAGTTGGTAATTTAGATAGTATTAAAAATGCAAAAGTTATTGAAGTTAAAGCTCTTGATAATGATAGTACTGTTAAGTTATTCTATCAACTCATCAAGTAAAGTTTACATACCTTTTACGGGGGGGCTAGAACATGATAGCATTAAAGTTGCTATTGATGACCTTCGTAAAGCTAATATAAAATTAATAGAATTAAGTTATGAAAAAGATATTAATAAGAATCTTCGACAAATTATTGTCAATGATAGTATTCTTGCAGAACAAGCTAGACAAAGATATATATTATTGGATAGGTCATGTAAGAAAATAAAGAAACAACGTAATGTTGCTTATTGTAGTACTGGTGTTGCTATTGTGTTACTAATTTTAAGTTTGATAAAATGAAAGAAATAAAACTTGATTGTAATCCTAAATACGCTATTCGTGAAGATGGTGTTGTTATTTCTTATATGTATAATAACCCTAGAGTTATGAAAACATATAAAAATAAACAAGGTGCTGATATTGTAGATATTAGAGTTGATGGAAAATATAAACATGTTCGTGTTAAAACTTTAATTGAACGATATTTTCCTAATCCTATTCCTGATGGTTTTAAACCTATCCCTGGTTACGGGGATAGGTTTTATGGTAATAATAAAGGTGAAATATTATCTGATAGCGCATATTCTGCTAATAATAAAGGAAGAAGAATATTAAAACAATCAGATAATAACGGTTATAAAACTGTAACAATTAACGGTAAAACTAATTATGTTCATAGACTTGTTGCTTTAACTTTTATTTCTAATCCTAATAATTATCCTTGTATAAATCATAAAGACGAAAACAAATCAAATAATAATGTTGAAAATCTTGAATGGTGTACTCATGAATATAATACGAATTATAATTGTTTAGGTATTAGAAGAGCTGAAGATAATAGTAAACATATAAAAGTTACAGATATTAATACTAATAATGTTACAATATACAGAAATAAGAATCATTGTAGTGCTCAATTAGGTTTTTCTGTTGCTACTATAACTAAGTATATAAACAATAAACAAGTATTTAAACATTATAAGTTTGATTATGAATAATTCTACTGATACTTTGGAAAAGTATATAAATACTTATCCGATGCTAGAATATATCAAAGAAAATCATGGTCAATATAAACGAGCTAAGGATGCTGGTTATAAAGACCCTAATGATTTCTTTATGATAGGAGAAAGTGGTGGCTTTCTTCTTGATATACGTGTAGGAGATAAATTTGTAAATACTAATCTTCTTACTGAAATGGCTAATATATACCATATTAATGGTAGTAAATATACATTATATAAAGAAGATAGTATTCCTCATAGACAACTTCGTAAACGTGAAGAATATCGAAGAAGTCATGGATATGATGCTCCTTGTTTCATGCGTGACGGTAAAGTTCAAAATCTTCACATTAGTGGAGATATGTATAATTATCTGAATTATACTGTTATTGAACAGTTAGATGAAAAGACTATTATACATACAGATAAAGGTTCTGTTGCTAAGAAGAAACAAGACTTTCCTAAGTTTATAGATGCACAGTTTTGGACGTTTGCTATTATTGAGTTTTGTGAACTTAATGGTTTTCATCTTCTTATAGATAAAACTCGTCGTGGAGGTTTCTCTTATATTATGTCTGCTCATAGTGCTAATAAGATTAATCTTCAACCTAATAAAGTTTGTATTCATGTAGCTGCTGATTCAAAATATCTTACTAAACGTGGAGGTCTTACTGATTTTAGTATTAGAAACCTTTATTTTTATGAGAATAATACATTCTTTAAAAGAGGAATACTTTCTCGTGCTGCTGAGAACTTTACTTTAGGATTTAAACTTCCTAATGGAGATATTAGCCCTAAGTCTTGGAATAGTGCTTTGTTTAGTGCTTCTGCTAATAATAATCCTGATTGTGCTATTGGTAAGGATGCTGTTAGTGTTAAGACTGAGGAGGTTTCTACAATGGAAAACTTTGATGATTATATGAATGTTACTGAACCTGCTATGCGTACTGGTAGTTATGTTACTGGTAACTTATTTGCTTGGGGTACTGCAACTAGTGGTAATATGCAGGTTTTTGAAATGAACTTCTATAATCCTAATAAGTTCCATTTTATGCCTTTTGAAAACGTATGGGATAAAGATTCTCGTAATGAAGTTTGCGGTTATTTTAAACCATATTGTTGGGGTCTTCAAGGTCAAATTGGAGACAGCTTCGCAATGGATAAAGATGGTAATTCTAATATAGAAACTGGTCTTCGTATTGCATATAAAGAACGTGTAGCTAAAAAAGAAAGTAGTAAAACTTTTAGTGATTATATTAATTATCTAGGTCAGTATGCTAATATGCCTAGTGAGTCATTTAGTTCTACTAGCGAAAACTTATTTAGTTCTGAAGCTTTAATGAATTGGGAAGAAATTCTAAAGAATGACCCTGCTTATACAGATATTGCAGACGATGGAATGTTCTTTGAAGATATTAATCATAAAGTTATATTTAAAACCAATGCTCGTATTAAAGCTGAGGGTGGTAAATTTAATGTTGATTATTTTGATTGGATTCAAGGTGTTCCTCGTAAAGCTCACGAACATCATCATGGTTGTGTTCGTAAATGGTTTGAACCAATTAAAGTTTCCTATGTAGATAAAGATAGAGTTACTAAATTTGGTATTCCTCCTGGGCAATATAGTATTAGTTATGACCCAGTAGGTGTTAATAAAGAGAATGATGCACTTACTAATAAACACTCTCATAATAGTATTAGAGTTTGGGAAAATCCTACTCAATATAATAACTTTAAAACTAAATCTGTTTGTGCTTATTATGGTCGTCCTGAGAAACTTGAACAAGCTGATTGGATATGTTACCTTATGGCACGTTATTATAACTGTATTGGAACAACAGGAGTTGAGGTTAACCGAGGTGAAACTGTAAGTAATTTTGCAAAATGGAAAGCATTAAAGTATTTAATGAAAGACCCTATTGAACTTTGGGATAGTTCTATTAAAGCTAAAGTTACTGCTTCTTATGGAGTTAATGTAGGTGGCGGTGCAGGTAATGGTAGTAGTAAAGTTCTTGAAGGTCTTCGACTTCTTAAAGAGATGCTTTATACCCCAGTAGGTAAAGATATTAACGGTAATGATATTATGTTCTTCCAAACAATATATGACCACCAAGCTATACTTGAACTTCTTAAATGGAATATTAAAGGTAATTTTGATAGAGTATCTGAAATGCTTATTCATGGTTTACAATGGAAACTTCAAGATGTTCAAGCAGCAAAAGAACTTGTTCATAGAAAGAAGGTTACTGAACAAAATATTAGAGATGATATTTGGCATAGAAGTTGGTTTACTATAATACCACCAACAATAACATTAATTATTAATTTTATAACAATATAGATATGATTGAAGAATGGAAAGATATTGAAGAAAGTAGTTTTTATGAACTTAGTAATTATGGTAATGTTAGAGATAAAGTTACTAAGCTTCCTAAAAGTTTTACTTATTTAAAGGATGGAACGTATAAGGCTTATTGTCTTGACGGAAAACAATACTTAGCTCATAGACTTGTTGCTAAATATTTTGTTCATAATTCAAATCCTGAAAAGTATAATGTAGTAAATCATTTAGATGAAAATACTCATAATAATAGAGCGGATAATCTAGAATGGACTACAAATAAAGATAATTTAGAGTATAGTGATTGTGCAAATAGAGTATCACAACAGTTGTCTAAATTTAAAGTTATTCAATATGATAAAGATGGTAATGTAATTAAAACTTGGACTAGTAAAGAAGCTTGTTATGCTGCTGGTTTTACTCAAGTTAAATCGTTTTTCGCAAAGAAAGGATTTAATAGATGGGCTTATGATTCATTTTGGTTTGCAGAGAATGAAATGTTTGATAAAAAACGCTATAAACCAAAACCTGTTTTTAATATATATGATAAAAATAATAATTTAGTATTTACTGGAGGAACTGGAGATTGTGCTAAATTTATTAATATACCGACATATAAAATACAAAATAAACTCAGGAGTGGAATCAAATTTGAACTATCTGGTTACATGCTAGTTTTAACTAATGCTAAACCATAAAAAATAATATTTAGTTAACTAATTAATATAATGTACGTATGTTTAATAATTTAAGTTTTCAATTTCCTAAACAACAGGTTGATGCTGCTACTAAAGAGAAACCTGATTGGTATGCCAATAGTATAGATTATATTATTGGCTTAGGACTTAGTTTGAATGATAGAACTGAGACTGAAACAATGCTCAATGTTCTACATGGAGATTTACCACAAGAGTTTTATAAAAAGACTCTTAATCCTTACAATGCAACTAATGAACGTTTTAAACGTTTTCCTGCAACTCTTCGTAATTATGATATTATGTCTGATATTGTACGTAGATATATAGGAGAATATTTTAAAGGAACTCATGATTTTGCAGTAGGAGCTAACAATCCTGATATAGTATTTGAAAGAAATCAAGCTTTGAAGGAAAAAGTAATGCAAGCAGCTCAAAAAGCTTTTCAACAAGAATTTGAACGTAAGTATAAAGAAGCTGTAGAACAAGCTCAAGGTCAAGGTCAATCTCCTGAAAGTATAAATCCTCAAGAAGTAATGCCAGACCCGGAAGAGTTTATTGCTAAGTTTAATCAAGATTATATTGATAAAGAAAGCAAACAAGGTCAAGATATTCTTAATTATATTAGAGACCTTACAAATGATGCTCAGATTTATCTTACTGCTTTCTTTAATTATTGTTCTCTTGGTGAATGTTATACATATACTGAACTTCGAGGAGATAAGATTATTAAGGAATGTGTTCCAACTATTGAAGCCTTTCCTATTCCTAATAATCAATTTATGGTTGAAGACCATGATATGTTTGCAAGACGTATTATGATGTCATATAATCAAATACTTGATACTTTTGAAGATTATTTAACTGATAAAGATAAAAGTTATCTTGATGATATTTATAATACTTCTGCAAGTGCTTCTACTAAAGTTGAACAACTCGGATGGAATCAATTATTTGAAAAATATCCGAATATGTGTAATAAGTTTACTGATGAAGAAAGAAATTTATATAAAACTCAGCCTTTAACTCCAAGTGCAAATAATAGTAATCTTTATGAAGTTTGGCATGTAGTTTGGAAAGGTTTTGCTCGTCAAGGTATTCTTACTTATACTAATGAACTTGGTTTCCAAGAACAAAGAATAGTTGAAGAAGATTATGAATTTAATCCAGAAGCTGGAGATATTGATATTGAATGGAAATATAAACCTCAAGTTTATGAAGGTTATCGTATAGGTACTCGTTATAATGGTGTTTATCCTGTTAAAGCTAGACCTATTCTTTACGAACGTAAAGGTAAACTTCCATATAATGGTATTCAAGAACTTCTTCCTTATTGTGGAAAGTTTAGTATTATTCAAATAATTACTCCTTTCCAAGTTCTTAGAAATATTATTTCTTATCATCAAGAAATGGTAATAGCAAAAAACAAGATGTTGATTTTGTTACTTCCAAAATCTCTTGTTGCTTCTGAAACAGAAGATGCTATTTATAAAATGGCAGCCGATAGTGTACTTCCTATTGATGATGAAGAAGATGCAGCAGGTGTTAAGATGCAAAACATTAGATTACTTAATGCTAATATGGGACAATATATAACAGAACTTAGTAATCTTAATGAAGCAATTAAACAAGAAGCTAGAGAGCTTGTTGATATGAATGCTCAACGTTATGGTCAAATAGCTCAATCTGCTGGAGCTTCTACAACTCAAAATGCTATTAGTCAATCAAGTACTGGTTCAGTTTTAATATTCCAAATGTTCGACCTTTTAAGATGTGCTGATTATAATAGAGATTTAGACTTTGCTAAATGTGCTTATATTGAAGGTCTTGAAACATCTTATATTGATAAGACAACTGGTAAAAAACATTATCTTAGTCTTGATGTTAATAGTTTTGTTAATTCTGACTATTCTACTACTGTTAGAAATAATGGTAAAGAAATGGATAAGATTCAACAACTTAAACAATGGGCATTTAGTGCTGCACAAAATGGAGATTTAGAGTCTGCTCTTGCAGCTATTCAAGGAGATAATGTTGCAGCTATTTCTGATAGTATTAGACAGTTCTCTGAAATTAGAAGACAACATGAGGAACAAATGAAGCAAATGGACCAGGCAATTCAAGAACAAGCTAATCAAATGAAGCTTCAAGAGATTTCTGCTAAGGGAGAACAAGATAGACAAACACTTGCTCTTAAAGCACAATATGATTTACAACTTGAATATGCTAAAGGTGATATAGCTTTACTTGGAGATACAAATCCTCAAAATGATGATTATGCTAAAACTCAATTAACTAAACTTCAAGAAGAAAGTAAGAGAGCTAGTGAAGCTGCTAAACTTCAACTTGAACGTCAAAAACTTGCAATGGATGCTTATAATAAAGCAGCAGATAGACAAGTTAAAAGAGAAGAAATGGCTAATCAATTAAAGATTGCCAAGACTAATAAGAACAAGTACGATATGAAATAGATTTTATTTTTGTTGGTTTATTTTTATTCTAAGAGTAGTGCTCGTGAGGGTACTGCTCTTTTTATTATCTGCCTATAAAATATTTAATATTTCAAATTCGTCTGTAAGACGTTCAATCATATTTCGTGAATAACTTATCATCGAATATATTTGAGAGCCGCCCCGTAAAAGGAATTACGCTCTACGTCAATGTTTACTCCTTTGAAAGACTTGTGAAAATCGATTTTGATTCATGCTTGATATAGAACTCGATAAAGTATGCAGTACTGGAATTGCTTGAGGAACTAACATTAATAAGACTTTTATATAATAAGGTATACATTATTATATATACAATATTAATATATTATAAATAAGTAGATAAGATATTGTTTATTAAAATAAAGTTTATACTTTTGCAAGCAAGTAACTGATGTTACTCTTTTTATTATTAATCATTAAATTATTATTTTATGTTTGTATTTCGTAATACTCTTGGTTTTAAACCTCATACTCGTTTGATGGGTCCACTTGACGGAATTAATCTCGATTTTGGTGGTGGTGGAACTAATGCTCCAGACATCAACGGAGGTGATAATAAAGGAGGTAATAAAGACGGTGAAGGTACAGACCCTGAACCTCCTAGTAATAAAGACGGTGACGGAGACGGTAAAGACGGCGATGGAACTGATGGTGGTGATGGGAAAGATAATCCTGATGGTAAAGATGGTAAAGGTAATGATACCACACCTTCTACGGGGGAGCTAGAGAAAGGTACTAATGTAGAGTTTGATGGTCAAACTTATACAGTAGATGAAAATGGTAATCTCGTAGACAAAGATAATAAGATTTTCAAGGAAGCTAAAGATGTAAAAGCTTGGATTGAATCTCTTCAAGTAGAAGAACCTACTGATGAAATTAATCTTGCTGCTATTCAAAAAGCTCTTGATGTAGAACTTACTGATGAAGATGGTAAGCCTGCTGAATTTGAAGATTCTATTGACGGTATCAAATCTTATGTAGATAAGGTTATTGAACTTAAAAACAATGAAGTAGCTCAAGCTGCGGTTAATAAAGTATTTACTGATAACCCTATTCTCAAGCAATTTGTAGATTATCTTACTGTAAATAATGGAGACCCTCATGGTTTTGGAGAACGTCCAGACCGTAGTTCTATTACAGTAGATGAAAAGTCTGAGGAACAGCAAATTGCTATTATTAAGACTGCTGCTAAAGAATTTGGTAATGCTAGTCTTAATGATAATTATATTAAGTATCTTAAAGATTCAGGTGGTCTTTATGATGAAGCTAAAGCTCAGTTAGCTAATCTTCAAGCTGCTGACAAACAACGTGATGAAGCTTATGCTAAACAAGCAGAAGCTGAACGTCAAAGAGAAGAAGCTGAAACTTTAGCTTATTGGAAAGATATTAAAGATGTTGTTACTAATCGTAAGATTGGTAATTATACATTACCTGAAACTCTTGTTCGCACAGTTAATGGTCAGAAAGTTACTGTTACTCCTAATGACTTTTATGACTATCTTTATCGTCAGACTAAAGATGCTGATGGTATTGTTGCAACAGCTTATCAAAGAGATTTGGCTGCTAAGTCTGCTGAACAAGAACGTGATGAAGAACTTCTTAGTGCTTGGTTGATGTATACAGGTGGAACTTATGAAGACCTAGTTAAGATGGCTATTAACGAGGAAAAAGTAAAAACCCTCAAATTAGTAACTAAACAAAATAAAGGTCGTGGCACTGTACGAATTACTAAACCAGCAAGTACTAATCATAGAGCTATTGATGATATTCAATTTAGCTAATCAATTTAATGTTTAACAAATAAATTAATTAAGTATGTACGCAATTCGTGAAGTGCAACGTGGTAACTATGATGACAGAGGTTATTCTAATGAGGAAACCATTGCTCATCTTATGTTATCTAAACCTAGTGAGATTAATTCTATGCTCACCTATACTTTTGGTATGGATGATGATAGATTTCCACTTAATTTCTTGACTGAAGGTCAAGGTGCTGCTGGTACAGTAGATATTACTACTACTGATTGGACTTGGAAGACTATGGGTCGTATGAAGTTCAATGATACTGTACTTTGGTTTAATACTGCTAATACAACTCCTGGTAAGGGTGGTGCTTTCTTTGAAGTTGAGTTTAGAACTCATTGGTTCATTGAGCAGTATGGTTTGATTGCTCCTGATGGTGTAACTCAGGTTCGTATTATGAAAGACCTTGGTAAAGGTACTCATGGTGGTTATCTTTATCGTCTTCGTATTGCAAATCCAAATCCAAATGCTTATGTTGATGTAACTAAGAACTTGACTGTAGGTAAGAGTTGGTCTTTGACTGCTCCAACTATTCCAGAGAGTTATTCTAAGGGTAATCGTACTAATACTATGGGACCTGGTAAGATGACTTCTCAACTTGAGTTCCATCGTTTTAGTAAAGAGATTGCTGGTAACATTGCTAATACAATAGTTAGTTACGAGTTTAAGACTTCTGGTGGTGGCACTACTAATCTTTGGATTAATGAGGAGATGCGTCAGTTCGAGATTCAACAGAGAGTAATGAATGAGGAACGCCTTTGGTTCGCAGAGTACAACAAGACTATGAACGGTGAAATTACAATGGTTGACCCAGATAATGGACAGCCTATTCCTTATACTGCTGGTATGCAGCAAATTTGCCGTGAAAGTAACTATGATACTTATGGAGAAGAACTTACTCTTAATAAGTTGAATCGTACTATTGGTGATATTCTTGATAAGGATACTGATACAGGTAAGATGGATATTATTCTTGCTTGTGGTAAAGGTTTCGTAGAAGACTTTGATAGAGCTATTAAGAATGATGCTAAGGATAGTGGTTTTGTTACTCCTCTTGGTGATAAGATGATTCAGCAATCTGCTACTGGTCTTACTTATGGTAATTACTTCCGTCAGTATAAGACTGTTGATGGTCACATTATTACTTTGAAGCATTTGTCATTCCTTGACCGTGGTACATTTGCAGATAATGCTAAAGCTAATGGTGATATTCATCCTCGTACTGGTTATCCAATGACTTCTCACCAGGCATTTATGCTTGATACTTCTTCTTATGATGGTCATAATAATATTCGTAAGGTACGTAAGAAGGGTCAGGTTTATATTAATGGTGTAATTAAGGGTCTTACTCCTATTCCTGCTTCTTGGGGTGCAGTTCCTAGCAATTCTCTTGCAACTGATATTGACTGCTCTCGTTATGAGGTTAAGAACTCATACGGTCTGCAAGTAGATAAGGCAACTAAGTTCTTCCAGTTGAAGTGTGTATTGTAATAACTAATAAATAAATTAAGCTATGGGTGATATTAAAATTCCAGATTTGAAAATTCCTACTCCTCCAAATAGTGATACTCCTACAGATAAAACTGTTGCACAAGAAGAAGCTGAGAAACAAGCTGCTTTAAAAGCTGAACTCGAAGCTGAATATATTGATAAACGACAGATTATTATTGCTTCTGTTCTTAATTATTCTGCTTATCGTAGAATTAATATGGCAGCTCTTGGAAAACCACGTAACACCATTGGTTCTTCTGTTAATTCAGTTCGTAAACTTATGTCTAATAAAGGTGAAGTTGAACATTACTTCCCAGAGTTAGTTGGTGTTGCTTCTAATAATCCAGAGTTTATTACTAGAGTTAAGAATTATCTTAATAATATCTTCTTTGATGTTCGTGATACTGAAAGAACTATTGATGTATCTTTCCGTTATCGTCATAAGAAATATTATCTAGAAATCCATAAAGCAGAAGAGAAGATTTGGGAAACTTATAATGCAGTTGACCGTTCTAATACGGCTAAACTTTATGAAGCTGCTGTAATTCGAGATAATGATTTATTTATGCTCGAAAGCAAGAAGTATCAATATGGTGACCCACTTAATCTTGAACAATATATTCTTTATCGTCATTGTCTTAATTATCCTGATGTAGCTAAAGATGAAGCTTTCATTAATTCTAATGCTAATCTTCGTTTCTATATTAAGGATAAGAATAAAGAAGAAGTTCGTAAGAATAAACTTATTAAAGAACAGCAGACTGCTCTTAGACATCTTGTTGAACTTCAAGCTTCTCCTGTTAAGACAAATGCAGTTTACGTTGAATATTGTATTTATAGTGGTATTAGTCTTTCTGATGGTCTTTCTAAGACTGCTCTTATTCAATCTAAAGAATTGATGGATTTTGCTACTGCTAATCCTCGTAAATTCAATGAGTTCGTAAACGATAAGAATCTTCTTGATAAAGCATTTATTGAAACTCTTATTACAAGAGGTGAACTTGTTCGTTCTGATTTTAATCAACAAATTAGTACACCTGATGGAGAGTTTATTGGAGCAAATATTAATGAAGCTATTAGTTATTTCAAGAACCCAAATAATGCTGGTCTAAAGACTAAGTTAGAAAATAAGTTGAAACTGATTTAATAATAATAGATATGGATATTCGAGAAATGCACCAAATGTTTAGACAATATGCTCAACAGATGGGTATGCAAAATGTTAGAGCTATTCTGCCTGAACAAATTGATTTACTTATAAACAATAGCATTTCTGATGCCATTAATCAAGTTATTACTCAAAACATTGGTATTACTAATGATAGAGTAATTAGTGATGCTTCAAAACTTAATCAAGTAAATGCCTTGAAGTCTTTGTATAAAGTATGGAAAGGTAGTATTGCTGATGTAACAATCAAAGGTAAGGAAAAAACTAGTTATATTATTAGTTTTCAATTACCTTTGAGTTATCTTAAACTTAAAGAAAGTGGAGAAAATGTATACACTAATGAAGAACAATACGTTGAATTTAAAGGTGAACAACGAGTAACAAAGAATTATTCCATTATTAGTTTTTTATATGTAGTTGATTTATCAATTAATTATAAGAAAACAGATTTTGTTACTAACATATTTCCAGTTCGTATAGTTGATGACCAATTTGTTGCTGATGTAGTTAACGATTTTGTTTTAGCTCCAAAAATGAGAAGTCCTGTGGCTTCAATTCACGATAACCTTATTGAATTATATATTGATAAGGCTGATACTAAACCTGAGGATGGTCAAGCTTTCACTTTTAACGGTGTAAGTATTAACGAACTTAGGCTTAGTTATATTGCAAAACCTGCTGTTGTTAAATTTGCTGAAGATGTTAATGGTAATAATGTAGATTGTGATTTACCAGAATACATGCATGTAGATATTGTTAAGCATGCAGTTGAACTTTATCAACTTGCTAAAAGTGGAAGTTTAGCTGCTGCTCAACAAGCTCAACAAAATCAACAAAGAGAACAAGTAGCAAACAATTATCGTGAAGATGGTAATCAGAGACAATAATAATAATTTAATAGAATAACAATATGAGACAATTATTTGTTGTAAAGAGTGGCGCAGTTATTGCTCCTAAGACAGATAAAGCGTTTGACCTTACCAAAGTTCCTGTTGGTTCTCTTGGTATCTTTGAACTTGATGATTTGAGCAAGTTCGTTGCAGATGCTAAATTGACTAAAGATTTTGGAATTGCTTATGGTCGTCCAAATAGTCAAGCTGTAGTACTTGAAGTTAATATTGATAGTCTTATTGTAACTAAGGTTACTAAGACTGCTGGTACTAAATTTAGTGCTAGTATTACAATTCCTACTCCTGTAACTGGTAAGGATTATACTATTGAGCTTGTTAAGCTTGATACTACAAAACATGAGCGTCGTGAGTGGACAGCTACTACTCGTTGTAAGAGTGGTGATACTGCTGCTACAGTTGCTGCTCGTTTGCAGAAGGAGTTGGCTGCTAAGGTAGAAAATCAGAATGTAGGTGTTACTATTGAGACAGCTACTATTACTGCTACTGCTAAGGATTATCAAGCTTGGGAGTTGATGGCAGCTGATGATTTGTATGGTACTAAGGTTACTACTACAACTAAGGGTTCTGCTCCAACTTGTGATAAAGCTTATGTTCAGAATCTTGCTTCTGAAGCAGCTCAGAATAGAGGATTTAATAATACTCTTGCTGATGGTGCAACTATTTATCCAGGTTATCCTATGGATATAGATGCAGATGAGTATACACTGTATCATCTTAGATTTAAGAATCCTCGTAAGTATGGTCGTACTCGTGATGAAGCAGTTTGGCAAGAAGCAACTATTGCAGTTCCTACTGCTAGTGAGGCTTTTATTACAGCAGTTGAAACTGCCTTTGGACTTAAAGCTGCTCAAGCTGGTGATGTATAAAATTCAATAGGTAATAGTTTAGATGGGAATGAAGTTCTACATTCCTTTTACGGGGGGTCTAGAGCAACATTCCCATTAATTGTTTTGATATGGATGATTTTAATCAAGTTAATCAAATAGTATCTGATGCGATTAAGGATTCGTCTTATATAACAGTTTTAATAAGTAGTGGAGTTTATATTCTTTATACTCTTATTATTAGACTAGTTGACCTATTTAAAGCTAAAGACAGAAATAAACCATTAATTCAAATGGCTTCTGCCATTAAAGAAGTTAGTGAAAATGTAGTTAAACTTAATACTGTTTTAGATAAACAGATTCAAGATGCAGAAAGTAAAGAATTAACTAAAGTTCGTCAAGTTATAAGTTTAGCTTTTGATAGTTTTAGAGCTAATATTAGTAAGACTTGTAATGAGATTATTATTCATAATAATATTGATAAAAATAGAGATTTAATTAGAGAGAATCTTTTTAAAACTATTAGTACCGAATATTATAAACTTTATAATGTTTTTTCTGCTTATGAAGTTGATGGAATTAATATTGCTACAAAAATTAAAGATGAATGGATTGACGATACAACTAAAGAATGTTTGGAAGTAATATATGATGGTCAAGATAAGGATGTCCGAATTGGACAAATTCTTAATAAACTTACTATTATTGCTAATGAACATTCTGTTTATGTAAACAATAAGGTTTTTAATCATTGAACTATTTAATAAGATGTTCTTATGAATAACAGTGATGTCGCAAATATTCTCAAACAGGACCTTGAGGGAAAAGAATTTATTGATGTTAAAACCGAGATAGTTCTTTCTTCTCAAGGTTATGTCGTAAATGATAGTAAGACTTGTAAATCAATTTATAATCACATTCTTCAAGACTGTGTTGATAATTATGATTGTCTTACTGATGATAAATTGGAGACAGTTAGGTCTCAAGTAAATAACGTTTAAACAGTAAGCCGTATGAAAGAAATCAAGGTAAACCGCCCCGTAAAGGAATTTGTGGATAATGCAAATCCTAATACTGAACAACTAAAAAGTAATAGTACTGAAGAAATTCATCCAGAAGTACTTTATCTTACTATACCTTCAGATTGGACTTGTACGTATCATCAACTTATTAATTATGTTGCTGATGCAGGTAAAGGTATTATTGATGATTGTAGTTTTGCTTGTAAAGGTGATGGTAAGAAATTGTTCAACTGTTGGGGATTATTTCAAAGTGCTTGTGCTGCTTATCAACAATCTGATTATACTAAAGCTAATTTTTATTATAATTATGTAAAGCAGCAACTTAAAGATTATTATAAGAATTTGGATAAACCAATTTATAATGGAACTAATTATTATCCAATTACTCCTGATGGTAAACTTAGAGCTCTTTGTAGTTGTAGTGGAAACAATTTTAAATTTACTGTAGATATTGAAACTGGTAAACTTTATCAGCAATATTTAAATGATATAGATAACGGTGAAGTATTCACTATTGACGACAATGGGCATTTAAATGTTGAATCTGATAATAAAGTTTAGTAGATTTTAAAATTGGCAATTTCATTCACTCACGCATACATTTCGATACATCAAAACTCGCATAGACCCACTTTATTTTTGTTATAAGCGGTTCGCATACGTTAGGCGATTGATTATTCGTGAAACATGTTTGAGGAACGTAAATCTCAAATAAAACGTATTTTTTAAATATTGTATTATGAAACAATTTAGTAAAGACTTAGGAAATGTATCTCTTGCTCCTAAAGGTAAATGGAGTAGAGAACAAGAGTATGAAAGACTTGCTCTTGTTTATAATGCTTATGATAATTTTAGTTATGTTGCTAAGATTAATGTTCCTAGTGAAATAGATATTAACAATCGAGAATATTGGCAACCATTAAATGTTAGCGGTTATGCCGATAATAATTTCATTAATCTTAGTACTGAAAACGAAAATGGTACAATTACTGCTTTTGATAGTATAGAAGAAGCTGTAGCTACAATTCTTCCTATTAATCGTAGAGCAGGTGCTATACTTAGTTTTTATAATCTTAATTCTGATAGACTTGACCGTCAAGCAGAATTTGAACTTTGGCAGTTTAATTCAACTGATTTAGCAAATTGGGAGAACAAAGATTATTGGAATAATGTTTATTATAATTGGAATGTATTTGTAGGTTGGTATATTGACGCTGATGATTTAAATAATCATGTTAAACTTCCTACTGTTGGTCAATATGCTTATGTTGGTTCTAATCTTAATGATGCATTTTTGTATCAATGTAGAACTAATGGTATTTGGATAAATACAGGTACTAAAGTAAGAAATTATATATCTGTAGTAGTTAGTGGAAATATAACTATTGGAGATAATGGTAATTGGTTTAGTGATGGTAAAGATACTGGTATTCCAGCTACTCCTGTTGTCGATGAACAACTTGATAATATTAGTTTGCAGTTACAACAACATAATAAAATCTTAGAACATCAAACATTAATAAATAAGCAACTCGATAATAAAATACAAATTAATTTGCAAAATATAAATAAAAATATAGCTGAAATTGATAAAATCAAAAAAGAAATTATTACATTTGCACCAATATCAAACGAGTTTATAAATAATTTATTCAATTAAAATATGATAAATAATAAAAATTATGTAGATGATGATGTAGGTATTAAAACTTTTGCTAATAAAGCGAATGACCGACATTGTGACGAAGGACTTCCCTCCAGCAATCACGGAGGAACAGATAACAGATATTACTAGTAAATAACAATTTAAAACAATAGATTATGCGATTTTTAGACGCAATAGGCTTAGCCTATTTCTGGGAGAAGATTAAGGACTGGGCTAATTCCCTTTTTTTTAGCAACAAAGGTGGTGAAATTAGTCCTGAAAGTGGTTTACATTATATAATTAATGGTGAACAACTAGATGTATCAAAAAGTGGTAATGAAAATGAGACTATAAGCATTTTCAATGTTGATGAAAATAGAATGCAAGCTATAAGTATCGTGAAGACTGGTGGCACTGCTACCCAAGTTTTGATGGCAGACGGCTCGGTCAAGGAGGTAGGCGGCAAGAGTGGAATCGCAGGTCTCGATACCAACGGCAACGTGCCACTTGCCAACCTCGGCAACCTCGACACCACGGTGGCAGAGGTAGTGACCGCATTGCCTACGAGCAACATCAAGCGGCACATTTACCTCGTAAAGGATTCCGATACCGCCAACAATAAGTATGCGGAGTACGTCTACACTGGAGACATTTCGGCAGCGTACGATTCGACAAAATGGGAGAAACTCGGAGACTTCCGTGCTACAGTAGACCTTGCAGATTATGCTAAGAAGAGTGAGGTAGTTAACATTCGTGGAATTATATTAGGCAAAAACGTTCTCTCTAGTACACCACAAGGACAAATTCTAAAGCAGTGTATAAGTTTCTCTAATATAAATGGTGACCATACTGTAGAGGTAGAACTTGAAGATGCCACATCAAATATGGCAGGCTTCATGTCTATATACGACAAGAATAAACTTGATAGAATTGCAGACGGCGCCAATAACTATTCCCTTCCACTTGCAGCCAATGGCACACGAGGAGGTATTCAAGTAGGCTATGCTGCCAACGGAAGAAACTATCCAGTGCAGTTGAGTGGAGAGAAGGCATACGTTAACGTTCCATGGACTGACACGAACACCACCTACGACTTGTCGCCTTATGCCAAGACGGCAGACGTAAATGTAGCTCTATCAAAGAAGGTTGACGTGGTAAGCGGAAAGGGACTTTCTACCCACGACTTCACTTCAGCATACAAGTCCAAGCTTGATGGTATATCTTCAGGAGCTACAGCAGACTCTGCAATAACTACAGGAGAAATAGATGCATTATTTGCTTAATAATAATTTTAAAAATTAATTAATATGAAATTTTTAGATTTAAATGGATTAAAACATTTACTTGGAAAGATAGTAAAGTATGATAAGGGAACATCTAATGTTAGTAACATAACTAATCTAACAGTAAATAAAATTAGAACAACATATATACAACATAAAGGTATATCAGGGACTGCACCTGCATTTATAGTGTTTCCAGATCCTAATACGATAGGATTTAAAGCTGGTGATATTAACATTGCTTTAGAAGCTACTGAGAATGGTTTACACTTAATATCACATCCTTTATTAGAAAGTCTATATTCTGAAGAAGCAGAAACACTTAAAAATAATGATTTATTTATAACTATAGCAGATATTTTATTTACACTTAAAGATAAAGGAATTATGGAAAGATAAAGAGTACTGGTAGAGCAAAACCAGTAACTCCTAAAGCAGGAGTTACTAAAACCTCAAGAAGATATGCTTGTGGTGGTAAACTTGAACTCTAAGTCGCTGACTTTAGAAATTTAAAAGTAAGACAATATGAAGAAGAATAAGAAACAATTACATGAAGCACTGGCTGTGCTTCTTACTAAATTATCATCGGCAAGGGACAATCCCCTGCTGGTGGATAACTACGCTGTAAAAGCCTTGCGCACGGTTCTTTTGGATTTTAAGGAATCGGGCGAGCTTCACGAAGCATACAAGGAGCAGATACAA